TGACTTCTGGAGATATTGTATATTAAATGTATATGGAGGATGTTACGGTGATTTCTCACAGATTCCTCTAGTATCGTATGATGAACTTACAGAAGGGGTTGATCGAGTGTTTGTTAGAGATGATCCTTCTAATAAGTCTTTCTTATATAATGCTGTAATGTGTGCTAAACCAGGAGATGAAATAATTGCAAAAGCTATTGACATAAGTGCTAAAAATATTAGGACTAATAATCATGGCATTAGTTCATTAGATGTTACAGGTCCTACAGTGTTAGGTCAAGCGTTCCTACATAAAGGATACAATCTTAATCCTCGTAGTAAGGAAATATCTTTAGGGGATTATAACGGATCTAGAATCTTACAACATAGATATTCAGGTGGATTTGTATGTGATAAAGATGCTAAAAATGTCTTTTTAACTAAGTTATCAAACCATTTTGGACTTGTTTATGATGGTGCACATAAGAATATACACTACGATCAAGCTTGGAAGGAAAAGAAGGTGTTCAGATAGTAAAATAAATTTGGTAGATATTGTAGAAATACATATCTTTGTTCGTAAAACCAAAAAATATATAATATGTCAGAAGAATTAGTACAAGAAGTAACTCCAGGTCAAGAAGAAGTAAATATTCAAGAACCTGTTCAAGAGCCCATTAAGTACGATCCTAACAAGAAATACACCTGGAATACAGATGATATCTTTGTTATCAACGGTGCTGAGTTTGGTGTAATCCTTAACTCACTACGTGCACAATTAGCTACAGAAGAAGCTGCTCGTATCCTTTTAGCTAACAGAGCTAACAATACGGTTGAGCAAGTTTTAGCTAGATCAGTAGAAGCTGGTGTTATTAAAGAAGCTGAAAATCAATAAGTTATGGCAAAAGAAATGATTAAACGCAAGGATGGTTCTGTTTCACAACGTGGGTTGTGGGATAACATTCGTGCTGCTAAAGGCTCAGGTAAGAAACCTACAGCTGCTATGCTTAAGCAGGAAAAGAAAATCAAGGCTAAGAGTAAGAAGTAATGAACGATCATTGCTCCATACATGAAATAGCTCTTGAGGAAGGACAATGTCCTAAATGTCTAGAACAATCTAATATATAAATAAGATGACAAAAGTTAAAAAAGCCCAATCTGGTATTAAACTTAGAAGAGGACAATACAAAAGACTTGGTAGAATAGCAGAAAAAAATCCTGACAGAGCTGATAAAGTATCTGATCGCATGAAGGAAAGAGCTACACGTTTAGAACGTGGTAAAAGAGTTGCTCAGAGCAGTGGCTCTAGAGCTTCCAACATGCTACCTAAAGCTAAAGATGGTAAATCATTCCCAGACTTAAACAAGGATGGTAAGATTACTAAGGCTGACATCCTTAAAGGACGTGGTGTTATTGCTAAGAAGGGTGCTAAAGTTAAGAAGGCTCAAGATGGTGATACAACACAAGTTCAAAAACCACCTGTTCTTACACCTAAAGGAAGAACTGGTATGGCAGGAGGAATAGAAGGTGATTTATTTGATAGATCTAGAAGAGATAGATTATCTATTCGTTCTATGAGTAAGGACAGTGATGCTGCTAGAAGGAGAGAAATGATGATGAAGAGTTTAGAAAAACCAAGAAAATCTTCTGTTAATAAAGTTGGTGGTATGAAACTTGGTGGAAAGATTAAGAAAGCTCAGGCTGGATTAACTGCTTCTAATAAGCGTGTAGGACCTGTTGATCCTAAAGGTGCTTGGACTAAGGTTCAAGAAATGAACTTACCTCCTCGTAACGTTAAAACCTCTGTAAGTCTTAAGAAGGACAAACAGTTAGGTGCTACAAAGATGAAGATGGGTGGTAAAATGAAAAAGAAAAAATAATGGCTACAGATAAAAAGTGGATGCAGAAAGTAACTAAGTCTATTAAGGCTAGAGGTACAGAAGGCAAATGCACTCCTATCACAAAACCTGGTTGTACAGGTAGGGCTAAAGCTCTTGCTAAAACATTTAAGAAGATAGCTGCAAAGCGTAAAGGTAAATAACATGGCTAGAATTCCTAAAACAAAGGTATATAACCCACAAAAGGCTGAAGCCTATGTTGGTAAGGGAGTTCTTAGAACTGGTGGTAAAATCACTCCTGTTCCTAATGGTCCTCTTGTTAAAAAGAAGGGAGAGTTTAAAGGCTCTACATTAAAGGACGGTGGTAAGGTTAGCCCAGCATGGCAAAGAAAAGAAGGTAAGAATCCTGAAGGTGGTTTAAACGCTAAGGGTGTAGCTTCTTATAGAAAAGCTAATCCAGGTAGTAAGCTGAAGACAGCTGTTACTACTAAACCTTCAAAACTCAAAGCTGGTTCTAAAGCAGCAAGTAGACGTAAGTCTTTCTGTTCTAGAATGTCAGGTATGAAAAAGAAACTCACGTCTGCTAAAACGGCTAATGACCCTAACAGCAGAATTAATAAATCACTTCGTAAATGGAACTGTTAAAATGGCAAAGGTAAAAAAAGCACAACTTGGTGATCATCTTGTTAAAAGAAAATCACAAGATGACAGAATACACAGAATAGAAAAGAAAGACCCTGAAAGGGCTGAAAGAGTAGCTGCTCGTGTACAAAAAAGAGCTTTACGTTCAGTTAAACCAAGTTCAGTTAAGCCACCAAGCAAAATGTCTATACCATTAAGAGAGCGTGCAAAAGCTGCAAGAGCAAAAAAAGCTCAGTCTGGTGACTCATTAGTTTATGAAACTAAAGGTGTTCGTTATCCAAAAAGAAGACTAGCTGTTGATACCACTGGCTATGCTGGTGGTAAGAAAACATTCAAAGGTACTGGTAGGTATTTAGAAGGATTAGAATCAGGTGTATATAAAGATTATCCTGCAAAACCTAAAAAATATGGCAGAAAGATTGTAAAATCAATCATAAATGCTAAAGGTGCAACACCAAAGAAAAAAGCTGGTGGTAAAGTTAGTAAAAAAATTGTTAAAAAATAAAAACTTATAAAAATGGCAACTGTTAAAAAGGTTAAAAAAGCCCAAAGGGGTGGTTGTGTATCAAACATGTCTTCTCAAGAGAGAACTAATTTCTTTAGAGGTGGTACTGAAGGTCAATTAAGAAGAGCTGGTAACAAGCAAATGCGTGAAAATGCAAGAGCAGAACGCAAAGAAGAAAGAGTTGAAAAAAGAGCTGCTAAAAAAGCTGCTAAATCTGCTCCTGAGGCTAAAGCTGGTAAAACTATTAAGAAAGCTCAAAGAGGCGGATGTGTATCAAACATGACTGGTGCTCAAAGACAAAGATATTTCCAAGGTGGACCTAGTCCTCTTCAAAAAGCTGGTCAAGCTATCAAAAATGTCTTAACTGGTGGTAAAACTAAAGAAGAGCGTCAAGAAGCTAGAGCAGAACGTAAAGCTGCTAGAGCTGCTAAAAAAGCCCCTGCTGCTAAGTCTGGTAAAACTGTATCTATGCAACTTGGTAGTTATGGTAGACAACCTGGTAAGAACTACAGTGGTAAAGCTAAGATGGGTAAGTCTATGAGCAAATGTAAATATGGTTGCTAATGAAATCAGGTAAACCACGTTTAGCTCCTAAGGTTAAGAACCCTAAGCCTAATAAGCCTTATATGAGGGAATCAGATAATACTAGAAACAAAGGTAAGAGCCCTATGGCTCCTATGACTGGTAAGAAATTATCAAAATAATAAAAAGCCCCCCAGAAATGGAGGGCTTTTTTTATGAGCAAAAAACAAAAGGGAGTTCTTATTTTAAGAAGCTTGCTGTAGATACATTCTTTCCATGTATGTGCCATATAACTTCTTGTGAGTTGTTTACAACTGCATGTTTTAATTTATAAGCTTTCCAGATAATCCTCCATGTCATATCATCAAATCCAAAAATATCTTTCTTCTCTAGATTGATAATAGCATCAAGGGCTTTCTTATTAAAAGCATATGTCATAGGCATTTTGTATTCTACATCTATGTTACCTCCTAAATCTTTAGCGTCTACACTATACACTTCTGTACCATTAAGTTGGAACTTAATTTCTGAAGACACTATATCTACATCAGGATTAGTTTTAAAGAAAGCAATTATGTTCTTTACATAATCTGATTTGTATATATCATCATCGTCCATCTTAATAAACAAATCATAGTCCTCGTAGTTCTCAACAGCTTTAATAGCTGCTATGTTATTAAAATGGGTATGATTATTTTCTGTAATAGATATAGTAATGTCATCTAAATCATTTATTAATAACAGTGCATCTAATGGCATCTCTGATGTAATGTTTACGCTGTGTTTAATTTTTTTAACACTCTGGTTCTTTACACTAAGAATACACTGTCTTAACATGTAAGGTCTGTTGTAAGAGGATGTAAATACTAATACTTTCATTAGAACAAATGTTTCCATTTTTCAAAACTTCCCCAATACGGATGGTCTTGATAGATTCCTTCTTTAAGATAGATGCTATTATGAGATGTAAAGTGATAACCATGATTGATGTGAATAGCAGGATTTACACACTCCCATTGATGTCTATTATTTTGTTGTTCCATTAATCCACTGTTAGTTATTAATGCATTCTCAAAAATAGATTCGCAATGCTTTATTGCATCATCAAATCTCATAGTCATTTGGTGGAAAGGTTCATGCTTGGCACCTTGTGGTTGGTAACCGTCTTTATTAATTCCCATATAGTTCATGTTAGTCCAAACTTCACCTGCACCAAACTCAGGATAATCAAAGTATCCTTCTGGATATAATACATCATGTTCTAAGAAAGATACATACGTATAGTTATTAACTTGTCTAGCGTTGTATAACAGTTGCATAACTTGCAACAATTGATTCAAATGAGAAGATGTTTTTGTCCAAGCTATATATTCTGTAAAAGGATTAGAAGGCTCATGATACCACATACATGTATATATATCTGCTTTTTCTTCTGCAGCTTTTTGAATAGATGCTAAAGATGCTCTGATAGCAGGATAGATAACAGGTGTATCATTGTTAGAATAAAATATGCCTAATCTATCTTTTTTAGTTTTAGGATAGACAAACAATTGATGTTCTTTTACGCTATGTGTAAAGGTGTTACCATCTATCTCCATGTCTACAATAAGTTCTTTAACGTTTCCTGGAGAAGGATCACCAATAATATCATTGGTTGCTCTAATGATTAACGCATTGTTTTTAACTTTAGATTGTAAAATACTTGTACAATCAACACCCCCATAAGTTGCGTTTATTATTTTCATATTTTTATATTGTGTCTTCTTTTAAATACGGTGGACCAAAAGTTGGTACATCCTGTGTGGTAATATTTTTCTTCTTCGTTTGATGCAAAAGATTCTTCAGTGAGATACCAAGGCATATGTTTTGCTGTATAAGGTTTAGGAAGTCTGCTACCATAGTAGAATTTATCTCCATGATCCCATCCTAGAGTTTGTCTTTTTCTGTCATACATAGCAAACGTAGTGTCTACTCCTGCTATATAGTTTCCTAAAAAGTCTTTATCTCCCCAATACTTTAATTCACAACCTATTACATCTTTTCCATAAGGTGTATCTGGTAAATCATCTATATCTAAAGACAAACCACATTTAGTTATATCTTTGTTTTCTAACCCTTTTATTAACACCTCTGTGTAGTCTAGAGGAACATTAGATATATCTAAATCATGATCTGTTACAATGTAATACTCATCATCATACTCTTTAAATAGTCCTGAATCCCAAAAAACCCTTTCGCCATACCTTTGATTAAAAGTATGGACTTTGAAAGGGCAGCTTTTGTACCATTCTAATAACGGAGGATAGCTAGAACTGTTATCCAATAAAATAGGTTCACATCCTGTATCAGCTAGATTTTCAGCTAGCTTCTTAGGAATAGTCAACCTATTATACATTATTATGAATGCTTTTATTTTCATATTACCAGATTTGAATAATATCAAATGGTGAAACTAATATTGCACGGTCATCATTATCATTAATTGGAACTAGTGTAGCTTTGTTTAGAGCTGCTGGATCTGCTAATACCCAGTCTCCTGCTTTAATCTCTGTAACAATAGTACCAACTTGTAGCACCTTTAACTTTGACATCTTGTTAAGCAATTCTCTTTGTAATGCTTCTTTAGTGTTTTCATCTACAACAATCTTGCTTTCCTCATCTTGTGGAGGTAATTGTAATAACACTCTGTTTCCTAATAACTTTGCCATGATTATTTGTTTAAATTGTTAAATCTTGTAACGTCTTCTCCTTCTAAAAAGATTTGAGATTGCATTGATTCTCTTACTCTCTTCACTTCTAATTTGTTTGTTTTAAGATTTGGAGTTTGTATATCTCTAGAAGTTTCGTACATATCATCTAATAAAATGATAAGTTTTCCAGGTTCAGCACCTGCAATTGATCTAATAACTTTGTTTAAGTTAAAACATTCTGTAAAGGTGTTCTCACCTTCTTTTCTTGTGTAAAAGAATAAATTGCTCATTTGTTTTGGTTTACTTGTTTATAAAATTGTTTTGTTAAGTATTGTAACTGGTAGGTGTACACCTCTTCTGTTTCATCATTTAGCTCAATACCTGCCCATTTCATCATGTCTATTGTTACATGGAGTAGTTCATGTTGTACAATAGATGAGTCCTCAATATCTGAGAACCATATGATAGGAGGTTTGCCATTAGCTGTACCAAATGTTACAGCCCTAGCGTCTAAATTAGGACTCTTAATACTACTATCAAAGTTGGTAGTTATATACTTAGCAGCAAATGCTGTATCCTCTGTAACAATGATTTGTACATCTAAGTCAAATGTCCCAGCAGGGATTGTATACACCTTGTGATGAGGATCAACAGGCTTTTTGTCCATTGTCCAAACAGCTGTAGCTAACATGCATCCTATAGATACACCTATTATTATTGTCTCAGCTAATTTCATACTTTTGTTTTAAATGTTCACGTCTATTGTTTACTTCCTCATACCTGTACATATCACTTTCTACATTAGTATGTTCATCTAATGTCAAAAGTATGATATTTTCTTCATCTAATGCAGCTTGAGGATATTTTTCTTTTGGTAAAATGTGATGGAAGAATGCTGTTGACACACTACCTATTAAATAATCCCCACTAACCTCTGATTTACGAGGTCTTGTTTTCCATATACGCAGAAACAAATCCTTCATAGGATTAATCTCTGTAATAGGATGTTTATCAGGGACCTTCACCTTAAATCCTTTCGCAGAGGATAAAGGTTTTCTAGGTTTGTGCATAAAACAGTATTCTCCATCACATTTCTTACCACAGGTTTTACATGTAGCCATTACTTAAGACCAGTTGATCCAAATCCACCATCACCTCTATCTGTATCTGATAGGGCTGCAACTTCTAAGAATGCAATGTTATACACCTCATCTAGATAGAACTGTGCCACTCTATCACCTACATTATAAGGAAAATCTTCTCCTTCTTTTGTAGTGGTGAATATACATATCCACTCACCACGGTAATCAGAGTCAATAATACCTATGGAGTTGTTCATCACCCAGTGGTATTTAGTTAAGTTACTACGGGGAACTAATACAGCTTTATAACCTGTAGGAATTTCTGTCTTAAACCCTAATCCAACAACAACTTTACCATCATCTTTATGTACAATGGAATGTGCATACACATCATAACATGCTGCATCTAAACTTGCTCTTGCTGGAACAATAGTGTTGTCAGAAATCTTTTTAAATTTCACTTGTAACATCTTCTTCGATTTTAATTTCAGTTTGATTAATTTTGTTAATAATACTAGTCTTGATTTCATTGTAAAACTCTTCGTTGTCTAACAACATAGCTTTAAACTGGTCAAGATCATACTTTATTTCATTGAATGTGAATGTCTTACCATACTTCCTACCAAGTTCAAACTCATTAAGAAGTTCCATAATCTCACCCACCTTATCAATACCCTCACCATATACAATATCAAATGCATGTAGCTTATAAGGAGAACTCATCTTGTTCTTTACAGCTTTCACCTTGGTAATATTACCATAGTTTACATCACCTTCCTTAGCTAAGCTCTTGCTCACTTCTATTCTTACATCAGTGTAAAACTTCAATGCATGACCACCCTGAGTTGTTGTAGGGTTACCAAACATGACACCAATCTTCTCACGATATTGACTTACAACAATAACACATACATTATGTTGTGATAGGGCACCTTTTAGTTTTGGATATGCATTGCTATTCAATCTAGCTTTGTAACCGATAGTGCTATCACCCACATCACCATCTAATTGTTTCTTAGGAATCAATGAGCTATCAGAGTCAATGATAACAAGATCAACATCTCCTGTTTGAATCATTTCCATAGCAATGTTAAAACCCTCCTCACCGCAGCTTGGTTGAGCAATTAACATCTTGGTAGTGTCTACACCTAGAGCTTGGAAGTATTGTTTATCTACAGCATGCTCGCCATCTATATATAACACAGTGCCTCCTTTCTTTTGACACTCTGCTACAGCATGACCACAAATTGTAGACTTACCTGAGCCTTCCCAGCCCATTAGTTCATACATCTTACCTTTTACAAATCCTCCAGTTCCTAAAGTGATATAATCAAAACCAATACTCCCTGTACTGATAATGTCATACTCACCATCTGTTTTGCTTTCTAGTGTTAGGATTGTTCCTACACCGTAAGCTTTGTTTAATTTCTCAAGGGCTTCTTGATATTTACTTTTGCCCTCTGAGGTTTCCTTTGCTTTTGCCATAATTGTTGGTTTTATAGATACAAATTTACGAATAATTTTACAAAATAAAAAATAAAAAATAGCCCCAGTATAGATATACCAGGGCTTTCATAATCAAAACAGAACACAGAACACTATATTTTTTTCTCTTCTTCTAGAAGAGTATTACCTTTTTTTCTTGGTTTGGTATATGGACAGTGTTTACACCCGTTTGCACAACATTCACCACGTTGGATGAGAAACAGAGATGTAAATACAACTCTATCTCCCTCCAAGTAGTAATGTTTATCTTTTATGAGTTCTTTCTTTTCCATTAGATGTTCACTTCACAAGCACCACCTCCGCAAGCTTGGATAGCACCAAAGTCTACAGTATCATCTATCTCCATCACCTTTGTTAAGTCAATGGATTTCAATGATTTAATGCGGTTGTTGTATTCCTCTTCTGTGATGTCTTCAAAAGGAGCTTGTTTATACGTACCACCAAAGAATGGTAATACAGATAAACCATTATACACCTCTCTATTGTCCCACATCCAATTACCTACAGCTTCCCACTCATCTGCAATAGAAATAGTAGCACTTACGTTGTGTGTATTGGCTCCATTGCTATGACCTGGTTTAATCCATTCTGTAGAGAACTTCTTAACACGCTCTAATGTATCTAGTGGAGACTCAGTTCTAAATATAGATCCTTCAGGAGCTTGAACTGGAATGCGTACACACACTGTATCCTTAGGACGTAATACATCATCTTCACATAGTTCAGGATGGTTAATCTCTAAGTACATAGCAATGTCTTCATTCTTGTTAAATCTCATTGTACGTAAATAGTGAGGAGCATGCCAAGCATGTATACCACTAGCTGTACCTAACACCAATGATGTTGTACCAGAAGGTTTAATACATGTAATACGAGCTGCTTCATTAGTACCAATAAGAGCTGATAGATCTCTGTTCATTGTTTTAGCTGTATTAGCCACTAGTTCTAGGTCATACTTCAAGATTTCTCCTGAACCAATACCAGTCATACCAATACCCAATAGAGCATCTTTCTGTGTAGTCTTTTGCCAGATAGGACGTAAGTAGTGAAAGTCAAAGAATCCTGCCTGTAATGTACCAAAGAATGAAGCAATTGCCACTCTTTCATTAAGATCGTCTTGATCCTTGATATCAGATACATTCACCTCACATAAGTTACAGAATTGGAATGGACGTAAGCCGATCTCACAACAAGGATTAGTTCCCCAATCTAGGTCATTAGTCCAATAGATTCCTGGTTCACCACTTCCTGATGCTTCAATTCTTTTCCATAGGGCTTGGAATTCTTCTTCACTCACCTCACCTCTTTTAAGGACAGCTGAGTTATTACTTCTACCACGCTGTTCATTAAGCTCCCACCAGTTACCATACTTACATGTAATCATTTCCTCATCATCATGGCTGAATAGGCTAATCATAGCACTTCTTCTAATACCACCTGCAAGGACACTGTTAGCAATGTGACACATAATATCATGGCATTCTAGAGGAGATAGTTTACTACCATCTTCTTTACGCTCCATAATAGCATCAATGTGAGCTAATGCAATCTTTAATGGTTCAGGACCAGGTGCTTTACCACCAGCTGTTACCAGTCTAGCTCCTTTCTCACGAATGGCTCTAAAGTCAAACTTAGGCTTATAACCACCCTCAAAATAGAACTTAACTAACACCTTCACAGCATCAGCCCATCCCATAATACTATCCTCAATAAGATAGTTCTTTTGTTTGTAGCTCTGTTGCTTCTTAATAGCTGGTAATTGAGCTACATGGTGCTTCTGTACAGAAAAACCAACACCTGAACCACCTAATAATAAGAACATAGTCTCACTGAAGCTATACAGACTATCCACTGGCAGATAAGCACAGTTATATCCCCTAGCGTTATTTACTTCCATAGCTGGACCAGCAAACTGAAGAGCCCTCATAGATGGTAACACCTTCTTATCTCTGATAAACTTGGCACTCTCTATAATAGCATCTTGTAATTTAGGATATTTCTTGATCATCATTGTCTGATATCTATCTACTATCTCATCCCAGGTTTCTCTTCTCTTTAGTTCTGGAACATACTTTGCATACTTACTAAAAATCGTTATTTTACTTAACGCATCTAATCCTAAATCCATGTTTTGTTTTGTTTTTAATTAGTTAAAAAAAGGGGGTTGCAAATGTACAACCGCCCTTCTTATAAACCAAGACATTTCAAAAATTCTACTTAACTAAATCTCTTATTTTCCAACCAAGTTCTGCATCATTAGGATGCTTTCTAACTAGATTAGTTATTTCCTTTTCAAGAGTCATAAGCTTCTCTATATAGAGCGTTGCATCCATTAGTTCTTCCTGCAGATGGTTAAGAAAATTGTCCTTATTGTTAGTTTGTAGAGTGGTGCCATACTTATTGATACCTACAGCACTTCTAATCTCATACTTACGGACAACTTGGTCAACTATACTATCTGTCATAACTTATTGTTTAAGATTTCAAATGCTTTTTCAACAGCTATTTTCTCAACTTCCTTTCTTGTAGGCTGCTCACCAGTGATGTCACCTATGGTGTATTTGAATTCCATACCACCAATTAATATATTAGGAGTAATTCCAATGTATATCTTGTTGGTATCAAACACATCAAATAATCCTCTAGGCTGTACATCTATGAGCTTACCTATCTTATCATTATCAATAGTTGTTTGACGAGCATATTCTTTGAAGTTCTCTGGAAGATTATCATCCTTCAGAGACTCTAACATGCTATTCAAATAATACTGCTTGATAACAATAGCTGCTTTGTCATACTTTTCTAATAGTTCTAATCCTGTCATAACGAATTTGTTTTATTTAGTTCTTCATATTTGTTCTGCCACCAGTCCCTCTCAAAATCAAATTCTACACAATCGGTTGTATTTTGATCATTCTTAATACAATCCTCGTATAGAACAGCATTCTTTAGAGCTTCCATTTTACAGAACAGAATGGTATTTTCTATACCAAACTTCTTTACTAGTTCTTCTAACACTTCTTTGTTATACATTTTCTTTGATTTTATCTAGGTTAAGAGTTTCATAGTCTTCTGAAAAACCAGACCAAACTTCCATATCATCATCAAATACTACATCAAACTTTTCTTCCCAGAACTGCTTTAAATCTTCTGTCTTATTAAAGACTCGGTATTGAAGAGAGAGTTCATCTTTTTGGAAGCCATGTTTGTTAATTTTGATAATTTTAGGGAAAATCTGCTGGAATTTGGTAGAAGTTTGGGAATATTTGCCCTGTTTTACCAATTCTATATCAGGCATTAGCCTTGGATTGATTTGATAAACTACAACAACATACCCCTCTTCATAATCATAATCATCAATGATTTGTTTTGTACGTTCATACTCACTGTCTAGAAACACCTTAAACTTATCTAGATCTTCAGGCTTAAATAAAAGATAAACAGAATCCTTGTATTGTACATCTTTTCTGATATCTTTTATAAAACCATTGACGAACCCATTAGTTTTTAGTTTTTCTTTGTCAATACTGAATATTGGAACAATGAATATAGTGGTAATCGTCTTTATTGTATCCATTAGCCTAATTTTACTAACCCGTTATTTAAATAATTCTCTTTTGAAATATTCCATTTATCATTCTTGATAGCCCATTTGAGGTCATCAACAAGACTTTTAACACCAGGATACTTTCTTCCTTTGTGCTCAAATCCTTGTTCAGCATCTTGGAATGACTTATCATCCATTGTAAATACTAATGGACATGCATAGTTTGTGCTGTCACATACAATAAATCTAGGAGGTAATATCTCATATCCTACAGCTACTAACTCATCAAACATTTGCTTTGCTGCATAGAAATACAAATAGCCCTGTATATAAGCTCTACGATAGAGATAATACTCTTCATAGAAATTCTCTACGGACCATGTGCATTTAAGATCATACACCTGGATTGTCTTCTCTGTATGGTCAACAATCACCTTATCCATCATACTCTTGAACATATGTCCATATACAACATATCCTTCCACTTGGAGCTGATTATATACATTGTAGCGTGAACTATTAACTAGGTTTACAATTGGTGCTGTAAAGTCATTAGTCTTAAGCTCTTCTACAATCTTCTCTGCATTGGTTATATCCTGTGTAGTAACGACAGTTAAGCCCTTGCTTCTCACCTCACGGATTTCTTTGTAATAGATTTCTGCATCAGATCCTATGAATTTAGCAAGAACAGCATCAAGCTTAATCTTGAATCCAGAATCTACATATGCATCTTTCATGATGTCTTCCATCTCTCTTGTAACTACACCATCTTCATTTGTAGCTGCAGCTGTATGTCTATACAATGCTTCTACAAATTCTAGCATAAGATTGGTTGGTGCACTAGTGATGGTTGACATATAAAACCTCTCATCAAAGAGTTCTGGTTCCATAAGTTGTGTCTCTACCAGTCTACCAATAACTGATGCTGCTGTGTCTTTCTCTTCCACCTTCTCATTTAGGACATACTTCTTGTGGTATTTCTTTCTGTCCATGGAAAAGTCCTTCAAGCTTGATGAACTGTCCATTACTACAGCCCTATAAGCTGCTTCTGTTCTGTTTGGTCCTTGTATCATTTAGTGTTTGTTTAAAAGATTCTATAATATAGGGATGCATTGCTCTCACCTCCCTTGGTACTCTTTGAAAGAACCATCTCACCTCTAGTTCATAAGGATCTCCCTTATCATCTACATTCTTTGGATGGATTAACCAGAAATAGTGCTTCTCTGAGTTATACGTAATATATCCCTCATGCCATATCTCTGTGAACGATGGTTCTTTATTGATTGTTATCTCTAAATCACTCATTTTTTCTCTAATTTAGTTTTTACATCATGACAAGATTCACATAATACCTGTAGATTATCTAGTTCACAGAACAGACGCTCTACAAATCCTGATAAGTCCTCTTTACAGTTAAGACTACCTGCAGGCTTAATGTGATCTACGTTAATTTGTTTTTCTGGAAACCATGCTTTACAGCTATTGCATTGATACTCAAACTTTTGTCTCTTACTGGGACCTTTATATGCCCTACGAGCTTTCATCTTGCATTCTGTAATAGGTTTCCACCATCTAGATTTCTGTCTCAAAGCACTCCTAATGAAGCTCCAAAATGCTGATTCTGTCATAGTACCAGCATTTCTCACCTTAACAGACTTAGCTCTAGGTATTTTTGCTCTTCTCTTTGTTGCGTTCTTTTTCATAAGCTTAATATAAGACCAGGGATTTTAGCCCCTGGTCCTACAAAGTTAATCAATATTTACGATTCTCTTAGAGATTTCTTGTCTTATTTCATCAAGACTCTTAACAATTTTAAGTACTTCTACAGCAGATAAAGCAGGGAGATTAAACTCATACTTCTTAGCTTCTGCAATAAAACCTTCTCTAGCTTTTGTACTTAGATTTTCCAATTCGCGAACTGCATAGCTCTCATCAAGCTCCATTGTATCAAAGTCTAGATCATGTAAGATGGTTGTTGCTTCTTCACGAGGAACAGTCATAATTGGTAAATACTCATAGCATCTACCTTTACTCTCACCAATACCTACAACCTTCATTGGATTGATAAGTACAAGCACAGATGTGTCACCACAACCTACATAATGAATCTCATCAGATGTGAAGTGTAAACCTTCAGCACCACAATCATCAGTATTCCATCTACACTGCTCCATAGGCATGTTCACTGGTCTACCAATTCTGATGTCAAATGTTCTTGTGTGAGCATCTGTAAATCTATTCTCTGCTCTATTAGGCAAATCAAGATAGAGTTCAGTTAGGTTACCAATCTCTTCACCATAATTAGATTTATCATATTTGTAAACTTCACCTGTACCATCACACTCTGGACAATCACAGCTATCTTCATCATAACAATCATAGTCTTCATCATATTCATCAGCTTCACAAGGAACTGTTCCTGAACCATCACAATATGTGCATGTTTCTTTTTCTTCAAATATAGATTTGTGAACCATTTTGTATTGACCATCTTGTAAGAATACTAAATAGTCAGATGGGTTCTTCTTCCATACAGCTTTAGTCTTGTTGTAAGCATTGCTGATGAATTGTACTAGCTCTGTAGATCCATGTAATGTTACAACGTTACGCAATGCTACAAAGAATCCTTGCTTAGTGATACGGAAGCTATTCTTCTTTAAGAAGTTGTATAGCTTGTCAGCCACCTCAGCTCTTGGATTTAAGCAACACCACATAAAGAAACGCTTAAGAGATTGATACTCTTCGTCTTGCTGGATAAGCTCATTTACCTCATCTATTTCTCTATCTGTTACATTGTCCATAGAGTTGTAACTGTGAAATCCAATGATGCGTAAGAACTCATCTACCATCAAAGGTGGGATGCTTCTGTTGATTCCCTTGATATAAAGAGATCCGTCTTTCATCTGAAAATCATCAAACTTAGCTAGATACTCAACACCTTTCTGAATAGCCTTAGCTTTCTCATATGCAGCCTGTGCTTCCTGCTTCTCCTTTAGTATATCTGGAGAACCTACAAGGCTCAATAAACAAGCTTCTGTCTTACATTCTCTGGCATTATTAAAGTCTTCTGCTGTAGCTTTAGACTTAGTAATGATAGAACCATCGTTAAGCACCACTGTAAGCACATCATTCACAATCTTAATGTTGGAATAAGGCTTAGGGGCAGGTACACAAACTGGTGCAGTGGGTGCTACCCATGGATTACTAACCCCTATTGTGTAAGTAGAAGGTTTCTCTTGTTGATCCAATCTTTCTAGTGTCTTCTCTAACCTTTTAAGCTCAATCTCATGTTGTAATTCATCTAATTGCTTTTGTTTCTGGCTCTTGAACCAGCTTAAACTGAATAGTCCCATTTTGTTTTGTTTTTTGTTTTAAAATAATGTATTAAAATTGGAAATATATTGCTCATTTGGAGGGAAAATGCATGAAATTTTAGAAAAATTCATGCAAATAAGCAATATATTTCCTTTTTTGTTATAAATTCTCTACCAACTGCTCTACAGAAGCTTCTGTTAACTCTTCTACAACCTCTTCGTTAATACGAATGTTGTAGTGTTTCCAGTCAATTCTATGTCCATGATACTTGAATAGATCACGAAATGCACTGATTATCGGAGAGTTATCATTATCATAACTCTGTATTTTGTCTGACATAGCTTCAATGAATGGTAATCTTTCTAGAAGGTTCTTCACTTCCACATACTCATGATATATCTCCATATCAAATAAGTTGTGTGTTTGAGCCACTTCTAGCATAGCTAAATGCACTGTAGCATTACCATGGCAATGATGTTCATTCTTGTAGTCATTTAGTTTTTTCATCTTTTCATATAAATCTGTAGAGATGAGACTTATTTTTTCTCTTCTAATGAATGATCTACTAAACTTATTATGTAATTCATTAATTAGATAGGCTGTTAGAATTCTCTTGAATGGTTTGTTTTTACCTTCCATAAACTTGCTTAAAGGGATTAGATTGTGTATATTAATGGTAGATAGTGTCTTAAGCTCTCTCTCAGAAAATACAGCTAGTTCTATCTTACTCTTATTGATAATTGAATATAGTTTGTCCATAGTAGCAATATCTGCCTGGGTACCATAGATAACAAGCTTGTTATACTTATGCATTTCAGCAAGGCCATAAATCTTGCTAACCAGTTTAGAATTCTTACCATCTACACTTCTTTCTAAATCCACTAATTGTCTACCAATCACCTCACCTTCTAACTTAATACGTCTCACCTTTGTTCCACCAACAGTAACAGTGATTCCCTTTTGCTTCTTCCTAGAATCTAGGAAAGCTTGTGGTATTACCATTTCATCAAGGTTGATGAATGTCTTTGTAAGAGAAGCTAATACAGTTTGAAACTCTGCAATAAGTTCTCTCCACTCAGTTCTTGGATAATTCTGTAAGTCAAGAAGCTTCATGTAAGTATCATAATCATTCATCCTTGTAAGACTACCCAATTTAAATGTCTTCACTTTTCTAATGAAATATGCATGTCTACCTCTTGGGGCTATACTCTTAATATAATCCTTCATAGCACCACTAATCTTCTCAGAATAAAAATAGTGTGGTTCATCATTCCTGTTTATAATATCAACACCAGTTCTCCAATAACTCTTCACTTGAGACATTCTACCATTGTAAAGCTCAAACTTCTTATCATACTCACCAAGAATGTATTCTCTGTTTCTGACAAGTTTTTGTAAGTCAAGCTTCTTTAGACTGCTCACTTTAGGAGAAGCGATTAGAACAGTACCGTGTTTAACTATATCAGTTAGATCAAAGTTATGATTATCCTTACCAGGAACATTAACATATCTTCTGTTTGTAGCATGATATCTCAATACAGCCATGAAATCATCAGAATCAGCAACAGTTTCATTGTATTTGGTAATAAAATGATCAACCATCTTACCAATCTTAGCCAGGATGATATCTTTTGCTTCCTTGGTATATCTGATGGATTCTCTGTTTGGTGTAGGGAACAAACCATCTGTAAGACTGAATCTCAAACCTACAGGAATAGATATTCTATCAATACCTAACTTGCTGAAATCCAATGGATAATACACGTTATCTAAACAAACATGTAAATAGCTATCTCTAGATAAGCTAGAAGCTTGATAGTACTCAGATCTATGGATGGTGAAATCATTCTTCACCTCATTATCTAGTACATTGAAATATACATTCTCAAAATAAGCTAGCTGTTCTCTAATTTTACGTACAAAATCATGTCTGTCGTAATAGTCAACTGGTATAGTTATCTTAACACCGTTTGGCTGATCTGTGGGAGTCTCATGAAGTAAATCAATTGAATTAACTTCTTCTCCCTCATACATCATGTATTTTCTTTCCATTCCATTTTTCCTTGCAGTGAAATAGAAGGTAGATGTGTATGCTAGTGGGGCCTTGAAACCAAGACCCATCATGCCTAATTCTGTGTTGCTATCACGTTTTGTACTCTTACCGTATTTGCTGATGATATTAACTACATCATCTGCATCTAGACCAATACCAAAATCCTCTACAGAGAATTCATAGTTATCATGGTTATTCCTATTAAGGCTAACGATGATTGGTTTATCAATACCTGCTCTTCTGTGACTGTCTAATGCATTAGAGGCACACTCACGAATAGTGGAACCTATTGCATCTGAATATAAATTCTTACTTAACATTTGCATTAGCACCTGAGCTGAGTCCAGATCTAATGACATTCCAATTGATTCTTGTGATTCTCCTTCTTGTAGGATAGTTGCTTCTGTCTGTTTTTCTAGTATCATGATTAGTATTTTACGTCAATGTTAAAGTTTTTTAGTGCTTCTTTTGCTACCATAATTTCTTCTATGTCTTTTTGACTTGTAATGTTTTCTCTGTTTAATTTCATTATTCGTGTGTCTCTTGGTGTGTTAACATAGCATTTCCAAAATCTATTTAACTTAAGAGGTTCTGTAGGTTTTCCTTCAGCAACTAATTCTGCTGTTTTTACGTTAAAACGTTCCATACAATGCTTAACAGCATTAGGCATGTAATACTGAACAGTTCCTCCCATTCCTCTTCCAAAATAAATACCTAATGAGAAATCATTACCATTAGCAATAGCAATGAGGTCTCCCTTTTCAATTGTTTCTCCAAATCTAACGTTGTACATAGTGTTTGTGTTTTTAGAATGGCACTTTTTCTAGCCAATCGATTTCTGTATTATTGTTTTCTTTTAGTATCTTGTTTAGCTTGGTGAATACACCTTCTGTATCCCAATCAGTTTGCTTGTAAGAAGCACTGGCTGGATGACTTACAGTGAATGACCAACTAAACGGTGGTACATATCTCTCATACTTGGAAGCATCTTTCCCTAAGAACAGAATAGGCACTCCTGTATAGGATAGAACCTCTTCAAATAGATACTTAGTAAAAGGTTCCCAGATATCAATATGTGAACCTGCTTTGTTGATTTCAGTGGTTAAAGCTGCGTTATACATAAGAACTCCTTGTTTAGCCAAATAGGTAACATCTGGATTCTTTAGTATAGTGAGGTTTAATCCCTGATACAACTCTTTTTCTATTCCATCATAGAACTTTGTTAGAGATGGCTGCAATATACCTGTTGTAGAACAACCCATCAACAAACCTTCTGCTATAGGACTACCATTCTTTAATGTGTGGTAAGGACACATACCCACCATAACCATCTTTAGGTCATCTAGTGAAGTCTCTAAAAAGCATCTATAAACATTAGGAGAAAGAGGAGCAATCTTCTTGCCCCTCTGACTCTCTGATTTTAGGAATTTATAGATGTTATCACAAGCTTCACTTTCAATGAATGGCTGTATAAGTCTATGCCATGATGGGTGAAATTGTGATTCAAATTTGTTCCAATTCATATTAAAATATTGATAATTGTGTGAACTCCTCTATTTCTTGTTGTGTATCTCCACTCATAGCCATGATTGATGCTGCTTTAACTACAGGTGGAACTAATATACCACTGTTGTTAACAAAGAATGAATGTGCTTTGATGTGACTACTCATCCAGTTTGCAGGATGTGTTTCCTTCATAGCAAATGTTGTGTAGTTATATAACTCCCATAAGCTATCAGGTGCACCATAATCATGTGTAGGGCTATTTAATTCTCTGGTAATAATATTCAATTGTGTAGATGTAATAAACTGCTCTTCAATCATCATTCTACCAATCAATTCAGCTTTAACACGCTTAGTAACTTCCACCTGCTTCATTTGATCTCTCTGGAACTGAATAGTTCTAAAGCTTTCTCCTGCAGCTTTGATGTATTCACTAATAGCATTTGGTGTAAATGATTGTATTTCACCTACGTGTTTCTTCTTAAATGCACCATAATCACCTGATACACAACCATTCTGACAAATCATAATGCGTGTACCTAGGGCAAACTTTAATGTAAGTTGCTTGTTGTAGCTATTCTGCCAGCCAATCTCTAATTGCATCTCACTATCCATTACATTCTTGATAGTAAATCTACCATTAGCAATCTGTCCTTGTTGAGCTGCTGAATAAGTTTCTCTGTCTAATACAAACCCAGCCTTCTGAATGCCATCCATTGTAAGATCAATCAATTGACCGTGGCTAACTGGTTTGTAAGTTCTTGTCTGTGCAGGAATATCTGCTGCAAGAATCAATTCTTTCGTTGTGTTGTAGTTCTCAGTAGTCATACTCTTCTGTTAATTTGATTTCTGTTTTAAAATATTTTGATAATATACCTTCCAGGTTCTCAATACCAATGCACTCTATCTCATCTCCTTCTGTTGTTTCAAGAAATTCTATTTCGCTTTGAATAGCTTCTTTTAATTCATGCAGTGTCATAAAATGTGTTTTTGTTTTAAATAAGATTCTATTGATTCCAAACCATGAGCTTTTGCTAAATCAGCCCAATCTTTAATTCCTTCTGCTAGATACTTACGGGGAACATTAGCATAATCAAAATCAAATAGCTTGGTAATCTGTTGTGAGTTAGTTACACCTGTAACATCGCTATCAAAGCTGAGGATTTGTCTGTCAGAATTAGCTTTAAGATATTCTAGGTTCTCTGGAGAGAAACATCCAACACCTTCATTCTGTACAGCACAACTACATGGAAAGATCTTTTTCATAACCATATAGTCTTTCTTACTCTTGTTGATGAATGCAACATTACAATTCTTTATGTCCTCTTTACCATCCATAGCGGTGATAGGAACATTATTAGGCAACCATTTAGTTTTCTTATCTCCAAACGGTGTGTAAATCTTCCAATGTCCATCATAGAAATAACCAAACCTCATTTCCTGACCATTAGTGTAGAACAAACTTTTGTTCAAATACACCTTCTTGATAGAATAGACGTTGTTACTCTTTAGGTCCTCTATATCTATATGATATTGATTCCAATAGGCTAACTCCTCTTGTGTAAACTTCTTTGTAACCACCTGGATGAGAGAATACCTCTTAACAGCTTCAGGTTGTTTGTATTCAGCTGTTATTTTCTTGTATTCCTCTGTACCCTTGGTAGTTATTCCTAGTCCAAAATCTCTGTCTATAAGCTTTAACACATCATTCATACTAGATAGATTGTGTAGGAGCTTAACAAACTCAAAACAATCACCTCTTTTACTGGTATCAGCAAAGTCAATAAATGATATAAAACCCCTTTTATTCCCTATTACAAAGGAAGGATTGTTCTCATTCCTGAATGGAGAGAAGGTCACTCTGTTAAGCTTCCATGTCTTATCAGGCATATAGAACCTAAATATATCATAATCAGTTATCTTATCTAGTACGGACTCTGGTGTAAGCTTTGTTCTTCTTTTTCCGTTTATCATATATATAAAGTTAAAACCCCCCACCTTTTTACAGATGAGGGGCTTTTATAGGGGGAGGGGACAAAATTAAAAGTCGCTATCATCTTCTTCTAGCACCTTATCAGAGGCTACAAGATTATCATCCGCGTTATACTCTGCTAAGTCTCTAAATGTATAGAATTCTTTACATCCATACTCACCTGTAATGTTTAACACAAAACGCTCATGAGGCTTTAGATCTTTAGATTTCTTCTCACGTAATCCTTTAAGGATTGTAGAGCTACTGAAATCTACTAGTCTAAATTGCTTCAATGTATAAGCAGGTAGGAATCCTTTGTTATATACACCCTGATATTCTTTAATGTCACCATCTTTCTCAACAGTCTTCACTGTAGCTAAAGCAACAACACTTGTACACCATTCACCATTGATTTGGTCTCTTAGGTCTTTAACATTACCCTTCATAAGCTTGCTCCAGTCTAATTGTAGAGTGGTTTCAGCATCACGATAATCTAAATTACCTAACCATGTACGCATGAAATTGTAAAGGTCTTCTTCACCCATATAAGCTACACGAACTTCACGCTCTGTAAACCATTTAGGGAGATTGTTTTCATCATCAGCCCAAGAACAACTACCAACAGAGTTGATATATTGCTTCTTAGTACCATCTTTGTTTTCTCTTTCTTTGTTCTCAAGGAAGAATACAGCTTTAAACTTATCCTTACTCTTAACTTCTTCAAGCCAGATGTCCACACGTAGTGTTTTGTTACCATCTTGACTTGTTCCCAAATAGTCAGCTGCTTTGCTGTCTTCTTTAAGTTCAATACCTAATTTGTCTTTGAACTCTTCAATTGTTGGGTTAATTGCAATCACATTAGCTTCAAATAAACCTACCTTCTTTGAGAAGTTTGATTCTCCACTTGATTGCTGTCTTTTGTTTCCACCGATTCCTGACATTGTTTTTCTAGTTTTAATTGTTATTTATAATATTCGTCAATTGTGTCTACTACAAGCTGTAAGTTATTTGGAATCTTGATGTCAGCAAACATACCATCTGGACTCTTTGCTGGATACTTCTTGAATCTGTTAGTTACAAAATTATATGTGGCTGTGCCATCTTTTGACTCTTCCACGTGTGTATATAAACAGATGGTTAATAATCCTTCCAATACAATTTGGTTGTCAATTAACTTACCTGCTGTCTTAATCTTGTATCCTACAATCTCACCTGAGTCTTCAATAGTCTCTGGGTGTGTAAAGTAGAACACTTTAAGATCATTTCTTAACTTTCTTGCTGTTCTAAATAGTTCTACCATGTCCTTAGCCATTAAGCTAAATTTGGTAAAGCCCACTTGGTCAGCTTTTGATACAATATTGAAACCCATAATGTAATTAGAGTCTTCAATAATAACGTTCTTGATGTGTGGTTGCCCTTCTGATATCTTCACTAACTGTTGAACGATAGCGATGGCATCATCCATCTCTTTGTAATTCTTGTTCTCAGCATTGTATAGCTTTTCTGCTCCTTTGAATGGAAGCTCTTTCTTTGCTACGTTAATGATGAATGTTTCTTTGTGGTCTAAATGTTTCACTGATGTTGACTTGCCAGTCCCTGTTGGACCAACAATACCAATTAATTTGCTTGCCATGTTTAATATTTAGTTATTTGTTTGCTCCAAAGATAAGGTAATTTCCTGAGATTTCAAAATATTTTTTTGAGGTTTTAATAAATCTGGATTAGCAACAATTTCTTCATAATACTTATCTGCATCAGCTTTGTGAGCAAACCATTTAACAGCTGAACCATCTAATCTAACTACATACATTGTACCGCTTCCTGGAGTGGTTTCTTCTAATAATTCTAAATTCATAGATACTTAATTTTTGATTTGTCAAAGAACTCAAGAGCTTTCTTGAGCCATTTTAATTCCACTTCCTCATTAGAAGATATGATGTATATATGGGCTTTCTTGTCTGGAGTGTTGTATTCCATAGCCATACATCTATTAATCTTCTGAGCAAGGTTTTCTGCATTACTATCAAAGTAATTGATAATCACCTTGTTAAGTGGTTTGTAAGTTACACCTGTGTTACCTATCTTAACAACAGCCAAATGATTTCCCTTACCTGCAGCAAAATCTGTAAAGATTTCTTTCTCCGTAGATTTACTGTGATAGGAAGGAATACCAAGTGTGTCAGCTATTTTAGTAACACCACAAAATACCAAGATTCTATCTTGCTTGTATTTAGCTAAGATTTCTCTTGTCTTCTCCATTTTAGCTACACTGTTCTGTATGATTCTCATTCTAGCTAGACGTAGGAACATTGTTGCTTTTCCTTGTCTTTCTAGCTGATCAATCACCCATGCATAGCTATCAAATTGTTTCTTCTCTGTACGCTTCTTCCCTTTATAATCGTTAATACGCTTATCATCCAAAGACACTTTTATCACAGTGATTTCATAGTCTGTAATAACACCTTCTGCAATAGCTTGTTCTATTGGATAGGTAGCTAATACATTCAGTCCAAGCTCCTCATTGAGGGTCCTTTCTGTATTACTAGCTAATGTTCCTGTAAGACCAAGCACACTTACGCATTTTAGCTCCTTTACAGCCTCTATTTGTGCTTCTGACAGCAAATGTATCTCATCTAGTATTACTAGGTCAAATACACCCCCTGTGTGCTTTTTAATAGATAAGTGTGTAGTGTACGTTATGTAGGGATTCTTGTATTTTCTAGTCTTGAAATCAGCTTCCCAAGCCTCTTTAATCTTAAGATCTGGATAGGCTATCAGGATGTTGATATCTTTGTCTAGTTTCTCTAATATGTTGATAGTTGTATAGATCTTCCCAAATCTAGGACATAAGTTTAGAATACCAAACTTTCCATGTTTTAGGAACACCTCAGCAAACTCCTGTTGCCTCTTATCTCGTAAAGAGATTTCCTTTTTTGCCATAGCTTATAATTGTAGTAAATGACCAAAATAACCATTCAAAATTGATAGCCACGTATGGATCATATTTCTGTATGTTGTTCATAATACTAACTGTAGGCAATACTACAACCTGCCACCAATGGTCTTTTTTACTTGGTAGCGTGTTATATACTTTTGTTTTTATACTCATGTTTATTTGTTTAGGAAAAATGATTTATTCACGACTGCTGTATAATCCGCTTCTGTAATGTCTCTCACTCTAGGCAGTTCTTTGAACATACCAATGCTTCCTAAGAAGCCTAAGCCTATTCTAACATCATCTTCACCATAGCTATTCTTAATTAGCCTGAGAGATCTAAAATACTTGGCACCATATCCATCTTTTAGCTTATCTAATTCATAGCCTGATGGATCAGCCACTTTATATCTCATTGGGTCAAACAATCCTAGTACAACATCAGCATCATTCTGCGTGCTTGAACTCTCTGCAAAGTCTTCTAGTTGTGGTTCTACATCACCACTCTTTAATCTTGCCATGTTAGAAATGCTCCTATTGAACTGACTAACAACAACAGGACTATATCCATAGAAGTCTCTAGCATATCTGAGCTCATCACTCATCTTATCAATAGCATCTTTCTTTGTAGGCTGGGCTTGTGTAGTTTTTAATAAACCTATATGATCGATAACAACCATAGTGATTTCATTCTCATTTGTGGGGACATACTTCTTATTGTATTCATCCAGCTGCTCAATAGTTCCATTCTGTAAAGCATGTGCCTTTAACTCTTTGGCAATACCAACAGCATTCTCTGGACCATCAATAATTGTAATCACTTCGCTCATTTCTCCTATATAGTCTTCATACATTAGAAATAGATCATGCTCATCTTTGGTCATTCTATCATTCCAGCCCAACAGTTTATTAACTGTGATAGTTATACCATGATCGATGAATATTCTTCTACCTACCCATTTAGCCATCTTATAGGTTCTGCTTCTCTCCATGGATCTGTATATAATCCTTAGCTTGATGTTTGTTTTATTCTCTTTGCTTATATACCAATCAAATGGATTAAGCACGTATGCATCATCAATAAAGCTAGTCTTACCAGAACCTGTGAGACCACCTATAAGCGTATATATGGACTTTCTAATACCAATATATCTATTAAGTCTATCAAACCCCATAGGTATACCACCATTCCTACCCTCTAAGCCTGCCTGTACCTGTTTTTTTAAGTCTTCAAAACTCATAGATTACTTTTTTTCATATTCTTCTTTTGCTATAAACTCAACGTGTTCTTCGCAATCTTCACACCATGCATTATTTCTGTCCTCTATACAGTCAGCTGCAAACTCACCAGAGTTTACATACTGCCAAACTTTTATTTGAATAGAATCTGCTGATCCACATTCTTTACATACCAAAATTTCATTTTTCATATATCTGTACCTCCATTTGTAGGTGCTTTATCTTCCACATTATAGCCCTCTTTTAATAGGTCTATAAAGGGTTCAAAAGAACGCTGGTTTAAATAAGTGAGACTATTTTGCATGTATGTTAGCCTGTTAGTCCCTGTCTTTACAGAATTCTCTTTCTTTTGTAACACATCTAGATTCAATGAATCTATCAGGTCTTTTGCTGTATATTCTCCTTCCTCTAATATCTTATCAAACTTCAACTGACAGTCTTCCTTGGTCCTTTTCAATGTTCTACCACCTGAGAACTTCTTCCCTTTGTGTGTAAATGAATCTGTACCTGGAAAAGCTTTCCACCACTCTTCAAACTCTGATGTGATGTCAACCTTCTTCTGTATTCTAACAGTTGGTTCTTTGATGTTAATAAATTTTAGAAGCTCTTTACCTGTGAGCGTTAGTCCCTTTTCTGTTATCAATCCTTTCCTAACTAACGTCTGATAAAGAGCTTCTATCTTAATGTTATCAGTTCGTAATGCACGAACATCATAATTCTCTTCTATAAGCTTTAATAGGAATACAACATCTAGATTGTATCCTCTTTTAAGTAGTTCCTCAAAATGGAAGTACGTTATGTCTAACTTCATCTCTCTCTAAGATTTTATCTGTATCCACAATAAATATAGCTGCTGGCTCTCTAAACTTGTTTAACTCCTTCTGGATTTGTTTATCAAGCTCATAGCTCTCTTCTTGCAAATATACTAAATCTTTAAGAAATTCCCTCTCGAAATCTTCGTTAATTTTCAAGCTTTGGTCTTTCATCTTTAAAGTCTTTATTGTTCCAAAAGAAAGGGCATGTGAATGTCATAACACCAACTGAGTTAAATAGCTCACTTGTTATCATGCTCATTTCATATGGAGGGTCTTGAAAATAAGATTGTCCTAATTCTTCTTTAGGGCAAGTGTATCTGTGGCAGTGTAGTCTTAATGGACAACTACCACCATTGCATGCTGATATATCTGACATAATTAATTAGTTTTATATGATTCTTCTTCTTCCCAATCACAATGTTCTAAGCAATCTGGGCATATACCTATTTCAGGCATTGTGGTTTGTGCTCCACAGCATGTTGATGTTGCCATAGGTTATTTGTTTTTGACCATTTCAATTAGGTTCTTAAGACAAGCAAGTTCTGCTTCTTCATAAGCCATAAAATCTTTATGGGCTTTTATGATTCTACCATTTTGCAATATACTATAAAAATAATTATCTTTATCGCTATTATATACCCAACTAGTTAGTTCATACTTCTCTCTGAAAAATCTAAATGCTTGTTGAAATAAAGGTGCTTGTATACACTTATTAGTATCAATAGAAAGATTTCTATATATGAGCCATTTTAACTCTAAATCATCTACATCTAAATAATGTGCAGCACACTTCTCATTAAAGCCTAGTTCTTTAAGTTCTAACGCTTCTTGATACGGTAGAAATTCTTTTTTCATATTTATTGTTTTATTCAGCAGCCCAACCAAAGAACATCCATTTACCTGGTCTTTCTGTTGGTGCTTTCTTGTATGTAATCTTAGCTACTGTTCTATTACCTTTCTCAAGGCTCTTCTCCATACATATATTTGTAGGAGTTGTAGTTTTCTCTGTATAAGCTCTAGCTTTAGTAACAGCTTCACCTTTTGTATTACAAGAAGCTATCATTCTATCATTATGTGAATCGTACACTACATATTTAAGCACCCATTTCTTTGTACCTGGTGTAACAAGGTGCTCCACCTGAGATTTGGTTTTGTTCTTATTTCCAACAGGCTCTTGTAAGCAAATCGAACAACAGTCTCTTTTGTTTAATATTTCCACCTTAGAACGTACAAATGGTTCTAAGTCTAGTTTACTTCTCTTATACTCCTCTGTAATGTCTCTAACACTATGTGTAGTGCTGATTGTACCATTATATCCTTCCTGATGTCCATACTCTACTTCTGCTTCTTCACAAGCACTATTGTATGCATCGTTTAATGTTTTACCATATCCCGTTTGTTGAAACCAACTTGCTCCCATAATTGATTATTTTAATAATTTTTTAATTGCTTTTTTTGCTAGCTCTATTTTAGCAGCTTCTCTTAAATTGTCTGTAACATCCTCTTTTTTACCTACATAATAATTAACCCACACTCTGTTGTATTTTCCTTTATGTATAGCAGTTCTAGCATTTACATATACGTTATCAGGATATTTAGAACATTTTACTTCTAAAAAACAAACTTTCATCTCAATAACTTTCTTATAACACGAAAGAACATCCATCTTTTCTAAAACCTGTATGGCTTTTAATGGTTGTTTAAGTTCGTCTTGTAGTTTATTGATTTCAATTGTAAATATGCCTTTGTTTTCTATATATTTATCCTCAATCATATCTTTATAATCTCTTGATAGACCTAACATGATTATCTGTTTAAAATTTGATATAATTCTTGTTGTGCATCCCACTTAGAATAAAACGGACCACTATGTTTCTTTTTCTTAGGAATCATAGTAAATATCCACCAGTTAACTGTTCTATTATTAAGGGAATACGGTTGTTTTAAATGTACAGGTCTTATTATATATTTTTGTTCAGACATAACTATCCCTTTATACGTAATCCAAATTGTAAATCAAAAAAGTCAAATATGCTTTCAGCTTTTGACTTACTGCATTTAAACACCTTCTTTAATAGTGGTAATGCATAAGTTTTGAACTGATCGTGTTGCTCTTGTGTCAAGGTCCATTTATTGTACCATTCTCTTGTCATATAAGCCTCTTGCATTGATTTACCAATCATATCTAATTGATAATCAAGCAAGTGCTCTGAAATATTTTCTCTATTAATCTTTGCCATTATAATGTTAATTGATATCCGTTAATATGTCTATATGCAGGAAAACTCTTTAATTGGTTCTCTATTGATTCTCTAGACCATTCTTGTCTAGAATGTTCCACAGGTTTACCACCTTTAACCTCAGCAATAATGCATGTAGGACCATTGTCTTCTACTACTTGTTTTAGTTCTGGTTCATATGCTCTTCTGCTGGTCATAGTCATTCCCCATGCATCAATATAAAATTGTCTGCCTTCGAGTGATTGTGCTTGTATCATGTTAGATTCTTTTTATTATGTAATCATCGAATTTGTCTATATCAAAATTACTATTAATCTCTATAAAGAATTTTACATAAGCACAATAGTAATTTGATGCTGAAGGATATGTATATCCATTCTCTTTGCAGTCTTCTACTACTAGATCTGCTGCTATTTTAAATTGTGATTTTCCCATTAGAATAAACTTAATTGATTAGGATTGATTGTCATCTTTCTCTTTTTACCTTCTAACTGTATTTTGCTGATAATACGTTCAGCACGTTCTATGTAATAAGCATAATTAATGTTATCCAGAGGATGATCTGGTTGTAGATGATTACATACATGCATCACCCATTCACCTGCTTCCACTTGACTAACATCAGCAGCATTAGATTGACATTCAGGGTTCTTAACCTTTAACAGCTTCTCACCCTTATTAGACACATAATACCTGATTAGCTTATTGTACACTGTTTTCTTACCATTGGCTACTCCTTCATAATGGAAATCTTTGCTCGCTTTCTGCCTGAGACAAAAATCATATATGTTTGTATGATTATGAATGGTATCAGCCACAGGGATATCATTAACAAAATAATGCTCGAGAGCAATAGGTACAATCCTAGCTGACTTATTTTTGTGTAACTCAAAGTCAGTGAGGAAGTCACCTTTCTTTTTAATTTCTCCATTGGTTTTAATTGCTAAATAGTCATTTACTGTTGAGAATATAATCTTCTGATAATCAGTGCGTTCTAGCTCATACTGAGTTACATCCATCCACCACTTATTAATAGCAGTCATAGTATCAAAACTTGCATTTTTTACAAGTATTGTCACTCCGTCTGTATTAGCAGATATTACACGTATGCCAGCTAATTCATATGCCTCAATAAGCATTAGTAAGCTCAGCTCACCTGTAATAGTGGTGAACATAGTTAGTTGTCTATCATAAAGCCAGGATAGCATATCAGAGCTTTTACCATATACAGAGTTAACTGCAAGCTTTAATGCTCCAACAATACCAGCTATCTTCTTATCCTTCTTAGCCAAGGGTTTAAGTTCTAGTCTCTTCTCAAACATCTGTTTGTATCCTCTAAGAAACTCTTTACCCAAATGTTGTGGATATTTACCATTGTTAATGATGATAGCTGGATAGTATGAACTAACATCCCAGTCAACTATGATGTTATCTTCATCAGCTTCAAATATCTTAGGCTTGTTCTCTGTATGTAACCCACCCTTGGCAAATGTGTAAGTGTTATCCATAAATACCAATGACTCTTTAAAATCATCAGTGAGTGTGAATATCTGCTTCTTTACATGTTTTAAGAATGCTTGTAGCTCTGGTGTCTGGAAATCCACATAGTGAGCAATACAATCTTTGGCTCTCACTTGCTTTCTAAAATATCCCTTCTTTGGTAAATCACCATAGGATATGTTCTTCTCTTGACAGTAATACTTCTTAATCATCTCATCACCTATCTTACTGTCAGAATAGTTTAAGCAAGGAATACCAAACTCGTTGTATATATCCTGTCTGAGCTCTATTTGATTATTACCCTTGTATAAAGGATGGTCTGTTTGACCAATAGTTACCAAATAGAATTCATATGTAGCATATATATCATTACGACAATAGTCAACAGTGAGCTGTATCTCCTCATCAGTCATATCAGTTTTAGTATGATGAATAGGCATCTCTTCAATGTTTGGAAGATCCATCTCAAACTCTAACCTTTTTAGTGATACACGTCTGTTCTTATTATCATAGTGATTCACTCTGAATAGGTCTATCTGTTTGAGGGTGAGCCATTCTTCTCTATACTCAGGAAATACATCATAGTTAGCATCATGTATCACATCAGCAGCTTTCTGTGCTATTTTAGCACACACTTCTAATGCACTTAGATCATACCAGTCACCATGATTACGTAATACCCACTCAACCACCTGACTATCAAAGCGTAGATTGTTATACCCAACCCAATAGTAATCAGCGTGCTCCTCTGTAAACCTGTGAAATGCATCTAATTGGTTAATATTTCTACTCACCTGGAATTCATACCACTGTTGTGTATCAGGATTGTATATACCTATTAGAAACAGCTCCTGCATAGTCTCTATGTCATAAATCAGTATGTTCATCTTCGTACTCTTTTTGTTTGGTAATTAAGTGCACCCATAATATAGATATAGGTGTTGCCACTATAACAGATATTAGAGCTCCTACTAAAACTGACTCCATGTTATTTGTCTTTAATTTAAGATTTTTTCCCACTTCTTTTGTTCATTCCAAGGGTCATTAATGTATTTATTTAATGCCTCCATTGCTGCTTCTATTGTTTCAAAAGGAATTGATTTGCACCCAATATCAATTAAACAGCCTCTTGAACAAAAGACTATCCTAATTGAATTCTGTTTTAATAATTCTTTTTTACTTGGTTCATATTCTACTGGTATACCAACTTCTTGTTTTTGTAATTGTTCTTCCATGTTATTTGTTTTTAGTTTGTCTTAATACATCTATAACACCTAATATTGCTACAATAGCAACAATTCAAATTATTATTACTCCTGTCATGTTAAAATAGTATTTCTGGTTTAACAAATCCAAACTTTATAGGTTCACCTAATTCATAAATTTCAAGCATACCATCAGCAGATAAATATGCATCAGGTTCCTTATTAAAGTCATCAATAATGTCTTGTTTTGTACCTATTATCCATACGTCTGTATTCTCATACAACGCTATGTACTTTTTTTCTTTGTCTTTAACTTTTTTTGGAGGCATCTTATTTAATTTTATTGTAATATTTATTAATTACATCATGTTTCCATGTGCCTGTATGTCCATCTTCATCAAAAGCGTACATCATAGCATCTGTTAACATTTGTTTCTCTTCGTCAAATAGATTGTCTAAATTCTCTAATATCCATGTATCAAAATCATTCTGATTCATTATGGATCGTTGTTTTATTATTTTACCTATAACTGTCATAACTAAATTAGTTAATAGTGTCAATAAACTCTTGACCACGACTAATCAAATCAATTAGAACATGTATTTCTTTTGATTTTAATACACCTTCTACATTCTCATTAGTCCAATAGTCTAAATATTTTGCTCTTGGTATTGCATGCCATAAACCTTGGTAATGGTTATAATGGAATAGATAGTCATATAGTGGATCCATGGCTATTATTTTTTTAGTTTTTCAACTTCACTGTCTGCTAATTCAAATGCTGATATAAGTAATTCTCTAAATTCATTACCCTCTTCTGATAGTAATACAGAAGCTAAGCCTGCTATTAATGCTGTGTTTTCTCCTTCAACATCAAGTGTCACCTTGTTGTCTGTAATGTTTATTAGTATTTTAGCTTCCATGTTATTTGTTTATTCGGTTTCATTAAATGCTTTTATTACCTCTGGATTTGTGCTTAACTGGTCATAAATGTACTCATATCTCATATTTTGGTACTTTAATGGGACAATCTCATCATATAAACTATCTGATTTTGATTGTATTGCAGACATTTCAAGCTCTATATTATTCTTTTGCTTCATTAATAAAGCCATAAGAATAACTAATACACTTATAACTCCTGATAAGGCTATGATTATATTTCTCATAGATTATAGGTTTGGTTGTAGTATTCTTCTCCTGCTTCTCTATATCCATATACTCCATCTATATTACCATAGTAAGCATCTATTATCTGCTCTTTTTCTTTTTCTAGAAATTGAATTTTATCTTCGTCAAAATTTGTCAACTCGTTAATGTAATAAGCCTTTTCTAAATACTCAATAAATTCTTGCATTGCTGTTTGCATATAATATGTTTATGCTTCAACTAATTCTGTTTGTTTCAATAACTCATCCATTGAGAACGTTATATCAGAACAGTCTTTAATTAATTCAATTAGTTTCTTTAATGCTTCCTCTGTAAATGCAAATCTATTGGCTAAGAAGTATTCATATGGTAATTCTCTGTCTGTTAGCTCTATTTCAGCTAGCTGTACACCTAATTCCTTCTGTGGTAATACAGTGACAGTAAATATCACTGTGTATGTGTTACCCTTCTTAACCCATTTGTTTGCTGGTATTTCTTTTGGTCTACCACCATCATTGATACATACGCATTCTACGCTCATATTAGTCTATTTAATGTTAAAAATAAGCCCCATGTACAAAGATAGTACACAGGGCTCATTGTTTTACTTACTGCCCAACATTTTTTTTGCGTACAACCTTACCCATAAATACAAATGTATTATCTTTGGGAACAACTCTACGTTGTTTTGATGCAGCTATAATAGCATCAATAAGCTTTGTAGCATTCCAGTTTGTACTATTGGCATAATACACTGTAATGTGATTTCTTGGATGTAGTCTTGATGAATAGACTAATGTAGCGTTTGGCATATGTATGGTTTTTGATGACTAGAAATAAAGTCTAACGTGATCTTGGAACACCTCTGTCTTCTTTGGTGTGAAGTTTAATACAAAATCTTTTGTTGTCTTAACAGCTGGTTTTGCTGGCTGTGCAACAATTGGAGCTGTTGTTGTAGCAACAGGTTTGTACATTTTACGGAACTTTCTCACCTGGATGTAAACACCAGTTTCTGAGCGTTTTAACTCCTTAGCTACTCTTCTAGCTATTCTTTTAGCTGTACCTCTTGATTGAGAAGCTGTTTCAATTAATTGAAGTTCTGTCTGTGTGTAATTCTTACGATTTTTCATTTGTTTGTTTTTTATAATAAGTAAATAAGTGACAATAAATAAAAAAGGCCCTCAAACTTAATTGAGAGCCTTTTTACCACCACATAACACTAACCAAGATGGACCGCAGAGCGATCCCAAAGCATTCCAACATTGTGGTCATTACACCATTTAATAAATTCAGGGTCATTAAATGTCATTTCCCTTTCTTTCTCAACGTTAAATTTGATTTTAATCTTAGGTGGCTGTTCTTGGTTTTTAACCACCTGTGATAATAAGTTTAGTAATTCTTGCATGTTTGTGTGTGTTGGTTAATAAATGTTATTCTGTGTTGTGATCCTCAGCATCCCATACATCATCATCTCCATCATCTAGATAATCCTCATCATCATCCCAATCTTCATCATCATCGTGATCTATTGTATGTACATCTCTGAGAGTCACCTTATCATTGTATAATATTGGAATTGGTGTACCATCTTCATCTTCCTCATCATCAAACACCTCTATTTGTACCATTGAATTGTCCCACTCCAATATATTGTTGATATCTTTCACTGTTATATCCCTTAATTCATCCACGTGATCACCTTCATCCCACCAACCTATTTCTTCTGGATAGGCTGCAATCACCTCTGTATCATCAGGATTAATCATTGGATATACAAGATATGGCTTAACAGGATAGCCATTGTATGTGAGATATGTATCTATATCCCTTGGAACTAATGCTAGTTCATGTACGGAGAGATATTCTTGTTTCTCTCCGTATATAACTTCTGTTTTAACTCTTACGAACCACATGCCCTTCTCTAATTTCTCAGGTACATATGATTTAAGTACGAGCTTGCAATCTATAAACATAATATAATAGTTTAATATGAAAGAAAGTCTAGGTTTAATAGCCTAGACTTTCTAATTGTTTTATATCAGCTCTAATAAAGACTGTTTGTTTCTTAATAAGCTCAATGACATAGTTAAATGTAGCAATCTTTTTGAATGTATCCCATTCTCTTGGTGTTAATTGTACTGTTTTCATGTATATGTGTATTATTGTCTGTGATAAAATGCTTTAACTGATTGTTGTTTGAAGAAATAGTTCTTATCATTTGTAGGACATGAATGCTTACTAGAAGCACAAGAGCCTAATGATAGCATTACAGCTACAAATATAAATGTTTTAATTCCTTTCCAGAAATCTAATTCTTGTCTAAGCTCCTTAATAATAAGGAACAACAGACATATAATAGCTGTAAGGATAAAAATAACACCTAACATTACATGTGATTGTGTTGGTGCTGTAAGTAATAGATAACCACCTGATGTTGAGGTGATTACAGATAATGATGCGAATAAAATTTTCATTTGATTGTGTTTAAGTGTTTGATTAATAATGTGTTATCTATTGTCCTCTATAATAAGACTATCTAATGCAGGAACAGATGAAGAAGCTAATGAGCCAACATATCTATCTCCATCAAATATGTAAATAGAATCAGCATCAACTGTCATCTGATATCCATTAGTAGAAGGACGAGAACTAATTTTACAACCAACAATAGTGGTTATAAGAAGGAATAATGTAATCTTTCTCATGTGTTTGATGATTTAGTATTTAAGGATGAAGCTAGCCCCAATATTAATGGTAATCCAAAGGTTAATCCATAGAATATCCAAGTGGCAGCTATTGTGTTAGTAATATTCAGATCAATTGGACCTGAATGAAATAACATAACACCTACTAATAATACTATCCAGATGAGCCAGATTATAACTAATGTTTTTTTGATTGTAAGTAGGATTGATTTAATTATCTTCATATAATTGTTATTTAATATGTGAATGAAAAAACATATCCTTTACCTTTTGTCCGTAGAAGGCTAATCCAAAAGGATATGTGTTTGTTATATTACAACTGCATCTGATGTATCAATTCTCCTGAATAGATTGTGAACGTTCTTATCACTTTCAAGAGTGCGTACATATATGTATTTGTACTCATCAGTGTTTAATTCAGCAACAGCTGAGAATGCATCTTCCCAATCATAACGACCATATCTTAATGCAACACAGTTCAGATCAGTATAATCTGTAATATGTCCATCAGCGTTAGAAGGAAACACCATTGTTTCTTCCATCATCTGGCTTGTAGAAGCAATAACATACTCTGTGCTGATTTCAGGCTCATTATAATCCTGTTCATCATACTCCTGATTTATCTTATCATTATAATCATCCCAAGGAAAATATGCATCAGGAGATAAGAATGAAGCATCATAGTCTTTCCACTCCCAACAATCATTCTCCATATAAGGAGTTTTGATTGTATTAGAATAAAGACTAACAACAATGATGTCTTCACCATTGGTTAATTGTTCATTGAGATTAGGCCAATCTCCAAAATGTGTTGTTGTTTGGTTAGTTGTTCTGTTGATAATGTAATACATATGTTTGTTTTTTAGTGTATGTGTGTGTAAAAAGCGAATATACAGCCATATGTTGCCTAAGCTTGTATATTCTGTTGTATGTCATAATGCAACATGTTTCTTTCATAAAGCAGTCTTAATTTATTACACGCAAGCCACTAGCGTGAGCAATAAGAACCTATCTAGTATAGGAAACCAGTAGTCTAAGCTGGCATATTACCGTTGTGAATGATAACTAGAATAAAATCCCTCTGTACTCAGATGTATATAGTAAACAAAATCTAATATATGGAGTTACATAGATCTATATACATCTGTCAGCCCTTGGGAAGCTGAAATGGTACATTAATACGTTCTGTTAACCCACAGTCCGTTCAACAAGGGATTTCTAACAACCGCTAGAAACAAATGAGCCCTGTTACAGGCTCTTATAATTAGTAAAGTCTTCTAATGATAAACATCTATGTTGTCTGATATCACCTGAATCAAACCAACAATCTACATTACCATTAGAGTGAATAGTATGTTTAACTAGTGTAGAACCTTCTAATAGATAATACTTGCTAATAATGCTATTATTCATGTTATTTGTATTTAATGCTATATGTATTGTATTATGTTTTACATATAACGGTTTGTAAAAATGTGCTATTTATCCATGAGTGGTTACACAGCTTCTCACATATATTCATAGAATATATTGTAAATCAGTGTGTTATGTCTTTGTTTTCCCCACCCTAATGCATTCTATGCCCACCCATATATATAAAGAACAACAAACTCTCATTAGTTGAGAGTCTGTTGTCCATTATGAATGGCTTATGCCATTTGAAGAAGTGTGTTAACACTCTCTTCATTGAGACCAGCAGCTGTTGCCATCTCTTTGCGAGCTTTTGCAGCATCCAAGCTTAATGCGAAGTCTGCATTAACAGCAGCTGTTAACTCGGCAGAAGTCTTGAACAAGCTTAATGCTTGCAATCTGTCAACCACCACATCTGTGATGTCTCCATTAGCATCGCGAGTTTGGATTGGCTTGTTAGCAATCAATGCGTAGAATGGGAACTTAACATCATCAGCTGTAACAAAGCCTACTGATTCCATCTGTGACTTGTGGATGAAGATTCTTTCACCACCAGCATTGTAGCCAGAGAAATTACCTTTTGAATCTGTTCCTGTTGAGAACTTGCCTGATAAGATTTGAGTTTGTCTCACGGTGTTTGTTGCAGTGTTTAATGTGTCGCAAGCACTTTTGATTATAAATTAAGCAGGGGATAGTGTCAACCTGCCAATCTGTACACGGGGTTGCAATATGAAGTACCCTCTTCCCCCATATATACAAGACATCCCTAGCTTTAGAAAAATTTTTTTATCTCACCAGAATGACGTATATTTGTATTAAATAAAAATGTAATATATGTATGGCATGATGCTACAGCTCAATCCAACAATTCCTGTTTGGTGTAAAGCACATGGGGAAGGGGAGGCTATGTTTATTATGGACTATGGGCTAAACGTGAATACGGTCTGGCTGGTTAGGTTACCTGGAGGGGTTATTAAACATTTCTATTCTGATGATATTAGGGTGTATGACAATCCCATGAATGGTAAGGGGGATGATGTGGAGTTTATTTAGCCTCCTGGTTTGTCACACTTTTTCAAATATTTGTGACACTCTTGTAACAAATTTATATACTTATTTGTTACAGACTTCCTAGTTTGGCTGTGTTTTACTTCCTGATTTGGCAAGTTATAACAAGTCTATATTCTGCCAAAAGTGTCAAGTTATAGCTTTACTTATTTTACGTTTTGTAAAGGAATAGCTTTACATAATGTGTCTTATAAGGGACATGCTCAGCTTGACAATGTTGCTTTTATAACACATTATGATATGTTATGGCATATAGTGATGGATATTTCCAACAGATTATATGTATTATAATATAGTGCTGTACCAGAATTATAACATCTTGCTATAGAAGTTATCCACAATTTTAAAATAAATTTGTTAATATGAATTCCCTCCCCTTACCTTTGGGGTGGAGGGTGGGTTAAAAACAAACAACATGATATATATAATAGTAACACTACTGATTGTTATTTCCTTAATACATGGTTTTTCCAGGTATAACGAAATAGATTTTGCATTAGAGATTAACCTGTTAATGACTCCTTATTTCCTTCTAGGCTTATCGTATACAGAGTTTGTCCTAGAAGATAAGAATGTAGAGAGAGAATTACGTATAGGTTTCTTTTTCATAAACATTAGTATTCTGTTCTGGATAGAGAAAGAAGGAAATGATGCATAATATAGCATTAGGTGTTATAAATAACTAATTAAGTTATTTGTAGATGATTGTAAATCAATTACCTTTGCCCTAATTAAATATGGAACAACCAACAACCAAGAAGACAATAGTTCAGAAACTAAAGAAGCCTGTAGAGGATCAATTCGCTATAGCTGAGAAGTATTATTCCCTATTGTCATCATTGAATGGGTTGAAGCTTACACAGAGGGAGATACAGCTCGTGGCATTTACAGCCATAAAGGGTAACATCTCCTATGCCAACATCAGAACAGAGTTCTGTGAGAAGTATGACAGTACAGCTCCTACAATAAACAACATCATCTCCAAGCTTAAGAAGCTAGGGGTGTTTGTTAAGGACGGAACCAAGGTGAAGGTGAACCCAATGATTATCCTCAACTTCGAGAACGATATAGTCTTACAAATAACCCTTAGTCATGGATAAGCCAATAAGCATGTCCGTCAAGGACTATTTGATTAGGATGCTAGCTGTTAAGATGCTTACGAGTGAGAAGACAATTGAGGCTGTTGTCAACCATCAGTTCCAATCCGCTAACGAGGCTCTTGAAACCAACCACAGTGTAGAGATATCTGGGTTTGGTAAGTTACTCTTTAACAACAAAAAGGCCATTAAGAAGCTAGAAGCCTTATATGCTAAGGTGGGAGCCATGGAAAAAATACTGGCTGATGACACAATTACAGAGCAGAGAAGAAATGCTGCTACAGTGACATTAGCCAATACACATATAACAATCAATCAATTAAAACCAAAGCTCAGATATGATTGATCTATCCAAGGTTTATGAAGGATGGAGAAACAAGCTGTTTCCTCCAGCTAAAATGAAAGCTTTAATCGCTAATGTTAGTGAGGAAAGAATGGCTATATGTAATGCCTGTGAGAACATATCCACAAAACATAAGTCTATTAGACCAGATGTACATTGTATAGATTGTGGATGTACACTATCAGCCAAAACAAGTTGTCTGTCATGTGCTTGCCCTATTGGTAAGTGGAAAGAGATGATGACAGACGATGAATATGATGAAATAAAACAAGCTATCGATGGAAAATAACCATGATGTTATATTAAGAAAGATTCCTTTATCAGTCTTATTGGACCACCTAACAGAAATATACAATTCTGGTGTGGATTACATTGACATCCTTGGTGTTAATGGGGAAGAACAGGATAAGATAGGTATTTCCTTTAACTCATCATACATGTCTCCTGAGGAAGATACAAATCTAAACCCAGACGAGTCACAAATAAACATAAAACTGTCCGATGAGGACTTAAACCAATTATTATAAATACAGTGAGTAAGAAGAATTATTACAATAGTGTAATTCATACCCTTCAAGAACTACATAAGGGATTCCCAGAGTATAACATGGGAAGACACATAGCCACAGCTCTTGATGAATATGGAGATATATGGGGAATGACAGACAAAGAGCTAGCATTTGCCATGGATAAATATAAAACAAAGCTTGAAATGGATATTCCCCATACAGATGAGTCTGAGCTTGATAAGATTATCAAGGAGGGAATGGATTTAGACAATATTCTAAAAGAAGAAGACGAAGATTATGGCGACAACTATTAAAAAAACTACATTTATAAATACAGAGCTTGAATGGGCTGAGACACAGCTTGTTTCATGGAAACAATATGTAGATGCAAACCCTCTTCATGAACTAAAAGACAGAATTGAGTGGAAACCTACAGCTAAAGGAGGTATGTTACCTATGGTGATAGCTTCTATTGAGGCACAAGGTAAGTTTGTACAAGAGACAATGAAAAACTACCTAGCTCTTATTGAGGTGGTAGACAAGTTAAGAAGCGTTGAAGAGGCAAAGGTGGAAGTGAGAGGTAAAGGGGAATTATCTGGTGCTGCAGAAGAGTTTCTTAAGAACAGAAGATAATGAATGTACACATACAGAGTATAGATTACAAAGACTGGTTTATTAATCAGAAGCGTCTGCCAGACAGAGCATCTGAGGAATATAAGGAATTCTATGATTTTCACAAAGACCTATGTTTAAATGGCTGTATGATGGGGGGTGTATATATTAACCCCTTTTTATATTGGCACCTAAACATTTGGCATACAGAGGTGGATATTATTGATGAGTATGGAAGGATTGCACAGAAATATGCTAATCCTTTATTACGTGATAACGAGTGGCTGGTAACAAACGAAATTGACAGAGCCCAAAAAGAAAGAAAGGGTTTAGTCATTCTAGGTATTAGACGTTTTGCTAAGTCCGTTATTGAGGCATCTTATATTGCATGGGGTGCAACATTTGATGAAAACTCACAAAACATTATTGCTGGTTTGAATGCTCCAGATATTAAGCTTATCACAGATAAGATTGATAAGGGGCTTAACTTCATTCCAGAATATTGGAGATGGCAGAGAATTGAGGATAACTGGAAAAACCAAGTTACACTTGGTATCAAGACTAAGTCTGGAGAACGTATCCCCTTTTCTTCCATCTTAATTCGTAACCTTGATGAAGGTAATAATGAGGAAGCTATTGCAGGTACAAAACCACGTAAATTAATTATAGATGAAATTGGTAAAGGAAATTTCCTTCGAGGTTTACAGGCAGCTATTCCTGGCTTCACTACACCCTATGGCTGGGGATGTTCTCCTATTCTTACTGGGACGGGCGGTGATATGAAGAAATTTATGGATGCAAAGAGCTTAATGTTTGATGTAGACAACTTTAATTTCCTTACATATAACAATGAGAAAGATACATCTCGTATACATGGACTCTTCATATCTAATAAATATAGAATGGAGGCCAAAGATAAAAGCTCTCTTGGGGCTTATCTAAATGAACCTTATACATCCGACTTACACAAGATTGAGATGCTAGTAAGTGACCAAGAAAAGGCTGACCAAATCACTATGCAAAACTTAGAAAGACTTAAGAAAGCTGGTGATAGAGTTGCCTATCTAAAAGAAAAGATGTACTACCCACAGGAAGTGGATGACATATTCCTCAATGAAGATACCAACATCTTTGATATTGAGGCTGCTAAAAGGCAGAAGAGTAAACTATTACAACAAGACAGAACAGGTACACCTATTATATTATTCAATGATGGAGAGAAGATAACACACGAGTTTACAGACACACTTCCTATATCTAACTTCCCTCTAAAGAATAGTGATCAAAAGAATGCTCCTGTTGTTATATATGAATTCCCTATTGATAATCCTCCATATGGATTATATGTAGCAGGAGTCGATCCTTACAGACAAGGACAATCTGCATATTCAAGCTCATTAGGATCTGTTTATGTTTATAAAAGAATGCATGACCTAACAGGTGAGAAATATCAAGATATGTTCGTAGCTTCGTATTGTGCTAGACCTGATAAGAAAGAAACTTGGGAAGAACAAGCTCGCCTACTTATCAAGTATTACAATGCTAGAACACTTTGTGAGAATGATGACATATCATTTATAGAATATATGAAGGCTAAAGGGGATGCTCACTATTTAGAAAAGCAACCTCAATGGCTTATGGAGATTGTTCCAAATACAACAGTGAGACGTGAATATGGAATACATCGTTCAAGTCAGAAGATAATTGACTATCTTCACAACTGTTTAAAGAAGTATTTGGAAGGAACAATATATAAAGAGACAAATGAAGCTGGTGAGATTGTGAGAGAAGTGTTGGGAATAAGTAAGATATTTGATCCTGTATTACTTGAAGAAGTTATTCAATATAATGATTCAGGTAACTTTGACCGTATCATTGCTGCAGAATTAGCTATTGCTCAAGCACTTAAAATGGATCCTATATTTGGAAAGATTGGTGGGTCTAGTGATGATAGAGTGAAAGCGATGCATTCAGGATCACCAAAGAACCCTTTATTTTCTACATCAAGAGGAATATTTAATAAAAGAAAACGTAAACTTTTTACATAATGGCAATTATACGGTATACAAAAGATGCTACGATTAGGTATGCATATTTAAATATATTTCCTGATCAGTTTAAAACTGAGAAGGAGAAGCAAGATGAGAGTTGGATTAAAAACACAATGGATTATTTTGCCAACAAATCATACGCTGAGTATGTGAAGAACAGAGACACCTTTGTCAAGAACTATGATCTTGTCAAGGGTATTTTGCGTATGGAGGATTTCTATCAAGAGCCTGTTGTAAGTAGCTTTACACAAACATTAGAAGCTAACTTAAACCTTCCTTCATATGTAAAAATGTATTCTATTATCACCACTCCTCTTAATGAGTTAGTTGGAGAGATTTCTAAAAGACCAGATGCTTTCCGTGTGAAGGCATTTGATGATGATAGTCAAGCTGAAGAACTAGAATTCAAAACTGGTATTCTACAGGAATACATTATGAATGAAGCTAGACAAAAGATATTAACCAAAGCCCAGTTAAATGGACAAGAGTTAGAAGATGAAGAGGTTCAACAAATGACAATGGATCAAGTGAAAGATGAGCTAGATAGCTACACATCTATTGCTGAGAAATGGGCCAACCATATTCTTACATGTCAGAAAGCAGAGTTTAATCTTAAGGAGAAATCAGAAGATGCATTCAGAGATATGTTGATTTCAGCTAGAGAGTTCTATCATATATATGAAGATAACTCAAAGCTTGGATTTAACATTGAGGTGGCTAACCCTAAAAACACTTGGTTCCTAACTACACCAGATAGAAAGTATGTTTCAGATCCTACAGGTAGAGCACAAGGAGCATATGCTGCTGGTATTGTACAGGTGATGGAACTATCTGAAATCATTGAAGCTATTCCTGACCTAACTAAAGAAGAAATAGATCACTTACGTAGTTCTTTACAAGACTATGGATTGATTAATGTACGTGAATCAAATCTTGGTAATCCAAATGCAACACCTGGTATTGATTCAGTACAATATGATACATACGATCCTCTTGTTCTACAAACAAGAATGATTATTGAATCAGAAATGAAAGAGAACGATGATGGACTTAAAGACTTCTTGGGACTTACATCTAATGTAAGCTCATTTGGTTATAAGTATGTGGTAGTTAGAGCTTATTGGATCTCTAAGAAGAAGATTGGTAAGTTAGTCTACACAGATGAAATGGGCAATGAGCAATCTATGCTTGTTGATGAAAACTATAAGAGTAAGACAATTCCTACAGAGATTTCTTTAGAATGGGGTTGGATTAACCAATGGTATCAGGGCATTAAGATTGGTCCAGACATCTACCATGTTAAACCATACAAACTATTAAGCTATTGTCCTATCATTGGATTGGTTCATGAAGTTAAGAATACAGAAGCTAAGAGCTTAGTAGACTTAATGAAACCATTCCAAGTGTTATATAATGTATGTATGAACCAGCTTTACACACTTCTTGAGAAGGAAGTTGGTAAGGTGTATTTGACATCCATCAGACACATCCCTGTTCCTAAGGACGGTGATGCTCAAGATGCTTTAGATATATGGGAACTAGAAGCTCGTAATAGAGGAGTTGTATTTATTGATGACTCTCCTGAAAACTTAAAGAGTCCTTCTAGCTTCAATCAGTTTAGAGATATTGACCTTACACGTACGCAGGAGATTCAATCTCGTTACACGTTAGCTATGCAACTTAAGCAAGAGTGTTGGGAACTAGTGGGTATGTCTAAACAAAGAATGGGATCTGTATCAGCTAGTGAAAGTGCCACAGGTACAAACGCAGCTCTTACACAATCTTATTCTCAAACAGAACCTTTATTTGTAGCTCATGAATATGTTCTTGGTCAATTGTACCAAGCTATCATTGATGCTGCTTTATATGTAGAATCTAGTAAACCACAATCCACCCTATCATACATTACATCTGATGGAGAGTCTGCTTTCGTACAGGTGAATGGAACTGATCTCAAATTCCGTGACCTTAAGGTGTTCTTAACCAATCGCCCTGAAGATCAGAAAATGTTTAACGAATTACGTGGATTGTCTCAAGCTGTTATACAAAATGGTGGTTCATTACATGATATCATTGAACTCTACAGCACTGATTCTGTACGTAAGATGAAGAAGGTGTTTAAGAGCCTTAAGGATAAGCAAGATGCTATGCAACAACAACAGTTGGATCTGCAACAGCAACAGCAACAACAGCAGCAAGAGCAAGCTATGGCTCAAATCCAACAAGCTCAAGAAGCTCAAGAGAAACAATTGGCTCATGATGACTATCAGAAGGAACTTGATAGAATCAATAAGAAAGAAATTGCACTTATTGCTGCTGAATCAAAGAGTGGTCCTCTATCAGATCTTGATATGTCTGGAGCTCCTGATGTATTGGAAATCAATAAGTTAGGTTTAGAGCAATCTAAAGCTAGCAATGATTACCAATTAAGACTTCAAGAGATTCAATCTAGAACAAGACAAGATGCTGAGAAACTTCAATTGGAAAGAGAGAAGTTACAAGTGGCTAGAGAAAACCAAGCAAATGATTTAGCTGTTGCTAAAGAAAATGCTAAAGGTAGAGCAAATAAGAAAACTAAGTAATTATGTTAGATAGGCTAATTGACGTTGTGTTACAATTTGGCTCAGACGTACTCCCTGGTATTATTATTAGGGATTACGAGGAGGCTGTGCTTCTAAGATTTGGCAAGTTTAAAAAGTTATTAAAACCTGGATTCCATGTAAAGATACCGTTTGCAGATGAGGTGATTGAGCAACATGTCGTTGTGACAACATTAAGTCTTCCAGCACAATCTTTGTATACTAGTGATAAACAGAACATTGTTGTCAAGGGTGTAATCAAATACAAGATATCAGATGTAAAAACATTCCTGCTAGAAGTGTTTGATGCCCAAGATGCAATAGCTGACATGTCACAAAGTGTCATAAAAAATGTAATCATGGCTATGTCCCTGGAAGAATGTACAGATGCAGAACTTGATAACACATTAACTAAGAAGGTAAGGGTTGAAGCAAGGAAGTGGGGTGTTGACATTCAACAAGTTACACTCACTGATTTAGCTCCAATTAGGAGTTACAGGCTAATAAATGACACAATTACAAACAATCTTGATTAGAGTGAATTACATTAATGCTATATTATCGTGAATAATGAGCCTTATAATGCACTACCTCTTTGGTATTAATTTATAATAATATACTTTTACATCTGAAAACCAATAATAAATAAACTACATATGGCTGAAAATCTAGAAAACCCATCAATGGGAAACTTTAGTATTCAAGATACTATGGAAATGGGTATGGGAAACCAAGAACTTTTAAGCGATTTATTTGCTCCTGAAACTTCTACTACCAATCCTGATGATATCCAAGATATTAAAGATGAACCTGCTCCTGCACCTAAACCTGCAAAAAAGACACCAGCTCCTGCTGATGCTTCAGAAGAGAATGATGAGGAAAAGAAAGAAGATAATGCAAAGTCTTTACAGGACTTTTTACTAGGTGGAGATGATGAAGAGGAAGAGGATGAAGATGATTCTCCTGCTCCAGCTCCCAAAGCAAAAGCTCCTGTAGATACAGAAGATGATGAAGAAATAGAAGGTGATGAACCAGCTAGTCCATTCACATCTCTATCTAAAGATCTTTTCAAACTTGGTGTATTTACCAACGATGAAGATGAAGAGGATGTTGCAATTTCCACTCCTGAAGAATTTCTTGAGCGTTTCCAAGCTGAGAAGAAGAAAGGAGCTATTGAGGTGGTAAACAACTTCATTGGTCAATTTGGAGAAGATTATCAACAAGCGTTTGATGCCATATTTGTAAAAGGAGTAGATCCAAAAGAGTATTTCGGTACTTTTAATAATATAAAGAGTTTTGCTGAGATGGATTTAGCAGACGAAGCTAACCAAATTGCAGTAATTAAACAAGCACTCAACGATCAAGGATTTGATCCTGAGGATGTTACAACAGAAGTTGAAAGACTTAAGAATTACGGTGATTTGGAAACTGTTGCTACTAAACACCACAAAGTGTTGGTTAAGAAAGAAGCTGCAAAGCTTCAAGAAATGGAGCAAGAGAATGAAAGAAGATTACAACAGCAAGCTGCTGTTAAACAGCAATACTTTCAAAACGTTCAGTCAGTATTACAAGAAAAACTAAAAACAAAAGAGTTTGACGGTATTCCTCTGAACCCTAAATTGGCTGGTGAACTACAAGATTTCCTGTTAGTAGATAAGTATAAGACAGCATCTGGTGAGACTCTCACAGATTTTGATCGTACTATTCTAGAACTTAAACGTCCAGAAAACCATGCAACAAAGGTTAAGATTGGACTGTTACTAAAGATTTTAGAAAAGGATCCTACTCTATCTACAATACAAAAGACTGGTATCACCAAAAAGTCAAATGAATTGTTTGGTGAAGTTGCTAGACAAGTTAGCAAAAGTTCTACAAAAACAGGAAATAAGCCTAAGCCTACAACTTCATGGTTTCAATAAACAATTTATAAACATTAATTAAAAAAATAACAAAATGGCAATTCAAACAATCCCAGGTTTAACTGGATTTACGTATGCTCGTGTTGCTTCTATGGACAAGCGTGCAGTAGGTAAGTTAACAGATTCTAACCACTTGGAGAGTTTTCACTCAACTGAGCCAGCAGATTATGATAAGAAAATTATCAGTTTGTATACTCAGAGTTCTCTTTACAGTAATGATTTCCTAGACATGATCAACAAGTCTACTCCTTACTATATCGATAATAACAGTGATGCTTGGAAGTGGCAAGTACAAGTTCCTTACAAGTTTCCAAAAATCATTGACATCCCTGATACCACTCTAGCTTTAGATAAGCCAGGTATCGATGGTCAAGAATTTTCTCTTGTAATTGACACAAATGAGTTTTCTAAGAACGCTATTGTTTCTGTAGGTACTCGTCAGTATGGTCCTCGTTTCTACGTTATCAAGGATCCTCAACCTTGGAACGCTGGTTTCTTGTACACATTCACTCTTGTGACTGACAACCCTCAAGTAGATTACGTAAGTGCTACTTTCTTACAAACTGGTATCGAACTAGAATTAGTTGATGCTGCTATCGGTGAATTCGATCAAGACTTATTAGGTCTTCCTCGTTTAGGTGAGCAAATCACTATGTTTGAATCTTTAGGTTCTGCATATGGTTATGAGCACAAGATCACTGAGTGGGCTGATGATAAAATGATGCGTGATGCTTCTGGTAAGCCTCTTGACATCTTAGTATATGCTCCACAAAGACGTAACCAATTACCTTTAACTCGTAACGATGTTAAATGGGAACCATTTATTGAGTTCTGGATGCGTAAGTCTATGTTAGAATTAAAAGTTAAGCGTATGATCTGGGCTAAGCCTGGTACCGTGAAGACTAATGGTTCTAAGCAAGAATTAAAGCGTACATCTGCTGGTGTTTACCACAGAATGCGTAATAACGGTAACTTAGTACAATACAACCGTGGTGAGTTCACTGCAAACTTGATTCGTTCAGTGTTTGGTGACTTATTCTACAGACGTGTTGATGTTAAGGATCGTAGAGTTAAAATGTACACAAACGAAGCTGGCTTTGATGTGTTCCAACAAGCTCTTAAAAATGATGCACTTAATTCTGGTTTAACTTTCATGGCTGATTCTGGTAATCGCTACATGCAAGGAGAAGGTCAACACATCACTTACAACTTTGCATTCGATGCAATGGTTACACGTGAAACAGGTCGTGTTGAACTAATTCACTTAAAAGAATTAGACCTTCCTCAAACTAACTTAGAATTCGGTCAGAACAAAAAATCTACTCCTGTATTCATGGTGTTTGATGTATCTCCAATGAGCGATGGTTCAATGGTAAACAACATCCGTGAAGTACGTATGAAGGGTGCTCCTTCAATGACTTGGGGTTATATCGATGGTACTCGTCACCACTTAGGTTTTGCTAAGTCTCAAGGTATGAGTTCTGCAAACAAATTCCCTGGTTATGAGATTTGGATGAAAGACCGTTGTGATGTATTCATTGAAGATTTATCACGTACAGTATTAATCGAAGAAATACCACAATTCTAATCTAAGGATTAGAAATAACCTACCGAGAAGAATTCCCCCCCACTGCTCCAAGTGGGGGAGTCTTCTCACACAGATGGATGGATACAGATTACATGTCTGTATGGCACTCTCTTCGCTGAGAACCCATCTGCAAAAATAAACCAAACAAAAACAACTACATATGGGTAAGATAGGAAAAATCTCTACGTTAAAGAAAGATTACAACAACTCTCAGTTACAAACTATGCAAGGTGGACTTGCACAGAAAGGTTTAACCAGGATCCCTGGAACAGGTGTATTTAAGTATCCTTACAAGGAACTTGATGGACAGTACAGAACTGGATTAGATCCAAATGCTGCATACATTCGTAGAATGGGTGACAGTCTTGAAAGAGAAATGGAAGTTGAAAGAGTTACAGCACTTAAACAAAAACTTGAAGCTAATTTAGGTGATGTTGATTTAGGTCCTCGTTCTAGTTTCTGGAACTATGGATTGTCTACATCTACAGATGATACATTACATGTACAAGCTGTTAAGTTGATGGATGGTGATAACTACTTTGATTTCTCTAATCCTTTTCAAGAATTAGCTTTTGCATGGTTAAGAGTTCATCCAACAATTGCCTCTAGCTATCAGGCTTGGGAACGTGGTGAAGTTCCTGCAGATACACAATTTTACGTTGCTGATGATGAAATTGAAAATGCAGTGATATTCAAGAAGAAACAATTGATCAACAAGGCTATTGTCAAGTTTGATTCAATGAGTCCTGAGAAGAAACGCAAGGTGGCAAGATTGTTAGGATTACCTGTTACAGAAGATACTAAAGAAGACTCTGTATACAATCAGGTAGACAACCTATTAAAACAAACAGAATTCAAGAATGGTAAACATGCTGGTTTAAACCCTGTAGAGGTGTTCAGCAGATTTGCAGATATGAAGGAAAACTTACTCCATATTAAAGACTTGGTTAAGCAAGCTATTGCTCACTCAGTATATCGTTTAAAACCTAATGGTAAGGTGTATGAAGGAGAGTTTGAGATTGCTAAGGATGAAGATGATTTAGTTAAATTCCTTGCTGATGAAGATAACCAAGACGAATTATTAACCTTGGAAGGAAAATTAAAAACTAAGAAAATAGCTTCTGTATGATACCCGTAGATAGTTTATTATATAAAATTGACCAGAAACTAAATAAACTATCAACTAACGAGCATCAACAAATTCAATTGGAAGATAAGATTTTAGCCTTGAATGAGGCTCAGATCAAGTTGATTAAACAGAAGGTTGACGGTCAAAACACAGTTTCTGGTTTAGGTCTAGATGCTTTCAAAAAGCGTTACGAAGACCTACAAAGTTTGGTGGTAAATTATAACCATCAACCCCTAAATTTAACACTACTAAATGCTGAGTTAAATCAATGGTCTGCAGATATTCATTTACTCACTCCAAAATACATGTTCTATATAGATAGTTATGTATTAGCAGATAAGGGTAGATGTACAGATAGAAAAATATGGATTAATAGAGATCTTACTAAGCATGGCGATTTACAATTTTGCTTAACTAACACTCACTATAGACCATCATTTGAATATCAAGAAACGTTTAATTCTATATCTTCTGATGAGATTTCTATATTTACTGATGGTACATTTACACCTAAGCAAATATATGTATCGTACATGAGATACCCAGTGTATATTAATAAGACTGGATATGTTATGTTAGACGGACAGAACTCTTATGATCAAGACTGTGAACTAGAAACATACCTAGAAGATGAGTTGTTAGACTTAACAGTTCAAAACCTAGCGATGTATACAGAGAATCAATCTGCAGTTCAAAGTGCTCAGTTTAGAATTCAAACAAACGAATAGTTATTTTCACAATTTAAATAAAACAAAATGGCTGATTTTTCATTAACTACCCTCTTCGTAGTTCCAGTAGGAAACACTCTACCTAGCTCTGGTTCTACGCAAAACTTGACCGCAGGTCAGTTTGGTATCTTTAGAAGCGATTACACTGTAGCTACTGCAGGTAACATTGCTGCTAAACCGTACTTCTATTTAGCTCAAGGTAGAGTTAACACTTATTTACAAGGATCTAAGCGTTCAGACAAAATTTCTGGATGTCCTACAGGTTCTTCTTGCAAATCAAACGTTACAGAATGGTACAAGGTGACTGGTAACCCAGTTGCTGCTAACCAAGTAACTCAGATTAGTAACTTTAACGTTAAGCCAGGTGAGGTTGTAACATTCACATTACGTGCTCATTCTTCTTACATTGACACATTGTATTTCAACGGTTTCACCCGTTCTATTACAGTTGTTGCTCCTTGTTTAGAGTGTGGTGGCGATCCTTGTGCAGAAGTTGATGTTCCTGCTTTTATTGATCAAGCTATCTTAAAGTTTGAACAAGAAGCTCCAGGTAACAACCCTGACAACATTAGCTTCAACACTTTCTATCAATTCCAAAGAGTTGGTAACGATCAAAACGCTAAGTTAGTTATCTCTGGTAAACCATTAACTAAATATGGTCAACCATGTGATGTTGCTGCTTTCCCTTGGGAATACGATCGTATGTACTTCCGTACTTTTGTGTACAGTGGACCAGCTACAACTGCTGACTTCATCGTTGCTGACAATTGTAACATCGTTGCTGAGGCTGTAGTTACTCAACGTGCTTCTTACATATCTGGTACTTCAGATGAGATTAAGCAATTAGAGAAAAACTTCTATAGCTATCAAGCTGGTTACCTTAAACATTTGTACAGAATGGTTGGTTACAACGAGAACTTTGAGTCTTGGGTAACTGATGGTACTACTTATGACACTTATTACATTAAGTTTAATGAGTATAACAGGTCTGAGTATCAGTGGGGCGACTATATCTATGAAGATAGCACTGTAATCATTGCTATCCCTAGTGGTGCAACTGCTGCAATCGAGGCAATTTTAGTTGCTGCTTTAGGTGCTGTTACTAATGAGAGCGGTCCTGTAACAAGTACTACTTCTACTACAACTACTGTTTGGCCTAGTACTTCAACAACAACTACTTTGATTCCTTAATAGAATAAAAGTAGAATCATATAACCTATGCCAGAGGGTGAGAGGATATTTCTCAAGTCCTCTGGCATATTTATTTTAAAGACATGACCTTAGATATACTAGTAGTACCAACTTATAACACATTAACATTAGGTGTAGCTGATGCATCAACCTACAATACAAATCCTCCTGTTGTTTCTTCTCCAACTCTTGAAGTAACAATGCCTGGATTTGATCCTGTATTTTTACCATTTAATGTTAATGACTTTAATATATTTAATTCGGCCTCATTAGGACTTAGTGTTGTAGGAGCTCCATTGATTCCTCTACCTGATGGAATCTATACATTAACATATTCTGTTGCTCCTGCATATCTGAACTATGTTACCAAAACCATTATTCGTGTTGACCAATTACAAGAGAAGTTTGACAATGCTTTCATGAAGCTTGATATGATGGAATGCGATCTTGCTATCAAGACACAGGCTAAGGTAAATTTAAATAGTGTATACTACATGATTCAGGGTTCTATTGCTGCAGCTAATAACTGTGCTGTAGACACTTCTAACAAACTGTATATACAAGCAGATAAAATGCTTAACAACTTTATTAGAACCAACTGTGGTTGTTCAGGAAATAACTACATAATTAATTTTCAATAAAATGGCAAACTGTAGAGAATGTGGCATCAAAGTAGGATGTGGATGTCAATTAATTAATGGCTTATGTTCAGCATGTAATTATAAGCTGAAGCAAGCAACTCAAAGAATAAAAAATGTTATCACCAAGGCTTACAAACTGTATTGATTGTACAACTATACCTGTACTATTAAATGATATTGATTGCAAGTTAACAGACTTGGCAAATAATCAATATAATAATATCGTATTCTCTTTAAATTATCCTGTACCAGGAGTTGTAATTGGTGACTTACTAAACTATAAAAGAATCTTAGTTTACAAATATTGTAACCCTGACTACTGTAGTCAATTTACTGTGAAGATGATAGCGAGTAAAGTAAAACTTTTAATTCATAAATAATTTATAAAATGTCTTGTACAAATTGTTATAACGGTTGTGTAGAGATTGTTTCTGATAAATGTGTTAGATATACAGGAGACCCTATCCCTTCTTTAGGAATAGATACTGGTGATAACCTTCTTGTTGTAGAGCAAGCTCTTATTAATAAAGTGATTAGTTTTCTAGATGGAACAGGAATCTCTATCGATATAGATCTAGATGATTATTGTAATCTAGTTACACAGTATCTTCCTCCTTGTTTCCCTACGTGTGGAACTCCTTCTGCTTTAGATTTATTTACAGCTTTAGTAAAAGCTGCGTGTGATTTACAGGTACAAGTTGATGCTGTAGAAGCTGATATTGCTGTATTGAATGCAGATTATAACATAGGTTGTCTTACAGGTGTAACAGCCTCTTCTGATACACATGCTGTTGTTCAGGCTGTTATTACAAAGCTTTGTCAATTAGGTGTAGACTTAACGGCATTAGCTTTAAACGTAAGTACAAACTACGTAAAGCTTGCTGATCTAAATGGTTTAATCCAAGCTTACTTAAATAGTCTTGCTCCTACACAGAACTATACAAAGATGGTTCCTTATACAGCTGTAGAATACTATGGTTCATTGACCTACTTTGATATCACTGGAGCAGGTATTGCTGCTGACGGGTTTGATAAAATCTATCTATGTAATGGCTTAAATGGAACTCCTGATAAAAGAGGACGTGTTCCTGTAGGTGCTATTGTTGGTATGGGTGGTGGAACTTTAGATCCTGCTGTTAACCCTATTAACGTTGGTAACCCTAACTATGCTCTTGGAGATGGTGGTGGTGTTAACACTATAATATTAAACAGCACACAAATCCCTGCACACTCACACTCTGTTGTAGTTACTGATCCTGGTCACGTACATGCTCCTGGTAGCTCTATCTTTAGAGGTAACAGAACTACAGATGACTCTGGTGGAACACAATGTGTTGCTACACAATTAACAAATAGTGATCCAGCACTCACTGCTCCTCAGTATACAGCAACTGCCACTACAGGTATAAATGTAACCGTTGGTAATACAGGTGGTGGATTAGGTCATGCTAACATTCAACCTGTACGCGCGTGCTACTACATCATGTACATCCCTTAATCGATTAAACTAAATTATAATGGCTTGCGTACCTGGTACCCCTTGCTTTGAGAATACAGTGAATGCCTATTATCCACAGCAATGTAATAATGGAGCATTTGCTGGTTATCCTATTCCTACATCAGCTGTTCAATATAATGGCCCAGATCTTCCTAACTCAGGAATTGATACAGGGGATATATTGACATTAGCTTTGCAGAAACTAGATAACGCACTTGAACCTATAGAGTTAGTACAAACCCTCATCACTGTAATTAATCAGAACCCATCTTTAAAGGTGATGTTCTGTACATTGGTAAACTCTTGTGCCATCACTCCAACTACAACTACTACATCTACAACTGTTATACCAATAACAACTACAACCACCACATCTACAATAACACCAACAACTACAACATCTACTACCAGCAGTAGCAGTACAACAACAACAACAACTACCGCTGTTCCTATTACAACCACTACAACATCTACATCTAGTTCTACATCAACAACAACTAGTACATCTACTACTACATCTACTAGTACATCTACTAGCACTACAACGACTACTACCACTGCTACTCCTTTATCTATATGGTACCAAATAACAAACTGTGAAGATAGTTCTATAGCATATTCTGAAGAGTATCCGTTTGGAACATTTGCAATTAATGATAGGGTAACCTCTCCAGGAAATACATGGGTAGTTACAGGATCTGTGACAACAAACCCAGGAGGTACGTTGTATGCAATTGCAGCAACAGGATTTGTTGGATGTCCAGGTTCTACAACAACAACTACTACTACCATAACTCCAACTACCACCACAACAACTACTTCAAGTAGCACAACTACAACAACCACTACAGCTACTCCAACAACAACCACAACTACTACTTCTGTTCCAATACCACCAGGTACTTACACAGTTGGTCAAGCAGCATTAGGTGGTATCATAGCTTATATTCTACAATCTTTTGATCCAGGATATGATCCACTTTCTCAACATGGACTAGTAGCTGCTGTATCAGATGTTTCAACAGGTGCAGCCTGGGGATGTACTGGTACACTTATATCAACTCAATATGCACTAGGTACAGGTAATCAAAATACAATTGATATCATGGCAGGCTGTCCTACTGCAGGAATTCCAGCTAGACTATGTGGAGATTTAGTAGAAGGTGGATACAGCGATTGGTACTTACCAAGCCAACAGGAACTAGAGCGTATATACCCAAATAAAGTTGCAATTGGTGTTTATGCAAATGTTCCATATTGGACTTCTACAAGTGGTAGTGCAAACTTTGCATCTGCTATAAACTTTTTAAATGGAACTGGACTTGGTGATAATAAGTCTAATTCATATCGTGCTAAAGCAATAAGAAGCTTCTAATATTAAAATCAATAAATAAATTATGACAGTATTAATTACATTAACGACAGCTGGCACCTCAACAGGACCATTTAGTCTATATTCAAATGTAGATTCGTATTCTACACCATTTGTAACAGGTGTATCAAGATCTAGCTTATTGGCTGGATATACATCTACAGTAGTTCCAAACGGTACAACAATCGTTCGTGTTATGTCTACAGGAACATGTACAAACTATACAGATATATCTGTAGTGCCATGTTCTACAACCACTACAACTAGTACTAGTACATCTACAACCACTACAACCACAACCACAGTTCCTCCAACAACAACCACAACTACCACATCTTCAAGCCCAGTGATGTATACAATTAATTCAGGAGCATCTGGTACTTCTGGTGAGGCTTGTGGTCAATCCCCAACAATATCAGTATGGGCTCAACCTGGATTTACTGTACCATTTGTTACAATGATACTTTATACAATACAATCACCTCTATCAAATCCATTCATTGGTTCACCAGGTTGGCACAAATTAATTGGACCATCAGGTACATATGCTGTTGAAATCACTACAGCTGGTGAGATTACAAATTATGTAACTTGTCCATAAAATATCAAAAACCTTGTTTTGTTGGTTTTACAAGGTATCCCCTGGCCTTTCTAGGCTGGGGGTTTTTGTTTAAACTCTAATCAAATTGATTAATGTATATAATTAAATTGGTTAATTAAATTTTGTAAATGTCAAAATTAGTTCGTACCTTTACACCAATTTTAACTAAATTAAACCATATATGTCTGAAAACCAATCGTTGCTACAACAGCTAGAAGAGATTCTACATTGGAAAAAGAGTAAACAATTCTATGCTGATAAGCTTGGAATTACAGAGTTTGAGGTGGATGAGTTATTAAAAGAATTAAGAAATCAAGAGAAAAGTGAGGAAGATGCTGAGGTTGGAAATTACATTGCTGAGCTAGAGAATGTAATAGTTAAGTTTACAGAGGACATCAGTAAGGGTGTTGGTGAGGTGGTAGCTAATTTTAGCGAAGAGGTTAAGAGCTTAGACGAACTAATTGAGAAGTGTCACATAGACACAGATAAATGGGAAATAACTAAATATGTACAGAACTTCTGGGGGAATGGTGGAAATCCCCACTGGCAGGTTAAAGCCTGGCTAGCAAAGAAGTCTACAGAACAAGTTTTTCAAGATAGTTTTATAGACTTTTTAGCATCATACCAACCTGTTAGTCAGGAAGTTATGAGTCCTAAGTTTGACCCAGAGAGACCAAATGGTATGTTGGTTATCAACAAACAAGACTCTCATTTAAACAAATGGGATGTAGATGGTAATAACAATGTACTAGATAGATTAGCTAAGATTATGTATAAGGTGGAATTGATAGCTGCACAAGCTCAACTTTCAAACAACCTAGAAGAAATCACATACATTATTGGCTCAGATGAGTTTAATAGTGAGTACACCAATGCAACTACAAAAGGAACCCCTCAACAGAATACACATACATATCAAACTTCATTTGAGTATATATGTGACCATGAGGTGTTAATGATTACAATGTTATTACAATACGCTAAACATGTTAATGTAGTGTATGTAGCTGGTAATCATGATGAGTTTGTAGGATGGCACATGGTTAACTGGTTACAAACGTATTTTAGAAATACAGACAGACTTACAATTGATAGCTCTCCTAAATACAGAAAGTATGTAAGTTATGGCAATTCAGCATTAATGTTCAATCATGGGGATGCTATTAAGCCAGCTAAACTTGCAGGACTGTTCCCAATAGAATATAGAGACCAATGGTCATTCCATAATAACTTCTATATATTCACAGGAGATAAGCATCATGAAGTGAGTCATGATTTTAACGGTATTAAATTTTACCAAATTCCAGCTTTCTCAAATGCTAAGAGCCTTTGGGATGATAAGAATGGTCACACAATGTCTAAGGCTGAAGTGACAGCATTCTTAATCGATCAAGCTGAGGGAATGACAAATATATTCAAACAGTATTTATAATGGCAACTTTAAGGAAATTAGTTTCAGATGTACGTGCAATGCACAAATTGTTATCAACAGATAACCTAATCACTGATAGAGTGGTGGCATCTGAGATTAAGAACAACACACTTTTATTAGTAAAACGTGAAACAAATCTCAGAAAGCTTTGGGCTACTGATACTTTGTTTACTACCATTCCTTGTTTGGAATTGGTAGAAGTTCCTATTTCTGAATGTTGTGATTATGTGGATCCTTGTACTGTAGCTAGAACAAAATATAAACTTCCTCGTATATGCGAGGGTAATTATCAATACCTCATTCAAGGTGTTTATTCAATAAACGCTATGAGTGGGCAAGGCAAAAAGTTAAAAGAGGTTACTATCAATAGATATGTCAATCTCTTAAAACTTCCAATCATCAAGAATGAGCAATACTACTGGATTGCTAATGGAGGATATTTATATGTAAATAATCCTTTGTTACAAGCTGTTAGAATTTCTGCTTTCTTTGAAGAAGATGTTCCTAATGAGATCATGTTTGCTGAATGCTGTTGCAGTGATAATGTTAATCTAGAAGACTATTGTAAAAACCCTCTAGATAAAGAATATGGCTGCCCTGGTTATCTAGAAAAGCAAGTGCTAGAACTGACATCTCAAAAGCTGTTATCAACCTACTTTAGATTGAAAACAGATCAAACATCAGATGGGGTGGATGGTCAAGCACCAAACACAACCAACAATAACTAATGCGAACAAAAGTTGATTGGAGAAGCTCCAGTAAAGAAAACTACAATAATTTCTGTAAAAAGAACCCCTCTATAAAAATCTCATTTGACCAATGGAGAAACATCATCTATTTGTATAATGAGAGCTTCAAAAACTATATTCTAGAAACTGGAGAGAAAGCTAAGCTTCCTTTTGGATTTGGTGACTTCTCAATCAATAAGAAGAAGAGGAAGAAGATGAAACTAATTGATGGTAAGGAATATGTTAACCTACCAGTTGATTGGAAAAGATCTAAAGAGAAGGGTAAAATAATCTACAACTTTAATTACCACACTGAAGGATATTTCTTTGGGTGGATGTGGTTTAGAGAATCAGCCAGATTCAAGAACATGAAACTCTGGTATTTCAAACCATCTCGTACAACCTCTAGGTTACTATCTCACTACCTAAAAACCAACGATCAATATCAACATATTTATCGTGAATGGAAAAAATAAAATAAATGTCATATTACTACAAGTATAACTTCATCTCCCCTGAGCCTGTCTATTCGACTGTAAAAGAAGAGTTTAAAAGCTACTTCGATACAGGTGCTGTAGATGATTTGTTATTCCCTACATACCTGGATAAATGTCTTAGGAAACTAGGAAGGTCTTCTTATGTTATTAGCGAACAGCTTCTATATATTGAGGACTTTGAAGCTAGGCTTCCTGATAACTTCTTTGCTGTGAGAGAGGCTTGGTTATGTACATCAATCCCTGGCTATCCTTATCAAACAGCTAATTCATTCTATTCTCAAGCAGCTTCACAAACAACAATACAGGTGAGTCCTGTTATTTCTGGAGGAGCTCCTTGTACCAATCTAGAATGTACAACAGGTTGTCCTACGTGCATGCCTGAGCTTATTCAAGCTGTATACAAGACCAATCAACAAGTGGCTGTAGAATATCATAGACAATACTTATTAAAACCAGGTAACATCTCTGTACAAGCTCATTGTGCACTAGACTGTGCAAACTTTGGTAGTTCTGCTGCTGATTCATTTGACATTAGAGATAACAAGTTTGTAACCAATTTTAGAAATGGTGTGGTTCATTTGATATTCTATTCTACAGCATATGATGGAATAGGTAACCAATTGATTCCAGATAACTATCGTGTTAGAGAGTTTGTTGAGGCTTTCATCAAATACAAAATGATGGAAACACTTACTAACCAAACTAACGATGAGACATATAATCAGCTAGAGAGGAAGATGATAAACTATAAACAGATGGCTGATGAAGCATTTATCATGGCTGACATTGAGGTGAAGAAGCAAGATGCTTGGGCTAAGCAAAGAAGAATCATCCAAGACTTAAACAGATTTAACAGATACGAACTACCAAATAGAAGTTACAGATATGGCTGGAGAAGAAACAACTAATATTAAGCAGGAGTATAACAGTGCTATATCTGGCTTAAACATGGATCAATCTGTAAATCAGGTTGAGAAGGGTAAGCTTACGTATGCATTGAATGCTAGTGTTGAGAACTTTGACTCAGATTCTGTTAACTATCAGAATGAGCCAGGTAATGAGTTATGTCTAAACTTTCCTACAAACTATCATTTGATAGGAACTCATTTCATTGGTGAGCAAAATAAACATATATTCTTTTTAACTAATCCTGAAACAGAAGATAGCCAGATTGGATATATGGATAATAATGATTGCGTATATCGTGTGTACGTAAGTGCTAAATGTTTAGGCTTTGATATAAAATATCCTATTCTTAAAGCTGTTCATAAGATTACCAATTGCACTACAGAAGTATATTGGACAGATGGTCTTAATCCTAGAAGATATATAGACTTAAATAACATTCCCTACAAGTTAGCTCCTAACGCTGATTTATGTGATCCTATTTATACCACTGAGCTTGATTGTAATCAATTAAACGTTCAGCCTAATTTTAACATTCCTGCATTAGATATAACTGATGTTGTAACTGGTGGTGATCTAACTTCTGGTACATATCAGTTTGCTATTCAGTATTGTGATGCTGCTGGTAACCCATACACATCTTTCTACTCTGTTACCAATCCTACACCTATTGCTAATAATAAAATTACTACACCAGAGTTCTCTTATCAAGTGGGTAAGTCTATTGTAGTTAGTATTAGTAACTTAGATACCACTGGACAATTCCAGTATTTCAATCTTGCTGTAGTAAAGACAATAAATGCAATAGCTTCTGTTGAGCTTGTTGGTACATATTTTATTGAAGATGACACTAGAACTGTAACTTATACAGGACAGAATGTTACACAAATCCGTCTTGCTATTGCTGATATATTTGAGAAATATCCATATTATGAGGTAGCTCAAGACTTAACCACTGCCCAAGATATTCTTATCTGGGATAATCTTACCTCTATAGATAGAATTAACTATCAATCAATTGCTAGTCAAATTGATCTTAAATGGGAAACTTATAGAATCCCTAGTACAGAAAACTATGCTGATGAACTAAACGCTACAAATCTTAGAGGTTATCTAAGAGATGAGGTGTATGCATTTGAAATAGTTTTCTTATTAAGTAATGGTAAACAAACAGATGGTTTCCATATTCCTGGTAGAATGATTACTGCTAACGAAGGTTCTCAACCAGATGTACCAAGCAGTAATCCTGACTTTATTGGAGAGGGCACAAGTGCACCTTATTGGAAGATTTACAACACAGGTTCTGTAACAGGATTTTCTCCTGGATATTCAACAAGTCAATCATATAAAGGACCTTATCAATACGGTGAGTTTGCTTACTGGGAATCAACTGATACCTATCCATGTAATATAGATGTATGGGGGGATCTTGCTGGTCAACCTATTAGACATCACAAGTTTCCTGATGTTCTTGTAAGTCCTATATACGAAAGTCCTACATACACACTAGGAGCAGGATTTGCACCAGTGATGCAGAATGATGCTATATTCCCAATAGGTGTACAGATTGATGTTCAACAAGTTGCATACTTGGTGTATGCATCTAATCTTACACAAGCACAGAAAGAAAGCGTTGCAGGATTTAAGATTGTAAGAGGGGACAGAAGTACAAATAGATCTATTGTAGGTAAAGGTATTCTTAGAAACGTAGGTAAGTATAAGAGAGAAGAAACAGAATTCTACTTCCCTAACTATCCATATAATGATCTTAATAAGGATGAGTTCCTTCTTGATAATAATAATGCATACCTTGATCAATGTATTACCTATAATGTAATAGCCACTACAACATGTGTTATACAATATACTGATTGTTTTTCAAATACAACACAGATAGAAACATTAGTAGTTGGAACTACAAAAAAGATATGTTCTCTTAGCACTCTTTTGGTTATGAGTGGAACAGCTACAATCACTGTGGTTGTCTATAACACATATAATCTTACTAGTGCTTCAACAACTGTATTCCAATATCAAGATCCATTAACAACTGTATTTAAACAAATCACAGTGACGGGTAATGGTTTACAACAAGTGAATTCATTAGTGCTTCCTGTATACTTATCTGGAACAACTAGTTTTAGTATTACAACAGATGCAACAAAGAACTCACTTTGTTATCCTAATAAGTTAGATGCGTTTGCTACAGATGAATCTAAATACAGAATGGTATTTAACTCACCTGAAACATCTTTTGGACAACCTTTCTTAGGAACTGTTCTAAAGCTTGAGAACGTTATGTTTGGTGCAGGTATAGCTCATTTCGTAGAGGTTAAGAAGAATGCTATGTATAAGCTTCTCACAGCAGAAGCTCAACGTGATGCTCTTGAGTCTAGTGAAGATATTGGTGCTATCACACCAACGTTTAATGCATCAGCAATGTTTGCTGCATACCAAGCCTATCTAACTATCTACATAAATGGAATCACTAGAAGAAACTACGGGTATTCATTTAACTCTATAGCTAGTTATGACTATAGTGGGGCAATTAATAATAATCTAGGTATCAAGCAAAGACAATTAGATAACTCTCAATATGTGTTCCCTGGAGTACAGTCTGTAAGTGATTTACATGATTTCAACAACTTTAATAGAGAATCATCTATATACATAAAGACTATTGAAACCAGAGATGGTTCATCAGTGGTACCTCTACCATTCCCTAATCAAACTCCTAGTCTTTTAGTTGGTGGTGTAAGTGGTATCTCTGATACATCAAGGTTCACTATATCACAGAAGAACAATTGTTCTGTACCTAGTAAGAATGAAGCAATTAATGTAGTTTCTTACTATGGATCATTGAAGAACATCTTTAATAATCAATGGGGTCAGATATATTCTTACGATACAATTGATACAGGTTTCCAAGAAAGTATTGACACTAACAATTTAATGTTCTCTACACCTAAATCATCCACTGTATTTGGTGGAGATACATTTATTAGTAGATTTGCATTTAAGACTAAGCTTCCATTCTTTATCGATAACAGAGTGAATGGTCTTGATGATAGTGATGTATTCTATGATGAGATTGGTAATGTAGCTTACCCACAATACTGGCACTCAGCCAGATCTGTATTAGAAGACTATTCTTTAAATGCAGGTGCTGGTCCCGTGCTGAAGAATATGATTTCTTATAAGGCACATAATTTTGATTGCCCTAATAACCAAGATCCTGCACCTAACTCAGCAGCAAATCCTCCTATAGTAAATCCTAACAGAACATTCTACGATGGTAAAATGTATATGTTTGCTTATGGTATTCCTTCTTTCTATTGTGAAAGTTCATATAATGTGGATTTACGTCAAGCATTCAATAATCTAGAAGGTGACTTCTTCCCACACGTGAGCTCAGGTATTCCTGATAACTGGTTACAAGAGTCTGTAGTTCCTATTGTATTTGATAATACATATTATTACAATATAACATTTTCAAAGCAAAACAGAGAGAATGTATTCACTCACTTACCTGCAGATTGGAATGAACAACTTTGTTTTACCAAATATCCATTCAGAGCTATTTACTCAAATCCTCAGGATGTATTTGCTGACAATAAGGTGAATAGTTGGTTGATCTATAAACCTACATCGTTCTTTGATTTCCCTCAAAACTTTGGTGGTCTTGTATCACTAGATGGTATTCAGAATAAGGCTATATTGGCTAGGTTTGAAAACAAGTCATTGTTATACAATACAATGCTTACAGTTCAAACTAGTAACCCACAAGCTGCTTATTTAGGTAATGATACATTATTTAAGAGTGCTCCTCCAATTGACTTTGCTGAAACAGATCTTGGATATGTAGGAGCTCAAAATAAGATGTTGTTAAAGATTCCTCAGGGACAGATTACAATAGATGCTAAGAGAGGACAGGTGTTTTTAATTGAGGGTTTACAGGCTACTGATTTATCAGCATTTGGTTCAGGACTTAATAAGTTCTTTACAGACCATTTAGCGTTTGAAATCTTACGTTACTATCCTAATGTAAACACAGATAACCATTATGATGGTATTGGCTTACATGGAGTGTTTGATAGTAAATATGATAGGGTAATTATATCTAAGCTAGATTACATTCCTAATAGCAAAAATATTAAATATGATGCTACTAATAGAGAATTCTATATAGAGAAAACTCTAGGTAATAGTGTAATAAGAACAGTGGTAAGTGTTTATGATTCAGAATACTTCTGTAATAAGTCATGGACTCTTTCATTTAGTATGAACACTAAGAGTTGGATTAGCTTCCATAGCTATATTCCTAACTTCTACATAGCAGAGAATAACTTCTTCTATTCTGGATTAAATGGTGGATGTGATTTAGAGGCTATTACTTTCTCTCAGATTCCTTGCACCACTACCACAACCACATCAACAACAAAAGATTGTAGAATAGTAGGTACAGCAGTTGATCTATGTGTAGATTGTACATTGATAGGAACAGCAATTAATCCTTGTTGTATATTTGGTACAGCAGTTGAAAATTGCTCATCTACCACTACCACAACAACATCTAATAGCACGAGTACCACTACAACCACTGTCCCACCTGGACCAACTACTACTACTACAACCACTACGACAGTAACACCTACTACAACTACTACAACTAGTAGTACCACTACAACTACTACAACTAGTAGTACCACTACAACAACTACAACTGTAGCACCTGTACCAACAACTACAACAACCACTAGTAGCACTTCTACTAGCACAACTACTACAACTACCACTGCTCCACCAGCACCAGAGTGTGAATTAGATGGAACAGCTGTAGAAGAATGTCCTTCGTAATTAATTTAAGATATGTCTAAAGTAATAACAATAAGATTAACAAAGGCTGGCATTAGAACTGGACCGTTTAAGATTTCTGATAACTACGGAAATGTCTTAGGAACTAATATTCCTAAGAGCCAAGTTATTTCTGGAGTTACTTATTCGGTTAGTGATGCTGTTACGGTTATTATTATTGAATCTATAGGGAAATGTAAGACAAGATTACAAATGCCTATAGAGCAACTATGTGTTGCAGATGTGGCAGCTATTGAGTTTGTACCTACAAACACCCCATCTTTATGGAGACATTTAACTAACACAACAATTTACAATATATTCTACGGAAACATAGAACCTTATATTATAGAGTATCCATTTGCTTATCAGTATTATGATGAGATCTTACAGAATGTAAAAGATTACACAAAGGCATACAGATACCTCCCTATCCCAGATGGTGTGTTTAATGATAACTCTAAAATAGAAACAAACACAGTTTATTTCAACAAAGCTATCTTATACAATGGACAACAGTCTTCTGGTGTATTAGAGTTGGTTCCTAAACCAATCAACAACTTAAAGGAATACTTGAAGTATCCTATATATAACGTTGAGAGTAAGACAATTACGTTTACTAAATCAGATAATTTTTATCAATACAATACATTTTGGTCATTAGTTAAAGATAAATCCGTACCTTTGTTTCTAACAGGTTGTGACTCACTGTCTATAGATAAGATTGTAAATCAACCAAATATGGATTATGGAAAGAGGTCATTTAAGAAAGAACCTCTACGTGCGAAAGATTTAAAGGTGAGACATGTCCTAGATAATAGATCAGATGCCCATTTAATAAGTCAATTCATTATCACACCATCTCAAATTTCTTATAAGTAATGGCTAACAATATTAACTGTACATGTGGACATTCTTGGAGCAAGGGAAGCTCTAGCAAGAAAGATATGTATGTATGTCATATATGTGGAAAGGATAACACAATGCAAGACGGTGGGTGGTTAAATAAGTTTGAGCAAGGAGGAATGACCTTAGAACAAAAGGATGATAACTATGGTATAAAACCTAATCCTAATGATGTACAAGCATCTGTAGGTCCTGACTTTGTAGGTCTTGGTTATGATACAACAGGTAGAAACTATTCTCCTGCATGGGGTGGACAGTTTGAGGATGGTGGATATGTAGCTCAAAAGGGTAAATCTGTTCCTACAATGGCAGATAGTCTTGCTCTGTATAACAATGCTAATAAAGTACTTAATTATTATAAAGGTAAAAAATACCAAAATCTTTCTTCTGGTGAAAAATATAGAAAGAAGAATTATTATAAAGAAAGAAATAAAGAATCACTAGAACAGTTCATCCGCAGAAACAAAATGAATTCTGTTTTGTTTTCTAGAGGAACAGGTTCTGAAATGACATCTATTCCAATAGATTCATATTACAAAAGACTTGATGATGGCAATAGGTATTTTCAAAGAGAAGGTGCCAGTGCAATATTAGATATGAGAGCTCCAATGCAGTTGTTTGATGATAGAATCACTCCTACAATGCTTAATTTTTATAGAAATATTGACAAGAACGATCCTTTAACTGATGATTATGTTTCTATTTTTTCTTATGATCCTATATTAGTTAAACCTGTAAGTATGCTTACTCCAGAGGAAAAAGCTACTAGATTAAAAAGATACGGAAAGGAAAGTGGTTTAATTGATAAAAACGTAAAACTGTCTACATCTACTGAGAAATCAAAAACTGAACCAGAAAAGAAAAAGACTTCAGTAGTTAAAAAATCTGAAGAAATCAAATCAACAGAATCTACTCCTAAAGGAAGTAAGAAGTATATAGTAAATGGAATGGAGGTTAGTGAAGAAGACTTCTTAGGGTCAGGTAATACAACTGGTGGTAGTAAAAGAATTATATATAGTACACCAAAACTAGGAACACAAAAAGTTCTTCGTTTAGATGGAACTCCTGAAACAGATCCAGAGAAGATTCGTAAGGCTTTGAATGCACAGAAGAAAGATGATGAGTTTCAGAATGGTGGTAATTTATGGAATACAAATAAGACAGCATGGGTAGATAGTATTCATAATGCTAGAAAAGGTGATTTAAACTTTGTACAAAGAATGTTTGACCAACGTGCAGGATCAATACAAATACCTGGACAACCTGGTACATCTACACATTACATGGAATCAGGAGATGGAAAAGCATATCCTACTGTAGTACAAATGCCAAACGGAAAACTTCAGTACTTAAATCAAAATGATAAAGATGCTGCTTGGAACTATGCTAATAAAACAGGACAATTTATAAAGTTTCCTAATGATGAACAAGCTGAATGGTATGCAAATAATGGATATAAGAAAGGAACAAATGTATTAAAGAAAGCAATGGGTGGTAGCTTACCAGGTGCTGTAGGATTCACGTACGCACGTACAATCAATCCTGCTCCTAGCAATGGTAAGTATGCTAAGAAGACAAAAGCTTCTGCAAAGAATGGTAAGGAGATGAAGTTCTACCAAGAAGGCTTGGATTTCAAACCTAACAGTATTGCTCAGGATGGTGCTATTGTAGATCCAATGGGACAATGGGCACACCCAGGAGAAGTAACTATAATACCAGGTACAGACATAACAATGGAAGGAGTAGATTATCCCGTACTAGGAATATCTGATACAGGGGACCAACAGATGATGTACCCTGGAGAAGACTATAACTTTGATGGTGAGTATGTTACAGAGTATCCAATGATGAAAGAGGGTGGTTGGTTAAGTAAGTTTGATACAGCTCAAAAAGGTAAGACTATTCCTAAACCTGAGCTTACTTCATCTAATATACCATATACACCAATAACCTCATCTACAAACGTTAAAGCTGGAACAAAAAAACCAACTGTTACACTTTCATCTCAAGAGGAAATATTAGATGAACAACAGCGAAAGAAGAACGAAAATAAACCCGTTGTTGAAAAGAAGTATGAAAATATAGAGACTGTTAAACAAGATAATAGAACATCTAGAGAGAAAGAAATTGCTCAACAAGAGTTGTTAAAGCTTATGATGCAAGAAGCTCAAGGAGCTTCTCCTTTTGCTCAAACATTAAGTTCTTTCACACCAACAGGATATAATCCAGAGGCTGGTAAGATAGCTGCTGAAAATATAGGACAAATGACTCCTATGATGGGAGCTACTAGATTGTTTAACACTGTAAGAGATCCTGAGAATAACCCTTATGGTATTGGTCAAGGGAATGGATTTCTAGCAAATACATTAGGTACACTAGGATTAATTGGAGATGCTTTAGATGTAGGTGTTGTAACGGCACCTGGTGTAAAAGCTGCAGGTAAATACCTTACCGAACAAACACCTTTAAAAAATACCTATAAGTTAAATCCTTTTGCTTTCAAACCTACAGAAGGAATGATGTATAGAGGACTTGGAGTAGAGGGAATGGAAGATGCTTTTCAGTCTGGTGTATTTAGAGCTAAGCAAGATGTAGAACCTTCTATGGTAGGTAACTTTGATCTGTCTAAACGATTTGACAAAGCTTATTTTAGTCCAAAGTTTGATGTAGCAGATCAATATGGACAAGGATATATTGCTGAGGTACCAAGAACAGCTTCTGATTGGGGAAAAAGATATAGTAAAAAAGAATGGAGTCAAATAGCTCAAAGAGACATACCTATAACTGAAGGTAAGATATTACAGAAAGATTGGTTAAAAGGATATAAAGAAGTTCCTCAACAAAGTCCTGATTTAGGATCAGTCTTTCAACTCAATACTAAAGGAGCAGTTACCCCAACTTTACCAAAACCAAAGCTTTCAATAGCTCCTCGTGGTAACTATCTAGAAAGTGAACTAACTAAAGGAAATAAAATTAGTTTGAACGATGTTGATAAACTTGGTAAGAAGGAAATAGATTGGCTACAAAGTGATGAATATCTTAAAAGAAGATCCGCAGCAACAGGTGAAAGTGCATCTGAGATACAAAAAGATATAGATGAGATTATTAACCGTTGGGGAAATTTATCTGTAAGGGCAGCTAATACAGGAAAGGATGCATCTGGTTTTTACAGTAGGGGTAAAAAAAGAATATTATTAAGTGATAAGTTAAACAGAGAAGAAGCTCTACCAGTTTTAGACCATGAGGTTAAACATGCTCTTTCACAAATGGGTGGTCTCACTGGTTTTAAAGGATATAAAAAATATCCAACTACTAAGGTAGATACTTGGTTAAATAGAACTCTTGGTCTTAAAAATGCACATTATTATGCTGAACCTTGGGAACAGCAAGTTAGAGGTCTACGTTTATTAGACTTCATAGAAAAAACACAAGGGATTCCTAGAGGCACAACGTTATCAATGGAAGATATAACTCAGTTTGCAAGAAATGTTTCTCCTTCATCTCCTTCAAAAGAAATTATGGAACTTTTTGATAAGGACTACAATGATGTAATTGCTCAGCTGATGAAAATGAAAGATGCAGATAAAAAACTTAAATTTATTCCAAGTAATATGAAAAAATTAAAGTCTCCTTTTCAATATGAACAAAAAGGAGAACTGAGAAAAAATATACTAGATTGGCTTAATAGAACATACGCTGTACCTGTAGGTGTAGGTATAGGTGCTGGTGCACTTGGATCTGATGAAGAGATGCCACAACAAAAAGATGGTGGTTGGTTAACCAAATATAAATAAAACACACAAACGTTCAATATGAAAGATCAAATCCTAAAGATCGCAAAAGTTAAATCTGAAAAGGAATTCTATAAGAAGTATCCTACAGAAGCAGCATTTATGAAAGCTCATGGTAAAGCATTTAAAAAAGCTGCTATGGGTAAGACAATGGTTGCTAAACAGTTAACACAATTAACTGACTTTGCTAATCCTCCACAAGCTGAAGTTGGTACATACATAGGCGGTGACACTTATAAAACTGCCAATTTTAAATATGGTGATTTTGCTGATGAAGCAGATGCTAGTGTTACAGGTACTCCTGCTCCAATGAGAGTGCAGAATGTTCAACCTCCTGCAGCTGGTGCACAACAAAGTCCTTATGCTTTTAATGCAGGAACTACAGGAATGAGAAATATAAATTGGGAGGATGTAGGTGAAGATGTACTTCCACAACTAATGCAAATGCAAGGAGGTGGTAGAGTTGCTGCACAACCCATGCCTACAAGAACTCCTACTAATGCACCTGCTGCTAACATGAACAATATTGGAAATATGTTAAGTAACCCAGCGTTTCAACAAAATGCAACTAATCGATTTGCAGGTTTAGGAACACAACCAACACCATCTTTAGGTAGTCAGATTGGTTCTGGTGTGATAAACAATGCTGGTAATATCCTACAGGGTATTAATATGCTTAGGGATGAAAAAAGACAAAAACAAACGGCAAAACAATCAGCTGCATTAACTGGTGTAGTTGGTAAGGCTGCTGGTACAAGATCAGAAATAAGCAAACGTAAATATGTTAGACCTGAGGATATGTCTGTTCAACCAGGAGAGTTAGGTAATCCTTATGGTGAAGGAACCACTCCTTTAATAATGCAAGATGGTGGTGGTATTGGAGGTAATCCAACTGAGATTCAAAATACATTTGCTCCAAATGTAATTTATACAAATCTTGAATATGAACCACTAAATGATAGTAAGGTTAAACAATACAAGAAAGGTGGTAAGTTAAATAAAGCCCAAGTTGGTGCAGGTATTGCTGGTCAACTAGGTGGTGGTTTAGGTAGTCTTGTTGGTGGTGGTAAATTCAATCAAGCTGGCGGAGCTGGTAAGATTGGTTCTACACTCGGTGGTATTGCAGGAAGTGTTATCCCTGGTGTAGGTACAGTTATTGGATCTGCTGTTGGTGGATTAATTGGTGGTGCTATTGGTGGTAAGAGTGCAAAAGAAACAGCAAGACTTCAAGAAGAATCACAAAATAATATTATGGGTTCAGCACTACAACAAGGTGCTCAATCAATCCAATCTAACTATAGTGGATTCATGGAAGACGGTGGATGGGTAAGTAATGATTGGCAGCCACAAGTTATTGCTAGTTTTGGCGAATATAAGATGAAAGATCTTCTTAAGCCTCCTCATGATGCACAGATGTTACGTGCTGGTGGTCATTTAAAAGAATACACTCCTCCTAGTGAAAGAGCTATGGAAACATATGATATGGGTGGTGAACTTGAAACCCATTGGGGTGGATACATGGAGCCTATATCTCAAAACCCTTATCTACCAGATGGCGGTGTTACAGTGATGCCTAGAGGACAATCTCACGCAGAGAGTGATGGTAAGGGTAACACAGGTATTGGTATTACCTTTGGTGACAATCCTGTAGAAGTAGAAAGAGGTGAACCTATGGTTAAGCTAAAAGATGGTGGTACAGGAGAAGACAATCTAGTGGTGTTTGGTAACATGAAGATACCTAATTATGCTTTAGACGAGTTTGAAAAAAAGGCTAAAGGTAAGAAGTTTAAAACTTATGCCACTGACCTAACTAAGACAGAAGCTAAACAAACTAAGCTAATAGATAAGTCAACTAAAAAAATAAATGATCTAGAAGTGTTAACACCATTTGATAGATTAGAGGCAGACTCTTTACAAGCAAATCTTATTGGTGCTAACATGGAACTAAAAGATATTGCTGAAAAGAAACAAAAGCTTGGTGACTTACAACAGTCTATACATGCCACTGCTCCTGAGTTTGGATATGAGGATGTAGATAAATTTAATAATGATGTTATAAAAGGAAGTGTTAAAATTAAGAAAGGAAAGGTTGAGTCTGATGTACCTATGGCTCAATATGGTATTGTAGCAGCACTTAATGCTCCAACTCCTTTAAACATACCTAACAACGCTTCTTCTTCTTGGTACGAAACTCCTTCATTAATGAACTTAAGAAGACCATCATCTCGTGTAGCTAGTCCTATGCAAAAATTAATAAGAAGTATTGTACCTCAACAACCAGTTGCTAACTTCCCATTAAGACCAGGGTTTATGTACAATCCTCCTGATTATTTATATCAAAACGTTCCAGCTGTTAATTATAATGTTGGTGCAGGATTTCCTACAGTGTCAGCACTTAATGCTCCTTCTGCTTTAAATATGTCTAATGCTGGTTCTCCTGGTTTCCAACCAACTGGAAGTATGTTACCAGTTCCTATTGGTCCTGATGAAGAAGATATTAAAAAGGATTTTATGTTTACTAGAATTGGTGATTTTATCAATAAAAACATTGGTGATAATTCTATGTTAGCTTCTGAGTTGTTGCCTTATTTAAGACCTACAAATCAAATGGATTTAGATCCTACACAGTTAGCTGGAGAGATGGATGCGTTAGCTGATAATCAAGTGGATCCAGTGTTTGCACAAACTCTACAACCTAGACTAGGCTCACCAATTGATATATCATTACAGAGTTCACTTAATGCCAATCAGGCAGATTACAATGCTCTTATTAGAAACGTAGGATACAATCCTGCTGCTCAGTCTTTATTAGCTGCTCAGAAGTATGCTGCTAACTCTGAGATTTTAGGAAAAGAATCTCAGATGAATAAAGAAGAGAAGTCAAGAGTGTTTGATGCAAATAGACAATTGTTGAATGAGTATGACCTTAAGAATGCAGTTATTAGTGACACTCAACAAGTGAGACAATCACAAGCTAGATCTAACACTAAAGCCCAAAGAAGAGAAGCACTTAACTCTATTAGTCAGAAGTACCTTGAGAACAGAAGAGAGAATAGAACATTGGGTATATATGAAAATGAATACAAATTCAGATATGACAATCAGGGTAGACTTATTAATATGAATCCTTTAGCTAGATTTACTATTCCAACCGCATTAGGTAAACCTTCAGGAATAAGCAATACAGATGTTCTTCCTGTGTATGACAAGGATAACAAAGAGGTGGTTGCGTACAAACAGAAGGCAAAAAATGGTAACATTGTAAAAGCTATTAAAAATCTCTAACTAATTCAATTATACCAGATTAACAAAAATCATTAGAACTCTTGGTATATATAATAATTTAAATTACATTTGCTAATCATATTATCATGGCATCATTTACCGACCAAATAACGAAATTTAATCCCTACGTACAACAATTGCCTGTTGAGGCAATGGTTCAGGTTGGCATGCGTAGACAGGCTCAATATGACCAGGGTGTAGAAAAGATCCAAAGCTACATAGATAATATAGCTGGTTTGGATGTAATCAAGCCTATTCATAAAGAATACATTCAATCTAAACTTAATGAGCTAGGAGGTAAACTTAAAACGGTAGCTGCTGGAGACTTCTCTAACCAACAGTTGGTTAATTCTATTGGTGGTATGACTACTCAAATAATCAAAGACCCCACTGTTCAGAATGCTGTATATTCTACTCAAAGAGTTAGAAAGGTACAAAATGATATGGAAGCTGCTAAGAAAGCAGGTAAGAGTGGTATTGAGAATGAGGTTTGGGCAAACGATGAAATTAGTTCTTGGATAAATGATGGTAATGCACAAACCACTTTCAATGGTGAGTTTGTAGAATATACAGACCTTGACAAACAATTAAGAGACCTTGCTAGTAAACTTAAGGAAGCTGAAAACTCTGTAGATATTCCATTTAAGACAGATGCTGATGGTCGTATATTATACTACAGCCCTGTTAAAGATGCTACTGGTAAGGTTGTTAGAATGGATGTATCTCTGGATCCGAAAAAAGGTGTTCCTGAAAGAGATGATGCTATGAAACGTATCAAGACAAAAGGAATAGGAGCTCAAAAGATATTAAACAACTTCTACGATAGCTTAAGTGAAAATGATAAACGACAGTTAAAGATAACAGGAAACTACCATTATCGAGGAGCTACAAAGGATACATTTAAAAATGATATAGTTAATACTTACACCACTGCTAAGCAAATGCTTTCTGAACAAGTGGTTGATTGGGCAGTTAAACTACAGACTGATAACAAGTTAACAGCTGCTGAAAGATCAGACATTGAAGCAAACATCACTACAGCTAATAAGAAGTTAACTGATGGTACGTTTGAAAACGAGATAGCTAAAAAGACTGCTGAGATAGATAATATAAAAGATTTAACTCAGTATAAATATGCTTTATATAGTGAAAAGTATTTAACTAACCTTGCAAAAGATTTAGCAAACGAAAGTAAAATTGTAGAAATAATGACCAATCCATATCAACAAGCAGATATGGAAAAGCAAAAGCTACAGTTCCAAGTTAATAAAGCTCAACAAGACTACCAACAGTGGGCAGCAACTCATGCTCTTGCTATAGCAAAGTTTAACGCTGATGAGGAAGATAAAATCTATAAAAGAACTCAAGAAGAGGCTAAGAAAAGAGGATTACAACCTATCACTTCACCTGGTGGTTTAGGAACAGATGTCAAACTCCCAACTCTCAATGATTTAAGTAATGACATTAAAGCAACAGAAACAGCTATAAAAACATTAGATGCTACATATGCTAATCAGTTGTTTCCTGATTTATCAAATGATAAAACAATAAAAACTACAACTGTTAGAGATGGAAAAGTTGTAACTGAATATATATCACAAAGACAGGAAGCATTAAACAAACTAAACTCTGATTACAACATTGATCCAAAAAATATTAAAGGTAGTGGTAAAATAGAATATCTTGAAAAAAGAAGAGCATTTACTATAGACCTTGCTCAAAAGGGTAACTTATTTTTAACTGTTAGAAACGGTTCTCAACAGTTTGATAGTGTAATTAAAGATGCTTTAACTAAGGAAAAAGGTATTAATCTTCCAAATGGTCAACAACTATATAGTCCAGAAGAACTTTTTAATATGTCAAATACTGCTAGTGAACTTACAGAAATTAGATTTGGTCGTAATAGAGGTGAGCAATCAACATTTAAGTTTAATTCTACAGAATTTTTAAAAAGATATAAAGGAACCAAATACGAACCTCTTGCAATTGCTTATAATAAAATTCAGACTAATCAACCTGTAACAGCTCAGGAACAACAAATGGTCAATAGAGCTAAGGAAATTAGTATAAAATATCAACCTGTGTTGAAGGAAGTAGTTAATAAAAAACTACAATATGAATCAAGTGTATTAGCTAAGAGTATGCCAGAAATACAGACTACTGTTGGTACAATCAATATGGGTGATGATGTTATTAAAACACGTATGGAAAATTTAATAGGTAACAAGTTTTTTGAATATGAACAAAACGGTCAAGTTGATGTTCAAAATAAAGATCTATTTAAGCCTGACATAATTACAGAATTACAAAAAGATCCACAAACAAAATATACAATAGAAAAGAAATATGATGGTAGTGCTAATGTAATTATGAATAATGGAAAGAAGAAACAAGTTATTCCTATGAACTCTAATGAGTTTTCTGCTTTCTATCCTGACTATGCTGCGAATAGTGCTGCAAACAACTTTAAATATGCAGTGATGTCTTCTCCTAATCGCACTACAAATTTAAGTGGTAAAGAAGATCCTGTTAATGCTTATATAACAGGACACACTATTGGAGGTCTTGCTGGAACTCCTTTAGCTGGAAAAACAAGACTTGATGTAATAGGTAGTCCAAATAACACAGGTGGTGCAAATGACAAGTATGATGTGTTAATGTACTTTAATAACAATGGTGTTTGGGAAAAAGCAATATTAAATCAAAAGGGATACGTAACTGAAGATGGTGTATTAGGAATTCTTAATAACATAGGACCTGCTACAGTTCAAAGTTTATTAAAACAAAAATAAAATTAAGCGATAATGGCAATTTTTGATAAAGAGCTTATTGACAATACTTCTAATAGAGATTATGGTAAACCTGAAATGGATCTGCGTTCTCCAGAGACCAGAAAGGTTGATGTGAGTCTAGGAGGTTTTGAAGACTTTGCTATTGGAGGTCCTAGTAGATCTTCTGGTTTAACTATTGACCAATTATCAGACTTTTCACGTGTTCCTACAAATCAAAATACATTTAACTCTCCTGTACAAATGATTCCTAGAGGTGAGCTTATAGCTAATCAACGTTACAATATATATGAAAGAAATAGAGATTTAGAAAACGTAGCTGGACTACAACAAAGTTGGGCAGATCAATTAGCTAATGGTGTTGTTAAATTTGCAGCAATTGGCGGTGGTACATTTCTTCAAAGTTTTGGTACAATACCAAATACAGTGGCTGCATTAAAGACAGGTAAGTTATCTGAGTTATCTGGAGGACCTGATGGTTATGAATCTAAGATCGATACTTGGTTAAAGAATATTGAAGATTCATTTCCTAACTATTACACTAGACGAGAAAAAGAAAGTCCATTCTTAGCAGCCATTCCTTTTGCTCCAGGATCTGCAAACTTTTGGGGAGATAAGATTATTAAGAACCTAGGATTTACAGCAGGTGCTATTGGTGGAGCAGTAGTTCAAGATTTAGCAATTGGTGCTATTACAGAAGGTATTGGTGCAATTCCATTAGTTGCTGCTCAAATTGGTAAAGCTTCTTTGTATTTAAATAAATTATTTACAGGAACTAATCGTTTAGATGAAGCTCTTAATTTAGCTACTCAACTTGGTAAAACAGAAAAGCAAATACTAAACATCAAACGTTTAGGTGAAGTTGCTGCTGCAACAAAGGTGACAGACGGTGCTAGATATGCACTAAACATATACGGTTCTGCTAGAACAGAAGCTGCTATTGAAGCTAGAGATGGTTACAAACAAGTTAGAGAAAACTTAATCAATCAATATAAGTTAGAAAACCTTGGTGAAGAACCTACAGGAGCAGATGCTAAACAGATAGAAGATTTAGCAACAAATGCTATGAATACCAGATTTGGTATTAACATGGCACTACTCACTGTGTCCAATGCTGTACAGTTTGGTAACCTATTCAAATCATTTAGTAAGGCTTCATCTAGTGGCATCTCTGGTTCATTAACTAGAGAGCTAGAAGATATTGGTAAGTTTGGATTGAAAGAAGGTAGTATAGATGTATTTGAATCTAAGGCTGCTAAAACTCTTCGTGGTAAAATTTGGGAATCTGTAAAACCTAAAGTGGCTAACATCTTTACAGAAGGTGTTTATGAAGAGGGTGGACAATTTGCTGCTGAAAGAGGTACGTTTGATTACTACACTAGAAAATACAAAAACCTTAACGACCCTAATAATAGACAAAACTGGAACGAATTAAATGAAGTTATCAACTCTACTAATAAAGGGTTAGCTGATCAATACGGTTCAGAAGAGGGTATTGAAAATATGTTTGTTGGTGCATTGTCTGCTTTAATTAGTGGTGGCATCATGAGCAGAATTGATAGCGTTAAAGGTAAAGGTGCTGATGCTAGATTACAGTCTACCATCAATATGCTTAATAGATATGGTATCACTGGAATGTTACAAGATAACTACACTGATACACTAAACTCAGCTGCCATAGCTAAAGAAATGGATACAGCTGCTAAGTCTGGTAACATCTTTAAGTATAAGAACCTTAAGAAAGACATGTTCTTTAACTTTGTAAACTCACGTATTCCTTCTGGTATGCATGACGTTACACTTGAGCAATTGAACATGTTAAAAGATTTGTCCAAAGAAGAGTTTGAGAAAACCTTTGGAATGGACTTCAACACTTCTAATAAGAATACAGTTGATGCATATGTAGATAATTTAATCTCAAATGCAAACAAGATTAAGTCTACAGTGGATTCATTAGACAGTACATTTAAGAATCCTTTTGCAAAAATTACAGATCCTAAAACTCCTGAAGAAGCAATAGCTGCTAATAATCATGATGTCTTTAATGAATGGAAGACTAACTTAGCATACTATGCTATGGTTGCTCCAGATGCAAATGATAGACTATCTTCTATTTCTCAAACTGTAGCTGGTGTTAATCCATTGATTAACAATGACTTACTAGGTAAGCTTACCGATCCAACTAGCTTAAGAGAATTAAGTAGTAACTATGAAGAGAGAGCTAATCAGTTAAACAGAACAATCACTGAGTTTACAAGTCCTGAAGATAAGAAGGCTATAAAAGCACAGGTTAAGGCTTTGCGTACAAGTGCAGAGAGAATCAACCTTGCTATCAATAATAGAGATTTAGACATGAAGACGTTTAACTCTCTATTAAACTTTGAGTTAAATAACCTAGATAGTACCAAGGATGATGTTGTGGGTATGGAGCGTGCTTCTGAGTTATATGGATATGGTGTTGATATTAACAAGCTTATTGGATTAAAGAGATCTGCTTCTAGCATACTTGATGAATTAGCAAGTGAATCAGGTCTTGAGAAGTTCTTTAAAGAAGCTAGTGAAATAGCTTCTGAGGAACCACCAACCACTGTTCCTGGAGAAGAAGAAGCTCCAGCAGCTGAGGTTACTCCTGCTGTAGTTCCTCAATATACTAATGTAAAGGGTAAGAGAGAGAACTTAGAATTAAACAGAGAATACGAAGTTGCTAAGCTTAGACCTTCTAAGGTTAATAGATTAGCAGAAGACAGATGGCAAGTTATCTCTCCTGATGGAACTTTTGAAATCTATCCTACAAAGGAGAAAGCTCAAGAGATTGCTAAAGACTTAGACGAAGAGTTTGCTAGCTTAGCTAAGGTGAAGATCGTTGCATTAAATGAAGATGGTACAGCTAAGGTGGAAGATAAAGATGGTAACATCTATAACATTGACACTAGAAAGCTATCAGGATTTAATAAGGTTGAAAGTGAACAAGAGAAGTTACAAAAGATTGCAGATCAATTAGGTAGACAACAACAAGAGGTTGAAAAGAAATCTGGTATTGTTGCTACAGGAAATCCAAGTTTGGAAACATTTGAAAAGGAAGACCCTAAGAAATCTGCAAATATATTATATACATCTACAACAGGTGCTTCTGAAACTTGGGAACAACTAGCTAAACCACATCAGGTTAGATCTAGACAGTTCTTAAACAATGTTAAAAACTTTGGTAACAGGGCTAACATGAAGATAATCCTTGTAACCCCTAACCAAGAAGAATCTCTAGGATTAAAAGGATTAGGTGAGTTATCTGGATCTACAGATACTAGTGTAGAGAATGGTTTAGTTGCTGCTGTATATGTAGTTCAATCTAATGGTAAGAACTACTTTGTAGACAAAGATGGTAAACAACTTACTGAGGTGGGTCAACCTGTTGATATGAATGTTGTAGTGTTCTCAACAATGCCTACTGCTGCATTATATAATAGTAAAGGAGATCCACGTTTTAGAAAACAAGAAGAAGCTCAGGCAAAAGAAATGTCTAGAGCATGGACTGTTAAAAGAGCTGAGTTATTTGCAGCTCCTGCAGGAACCTATACAATTTATGATTTTGGTGTATCTAAGGGTGTGCCTATTACTGATAGAAATGAAAGAAAGTTTGTAGGAGATAATCTTGTTCCTCAGAAGAAGATTGCTACTCAAGAGAACCTAATTGTTATTTCTACCACTGGTACACTTGCTTACAATGGAGAGAACTTAAAGTTCCCTGTAGGCAGACCTGTGTTACAATATGGTGATACATTACAATACGTAGATAACAGAACCTTTACAAACGATGAGGCTAAGAGCATCTTTGAAGCTATTAGACTTTTGTCAGAAGAAGTGCAGTCTCAGAATACTAAGGGTGAAACTATTGAACTTAATAGATTATATACAGACTTCTTACAGAATGTTCTCTATTGGAGAAAAGGTAAGGATACTAAAGATAACCAAATACACATAGATGAAAGATCTATGGAGCTGTATATTGGTGGTGATAAATATAACTTTGCTGACATTGCTAGTAATGAAGCTGCTATTGTTAGCAAGCTAAAAGGTACATTTAACAATGTTAACAATGAATCTTTAAAGAAGACTAGTGAACCATTCATTGAGTTATACTTTGAAGATGGATTCCTACAGAACAGAGAGTGGGTTAACTATCAATCATATTTACTATCTAGTAAGTATCCTAATGGTAAGAACCGTTCTATTACAGACACTCCTCTATCTACATATGTAAACAAACCTACAGACGCAGTTCCTTACAACTATGTTAGGAAGTATGCTATCCTTGAGGGATTAGATCTTCCTGTACAGCAGGCTGCCCCTGTAGTAACTCCTATGGCTGAAGCTGCACCATCTGCTGATAAGCTAGGTGAGTTCTTTGTAAATGGAACAGAAAATACAATATCTCTAAAGGAACCTCTAGGTGAAACTAAGTTTACAGCAACAATTAACAGTGATGGTAATGTTGTTGCTGAAGTTATTTCTAATCCTAGGATACAAGCAATTGCTGCAAATGCTGAGAAAGCTAAACCTTATTTAGATTTTTTAAAGAATACAATGGGTACTGATGGTAAACCATTGTTTGATGCTACAAAGAGTGTAGAAGATTCTATTCTACAGTTTGCAGCATTAAACATTAGTGCTCGTTTACAGGCTATAAAAAATGAACAAGCTGCTGCTCCAGTTGTAACAACAGCTGCTACAGTTACACAAACCACTCCTTATGGAACAGAGGCTGGTCCTGCGGTTACCACTTCTACAGAGTCTGTAGATAAGAAAGCTGATATAGAAAAGCGTAGACAAGAGGAACTTAAAGAGAATGAAAAGTTAAGAGTACAAGACTTTAAAACTAAGTTATCTGAAACTTTTGATACATTATCAGAAACTAGGTCTAAATTAAAACAAGAAGTTGCTGATAATAATTCTTTATCTGAACAAGATAAAAATTTATTAACTGTAGCAATAGATGGAGTTTTTGATATACCTGGTAGCAATCCTCTTATTACAGAAGATGAGCCAGGATACCAAGCTTATAATCCAAAAAAGTTTGAAGAGTATATTAAATATAACTTTCCAAATTTAACTAGAAAACAAATAACAGATGTGCTGTCAAAGTACATTGAAAACATTGCTGTACAACACAGTGGTGCTTTAGCTGCTACTTCAGAAGGTCCTACTGGTTTACCAAACAATCTTGCAGAACTTAATGCTGCTAAAATCAATGCTAAGTATAATGCAGAGTTAGCTGCTTTAGAAGGACAACCTGCTCTTACACCAGAAGCTCCTGTAAACTTGAATGCAGAGTTGATAAAGACGTTAACAGAAGAAAGAGATCAAAAGCTTTCAGATTTAATGCCTCTCTACGGTACGGCTAGAAAGACTATGATGCAACTAGGAGATGAGGCTTTAGATCTAGGAGACCGTAATATTTTAGCAGATCCTGTTAAGTATTTAGAAGGTCGCATTGCACAAGGGGAATATAGTTTACAGCAAAGTATAGATAAGTTAAAAACACTTGATACTAATAATCCTGATAATGCTAAGGAAGCTAAAAACTTACAACGTTATATTGATACAGAAAAAATTGTTTTAGGAAAGACATATCCTAAACTTGAACAGATAAAAGCTGTAGTAGCTGAGTATAATGATAAGATGAGTAGAATAGGAGAAACTCCTGTTACTGCTGCTCCTGTAGAAGAAAAACCTCTTGAGTATGGAGAAGTGTTTGTTATGGCAACTACAACGGGTAACAACATCATATATGGAACTGCTCCATATAGTCGATGGGACGAGGTATTTGACAGAAGAAATGAACGTCAACAATCAGGTAAGCAATTTAAACAAGAAAAATTTGGAGATTTCAAGATATTTAGTTTAATAGATTGGTCAGTAGTAGATGACGGTGGTAGACCAGGTTATATTGATACTTCTATAAAGGTAGATAGAAACTCTCCTACAACATTAGCTGATGTAAAAGCAGATTTAGAAGCTATACATGCACGAACAATGTCTGGTATAGATCCAACTAGTCGTCAAATAAATAAAGCAAAGGTTACAAAAGCATTAACTGGTGTAAGGTGGACATCTCGTAAAACAGGACCTACTGCTCCTAAGAATTTTGGTGCAACTAAACCTCCTTCAAATAGTGAGTATAGAAGAGTGGGTACTAATGGTGTAGAAAGAATTAATGATGCTGAGATAGAAATATTTAAAAGATGGGCTGCAGAAAATGTTCCAGGTATTCCATTTGAGATATTAGATAACATCATCAGTACAAATGATGGTGAGAAAGCTTGGGGTGCATTTGAAAATGGTGTAGCTAAGTTCTATAAGTCAGCTGCTAGAGGTACAGAATACCACGAGGTATTTGAGGGTATATGGAAAGCTTTTCTTACAGAAGAACAAAGACAAGCTATATTAGATGAGTTTAAATCTAAGCCTGGTACATTTACAGATAGACAATCTGGTAAGAAGATTGCTTATGACCAAGCTACAGATAAGCAAGCTAAAGAAAGAATAGCTGATGACTTTGCTGATTTCAAGGTGGGTAAACTTCCTGCTAGAAGCATTGGTGAAAGAATCTTAAACTTCTTTAGAAACATTATTGAGTTTGTTAAACAGTTTGTAAACAAACCTACACAAAAGCAAGAGTTATTCAAAGCTATTGATGCAGGTAAGTTTAAAGAAATGACTGTTCCAGAGAGTGTTAAGAATGACATGTCTGAATACAGAGCTGTTGAAGGATTAAGTGAAAAACAAACACATGAGTTTGTTCAGGATATTACAGCTAGATCTTTCCAAATTATGTTTGGAACTAATACATCTTTGTACAATCCAGAAAAACTTACAGCTCCTGATATATTTAACCAAGTTAAAAGCCAATATGCTGAAGAAGGCAAATTGGAAATGTTAGGTGAAAACGCTTGGAATCAATTAGTTAATAAAACAAAAGAGTTCTTACGTACATTTAAACTTGAGTTTGATGAGAATCAAAGTATTAGTATTAATGATGAGAACGTAAATAAAAATGATTACGCTCCTGAACCATTCTCTACAGATTGGAAGAAGAGTTCTTCGTTTGCTATCAAGTTACTTATTGGTACATTAACTGAAACTACACCAAGTAATCAAGAGAATGCAAGTAGTATGGCTCTCCCTGCTCAGAAACTATCTGATGTAATGGGATACAAGCTATTAAACTTCACTAGATCATTTGCTACAGTGTTAGATAAACTAGCTAATACAACAAAGGTTACTTCTGTTGTAGATAAGCTGATTGATCTTGCTAAATATGATAGTAACTATGTACGTCTATTCACTCGTGTGGGTGGTAATAGAAACAACATGGTTATTGACTTCTCTAAGTTTGAAGCACAGGATTGGAGATTGTTTGTTAACTTCTATCAAACATTCACCAAGCAAAAGCCTGATGCACTTATTCAATACGTTAGTGGAGATGAGGTGTACACAGGATCTGCTAACTTATACACTGCTGCTAACTCAGTTAAAGAAGGTTGGATAGAGAACATGAAAGCTTTATCTAAAGTGGAAGGTTCTTTAATTAGCTATGACCGTGGTACAAAGACTTACAAAGTTGGAGACTTAACTAATGTGTCAAATAAGACTCCTGAAGAGATGATAACATTCCTAGGTAATCTAGGTATTGAATTCCCTATGGAAGTCTATTCAAAGTTAAAGACTGTTCAAAAGAATAAGTTTGCTAACGCTATTGGTGGATTGATTGTTTCTCTTAGAGGAAAGAATGATATATTAAGTGTTACAGGTAAGGTTTTAGACATTAATGGTCCATTAAGTCTCATCTCTGAGCTATATGTAAAGGTGACCAACCCTAACATTGATGCTACCTATTTTAACGTTGAGAACAGAAGAACAAACGCATTCTCAGAAAATAATGCTCCTTCTTTATTTGAGAACTTATTTAATGAAGCAAATACATTAGATGAGCTTCTTGAAGCTAGACCAGAGCTTAAAGATATTTTCTCTGCAAGTAGCCAAGTGTTAAAGAAGGGTGGATTATTCTTTGATGAAGATGGTAATAGAATTAGATCTATAAAGGTTAGTTACATCCAGGGAACTAAGCTTGTAGATGAGAATGATGGTACAGCTACTAGTAGATTAACTGAAGGAGAAAGATTCACACAAGAGTTTAACCAAAACCTTAATGGTAACTACTATGTACTTATTCCTGCGGATGGTTCTACAGAATGGATGATGAACCTAGGTAACAACGTTCGTTTCTCAGCATTTGAAAACGGAACAGCTTGGGGTAAGATTTATACAACCTTTAAAGGATATTTAAAAGATGAGATCAATTTAGCACTAACTGCTGCTAGTAGAACTCAACTTATGAATGTAGGAAACAAAGCTTCTGAGCTTCGCTTCTTCAAGGATATTCTTTCTAAAGATACATTAGCTAGTATCAATAATTTGATTGCTAAAGAGGCATCTGAAGAAGAAATTAACGCATTCATTGAAGCTAACATAGGAGACATCAACAAGTCTATTAAGGATTACATTGATGGTGTATCTGATGTTACATTTAAAACACTTGCTGCAAATGGAGAAATCTATGTAAACACTAAGGGTGAATACTCTTATCCTAAACTAGATGATGTATTTGCAAAAGCAGAGAAGTTTAATAAGTTTAAGCTTTCTGAGAAAAAGTTAAACAATATTATAAGTTTTGCTAATGCAAACTATATAATCAACAATATAGAATACCATAAAATCTTATTTGGTGATCCATATCAATTTAAGATTAAAGATAACATCCTAGATGAAACTAAACGTGTTAAGTCTTTCTTATCTGGTAGAAGAACTACATTTGATTTCCCAGACTATAACACATTCCTTAATCAGGAACTAAATAAAGCTGGAGAGATTGAATTGAATGAAGGAGATCCAGGATTCCAGAAGTTCAAACCTTACACCAACACTATTACATTAAAGGATGTAAAGGTGTTAGGTAGATTATTAGGTGAGACTAATGAGGCTGATGCTGCTTCTTATTTAATGGATGGTACATATAGAGAGGTTAAGAATAAGAATGGTCAATGGTCTGATGAGGCTGAAGATTGGCACCAATGGCAAATGGCTTACACTAGAAATAAAATGGCTGCCAAGGGTGATTACACTTATACTAATGATTCACTAAGAGCTCAGGATGAGAAGACTATATCTAAACCAGAACCAAAATATGTTACAGAGGTGTTGAAACCTATTGTAACTGGTAACAAGTATGGTTCTACTCAGTTTGATTTAGTGTTAGATAAGTTCTCTCAAATGCCTTTATACTACAAGGCTGTAGAAGGAACTAACCTAGAGAAGCTTTATGTTAAGATGATGAAGGAAGATGTGGGCTATGTTATATTTGAGTCTGGCAGAAAGGTGGGCACTGAAACATTGTACAGTTTGTATAATGGAGATGGTAGCTTAAACGATGGTGGATTTGATAACAAGATACAAGTTCCTTGGAGTGCTTACGGTATTCAAGTGGAGAATAGCTATGAAGGATCTAAGCAACAAACTCGTGGTTCTCAGCCTACTAAACTAGCTAGCTTAAACCTATTTAACAATGGTGTAGCTACAAGTCCTGAAGCTGCTAGAGAATATGCTCGTAACAAAGAGATATTAGATAGGATGCACGAGAATGGATATAACGAGCTATTAAGAAAGCTTGGTATTGAAGATCTTGGTGATGGGTTTAAACTTACAACTAATGTAGACGTATCTAAACTTCTTGAGTATGAAATGCTTAGAAGAGAGATGTCTGACAATGCTAAAGATACTGTACAGTTAGATGAGAATGGTCAATTTAGAATTCCATTTGAAGCATCTAATGCCTACGTACAGATTAGAAATATTCTTTATTCAATGGTGGATAAAGCCCTTACATCTCCTAAGATGAATGGTGGTCCTAAGGTACAGGTTCCTGTAACAGGATGGGAGAATGCAAAAGCTGGTAGAAAGATTGCTCTTAAAACAAAAGATGGATTTAAAGAAATCTCTAAAGTAGAATATAATAACCTATCTGAAGAAGATAAGAAGAAGGTAAGATTAACAGATGACACTCTTAAGTTCTATACTAAGGACCAACCTTATTGTGAGGTGTTATTACCACACTGGTTTAAGGTGAAGTTTGGTAAGAAGTTCCCTGATGATAAGGCTCTACTTAACTATCTAAATAGTACAGCAGAAGGACGTTCTATTCTTACGGGAGTTGGTTTCCGTATTCCTACACAGGAATTAAGTAATATTGAGGTGTTTAGAGTGAAAGGTTTCTTACCACAATCTATGGGAGATACTATTGTTGTTCCTTCTGAAATCACTACAAAGGCTGGATCTGACTTTGATATAGATAAATTAAACACTTATTTAAAGGCTACTTATTTAGATAAGAATGGTGACATCCGTCTAGTTAAATACAAAGGTTCTGAAGAAGCTACTAAAGAGTTCTATGCTAATGTATTTAATGAAATGCTTGATAAGAAAACTATCAAGAAGAACGAAATATTAGATGCACTATACATAATGAACAATGATGCTAGTGATCCAGAGAACCTAGTAGACAGATATTCAGGCATATTAGATGCTATGATTTCTGAGTTAGGTGATGTAAACACTACAGAAGGTCTTGAAGAAAGACTTGCTGCAGAGCTAGATAAGTTAAGTGATGCCACTCTACAAGCTGAGTTGAAAGATAAGTATGTTAGAGACATGTATAAGAAGTCTTTAGAGAATGAATACTACGATTCTTTAACAAAACTTCTTACACTTCCAGAGAACTTTGAGAGATTGATTTCTCCCATAGGAGATGCTGGTTTAAAAGACTTAGCTTCTAAATTAGATAAGTTAAGAGGGTATGATGAAAGCACTATTAAGAACAGGATGCTTGATAGAAACTATCTAACTAAGCTTAGACATGCATTCGTAACTGCTAAGCGTTGGGTGGGTATTGCTGCTGTAAACATCACTAACCATTCTCTTACACAAAAGATTTCTGCATATATTGATCCTAGTAAGTTTGAGCTTGTTAATGAGGTTGATAGAAAGATATTAGGTGATGGTAAGGTGGCTCTTCCACATAATACAGTGAATATTAATGGTGAAGAACGTATATCCTTATCTTCAATTCTAGATAAGGCTGGTAAGTATATTTCTGGTAAACTATCTGGATATGCAACAGCGTTTGTGGATGTAGCTAAAGATCCATACATCCTTAAGATTATAGGTTCTGACTTAGCTGTAGGTACATTTATGTACTTAGAAAGAATTGGTGTTCCAATTGAGACAACAGCAATGTTCATGAATCAGCCTATTATTAAGGAGTATTTAACATACTTAGATAACACAGGAGCTAGAGGTTTATTTAACCAAAAGAACATAGATGCTGTTAAGTCTAAGTTTGTTACAACTGGAACATTGATTAACTCTGCAGGTGTTAGCGTTGACACTCTTGAAGATAACATTTCAGAATACTATTCTAAAGGAGAACTTAGTGAACCTAAGAATGCTGAGCAACATGTTATACTAAACGAGTTCTTGAAATACGCTAAGATGGCTGAGTATCTATTTAACTTTGGTCAAGCGATTAACTATGACACTACCAAGTTTAGAAGTGGTGATGCATTGTTTAAGAAGGAAACAAGAACAGAAGTTGCTGAAGATATTAACATTATTAGTTCTGTAAATGAGTTGTTAGATGCTTCATTTATAGGTAAGCAGGCTGAGCTTATTGCTTCTTCTATGGAAGCTATGGGTGAGATATTCAAGCTTGAGAAAGATGAGTTTAGAGTTATAACTAATTCAATATTAAAGTCTTTTGCAAAAGATCAATACTTAAGTGCTGATGACTATGATAGAATTGCTAACAAACTAAAAGCTTCTTTCCTAGACTACATCATCCAAACTAAGAGTGGTTTAAACAGTGAGATTAAAGCATTGTTAGTTGATGCAGGTACATCTGTAGCTTCTCAACTAGCTGAGGCTAAGCGTAAGAACCCAGGACTTACAATCTTAAACGACCTACAAGTGGTTAGTTCTGATAGAGTGGATGGTGCTAAGAGCATTAAACTATTAGCTAATAACAAAGATGCTTACGATGAGAACTTGTATACAGGATATATGAGAGAGCTTAGAGATAACCCATCTACTACAGAGCTGTACAACAACATAGTTAAATTGTCTATTCTCCAGGGTACATACCAAACAGGTATATCTATAAAGAACATTATTCCTATTGAAGACTATAGCAAAATCATTGCTCCAGTAATAGCTCCTCTTGTATCTAATGATTCATTAAAATCATTTGCTCAAGGTGCATTCCAAAGGAATAACTGGAAAGATGACAAGATATTTGGTAAGGTGAAGCCTAAGTTCTTCTTAGCTCAGGAGACTCCTATTGCTGTGGATATATATGATAATGACATTTACCAATACTTCTCTCCAGCTTTCCCTAATATTAAGAACTTAGGAATCAAGTCTACAGACAGAAAGATATTGTTATTGAGTGAGCGTTATAATGCAGCTAGCTTGAAATATGATTTTGTTAAGGTTCCTAGAGTGGTTGAAGATAGTTTTACAGGAACAAGAGTTAATATGACTAATGGTGAAAATGTAACCAACTCAATGTTTGCAATTAAGAAATCTAAAGGTGACCTATCTTTAAAAGACATATACGGTTATCAAAAGGTTAAATATGCTGACGGTAGTCCAGTGATTGTATATGATGATAAAGGAGTGGGTAGCCATGTATATAAATTAATTAATCTATATGGTGACGGTCAATTAGCTTCTGAATACTATGAGAACAATATTCCTTCTGTATTAAACAATGGCACTGTAAAGATTGCTAATGAGATTACAGACGAAGAAATAATTGCACATTATGGTGGACAAACTCAACCTAAAGTTGTACCTTTACAATCTATGGATAAGACTATTCAGATGCAACCTGCTAATATTGAGAAGATTAAAGCTGGTACTAAAACTGCTACAATACGTTCTCAAAAACAAGCTGATGAAATAGGTATTCCTGTAGGTCAAACACAAGTTAGAAAAATAGGTGATACATATTATAATATTACAAATCGTGGTCTTTTAACTATTGAAGAAGCTGGCGGTAAAGAAAAAATGCTTAAGGATGATGGTGCAAAATCTGAGAATGATCTTATGTACCAACAGACTAAAGATTGGGTTAATGGTAAGGGTAGACTATATGTATATGATATTGCACCTGTAACCACTGAAACTCAACCAGTTATAGATAATAGTACATTAAATGATGGGGATGTAGTGTATGATAAAAATGGTACCAAATTTATCTTTAGAGGAATTAGAGAAGAAGGTAAAGTAGGAGCACGTTCTCCAAGACTTGAAGAAACAGATGGTAGTAAAAACATAGTCATCCCTGGAGAAAATGTAAAACTTTATACTCAATCAACTAAAACTCAATCAACTAAAACTCAATCAGCTATAGAGTTTCAAGAAGAACCCACATCAGGATATAAAAATAGAACTATCAAAAATGCAAGTGCTGATGCAACTATTGCTTTTGCTTACAACTTTAATTCTGCTGGTGAGAAGTTAACTAAGTCATCTGTATTAGAACAAAATAAGAAATATATACCTTTAGCTGTTCCTACAAAGACAGAAACTTCTGATATTAATAAAGCTAATATAACATCTCAAGTTAATGTGATAGTGGACCAATTGAATTCAGTGAACGCTAAAACATTAAACATAGCAGGAAATGGTATATACACTATGAGAGAAGCTGGATGGAATCAAGAAGAAGTAGATTTAATGACTTATAGAATATTAAAAGGTGTTGTAGAATCTCCTAATCTTAAGAACAAAATAGAATCAATTAGAACTGGTGGACAAACAGGATTTGATGAAGCTGGAGCTAAAGCTGGAATTAAATTAGGAATACCTACTACTATACTAGCTCCTAAAGGTTGGAAATTTAGAAACATATCTGGTCAAGATATTTCTAATGAACAACAGTTTAAAGCTAGGTTTGGTCAAGTTAATGAAACTCAATCAACTAAACCTCAACCAGTTATAGATAGCTCTAAGAAGATTAACATCTATGCAGGTACAGGAGAGAATGCTGAGTTAAGTAACTTTGCTAATAGACCTTTTACAACAGCAGATGGTGTAGGCTTTGAAAATGTTGAAGGAGCATTTCAAGCAGCTAAACTACTATATAGCTCAGTTTATAATTCTCCTGAATTTGGTCTTACTCCTAGTTTTTATGATATGTTACTTAAGTTTCAAGAATACTCAGGAGCTAATGCAAAAGAATTAGGAGGAAAAATTAAAGGATTAAATACAAAAGCATGGGATGCAAACTCTTCAAGAATAATGAAGGAATTAATGAAAGCTTCTTTTGAACAAAATCCATCAGCTCTTAAAGCTTTGTTAGCTACAGGAAATGCTGAACTTACCCATACACAAGAGTCTCCTAAATCTAAATGGAGAACAGAGTTTCCTAAACTGTTAATGGAAGTAAGAGAAGAATTAAAACCTAAACCAGGTTTAAGTGCGTATGTAACTTTAGAGCAATTAGAAGCTGATAAGTCTTTCTTGAATACAGCTATAGAGTTTGTTGATGAAATCTCTACAAACAAAGATGTTCCTGTAGCAATGAGAAACTTAAACAAAGGAGAGAAGATCCAAATGGTTAAAGACCTAATGCAGAAAAAGTTTGACGATAAAGCTTGGACCAGTCCTGTTACACAGGCAGACGGTAGTAAAGCTACAGCACTTCCTGCAGAACAGTTCAAATCATTTAACGAGTTCTTAACGTTTGCTTTGTTACATGAGAAAGCACACGAGACTATATCAAAAGTTTCTGGCGAAACAATTGGTCAGTACGAAGATAGAATCAATGCTGCAGCGTTAAACAATATGCCTAAACCTCCTGCTGAATTTGAAGGCGATTTAGAAGGAGCTGATAACCCTAATCCTTGTGGACAATAAATAACTGATAAACAATGAGTTGTAAAGTAAAGTATATAGAGAACAATTATAGAGCTGACCATCCTATATTGGCTGATCGATTAACAGACATCTATCACTCAGTATGGAAAAGCATTACCAAGTCTAACATTTTTAGGAAGTATGGTGAAGGTAATACAGCAACATATTTATTCTCTCCTGCAGGAACTGGTCAGAACAAAAAACAGTTAGAGCTTATCAATAAGATAAACAAGGAGTTTAATGTTCCTGAAGGAAAGTCTTTGGTTAGATCTAAACTTACAGTGGCAGGTAACAACTCTAAGGTGGAAGTTGATGTAAATCCACTTGCTCAACAAGAATGGGAAAAGATTGCTGTACAGGGAACATTGTTTCAAAAGCCTACAGACACAGTGAGTTCTAAAGCTTCTCCTAAAACCATTGCTATGGTTAAGGACTTCTTAACTCGTATAGGAGTTGATGTTAAGCAAATGGACAAGGTTGTTGTGAATGGTGTTAAGGTGGATGCTAATGGTGCTGCCTTGATTACACAAAAATTAGTACAAGTTGTTGAGGGTAAGGAAGAGGTGGCTCTTACAGAAGAAGCTATGCACTTTGCTGTTGAAATAATCCAGCAATTAGATCCTAAATTATTCAACAAACTATTGAAAGAAATCAACAGTTATAACATATTAAATGATGTGTTTCGTGAATATGGATCTGATCCAAACTACCAAACTGCTGATGGTAAGCCTGATATATTGAAGCTTAAAAAAGAAGCTATTGCTAAGGTGCTTACAGAGACAGTTATTAATAAGAACGAAGGTTTAACAGAAAAGCCTGAGTTAATAGCCAAGGCTGAGAGCTGGTGGCAAACAATTGTAAACGCTCTTAAATCTTTATTCCAAAAGTCTGGATTTGACCAAGCTGCAATGCAAGTGTTATCTGGAGAGTTTGTTGGAACAGTTGATGAGCTTAGAGATTCTGAAAATGATGTTTATCTACAAAAGGATAAACAACAACAGATATACGATTCTATCATGGATCTTAAAGCTAAGGTTGTTAAGAAGGATGATGGATACTATGTAGATGGAGTGAAAGTTCTTAGAAGGGTTACTGACTTAGTTAGTGATTGGTACGATAGAAGATTTAAAGCTAATGACTTAACTAAGAGTGAGTTTGCTAAAGCAGTGGATGATTTAAAAGCTGAGAAAGGTACAGCAGGACATAAAGATATTGAACATGCATTTGAGGTGTTTGTAGATGCTGACGGTTTCCTAAGAACAGAACCCCTTAATGATGATGGATATGTTTCCAAACTAGATCCTAATGATAGGACTATGTATGAGATGTTAAAGGTAAATCTAAAGGAACGTTTAAATTCATTCCCTAAAGAAAATGGTGGTACAAGATTTATGTCTGAGGCAATTGTATATGATCCTAAGCGTGACTTAGCTGGTACTATTGACTTCTTAGCTATTGAACCTGATGGTAAGACAAACATCCTTGACTGGAAGTTTATGGATCTTAACGTAGATAAGTATGATGACATTCCTTGGTATAAGGTGAATGCTTGGAGATTACAGATGGAGCAATACAAAGCTATCCTTCAAAATACATATAATATTAATCCTCAAGACTTTAAGCAAACAAGAATGATTCCTATTAAAGCATTCTACTCTCAAGGTAATGCTAAAACTGGAGACCTTCCTAAGCTTCAGTCAATTAAGATAGGTGATGTTAGTGTTAAAGCTATTCAAGATGACTATCTAATCCCTGTAGGTCTTGAAGGAGAGAAGACAGGTAATAAAAAGATTGATGCTCTCATTGAGAAACTTAATGCTGTATACAAACAGATTTCTGAAAAGAAAGCACTACCTTCTGAGAAGCTATCTAAAGCTGAGCAGTTGAATGCTCTCTTTACAGCAATCAGACAGTTACAAATGAAAGGTAATGTTAAACCTCTATTGTATCAGGCTAAGGTGCTGAACAAGCAAATCAAAACTACAATTGATAATTACAATGCTAACTGGGCTGGTAAAGATCCTAAATCTTTTAGTGAGGAAGAAATGAATACCTTTCAAGAAGAGATTGAAACATCACAAGATGCTCTTGACATGTATACAAAGTTAGACTCTGAACTTAGATTCTTATTCCTTGGAGATTTATCAGAAGAAGATAAGAAACTTAAAGAAGAACTTAGAGATACAGCAGATGATGCTAGAGATTTACAAAGTGATTTAAACACTGTAGCAGAAGAGTTTGCAGATACAATTATTGCAGGTAGCGTTGATGTAGATAACTTATTGTCTCCTGAAAAGATTATCAAGGGTATTACTAGATTCTTTTCTTCTACCACTACATTACAGTTGAAGGGAGTGGAGGTGTTGTTTAAGAAGGCAAACAAAGCTTTTGGTTTATCTTCTATGGACACTCTTACAGAGACCAAAAGATTACAAAATTTAAAAGAAGAATACGATAAACTAGCTGCTTCTAAAGGACTTACAATAAAGAACTACTTTGATTTAATTAAGAAGAAAGATAGTAATGAGCTTATAGATGAGTTTAATCCTGAATTCTATAAGGAACTAAGAACTAGAATCAACGATAGAGACTATGCTTGGATTAGAGAAAATGTTGATGCTCAAGAGTTTAAAAAGTTCTTAGATGAGAAGCTAGAAGAAGAGTATAAAAGAATTGATGATAAACCTAGAGTAGGCACAGATGAAGAAATCAACTCTGCAATTGTAAGAGAGAAGAATGATGCTAAGAGAAAATATGATGCAAGTACTTCAGAATCAATTGGGTGGTTGCAATATGAACTAGTTAGAAAGTTCCCTGATAGATCTAAGTGGGAATCTAATGAATGGAAAGAATTACACAAACCTGATAACAAAGCTGCTCTTGACTTCTATAATTATATTATAGAGAAGAACAATGAATACAAAGAGATTGGCTACATTAATAAAGCTGAAGCTAGAACATTCCTTCCTTATGTAAGAAAGGGATTGATGGAAAAGATTATATTTGGTGGAAACATATCTTTGGGAGAGCAGTTCTTTAGATCAATATCTATTGATGAAGGTGATATTGGATTTGGTAAGGTGAACCCACTTACAGGTAAACCTATTGATACAATTCCTACATATTTCACCAGAGAGATTGAAGGTGAGGTGAGCACAGACTTATTTAGAACAATGGCTCTATACAACGAGATGGCTATTAAGTATAAGTATTTACGTAACATTGAAGCTCAAGCTAGATCACTTGTACGTGTAGAGAGGAATAAGAAAGCAATTGCTACATCTATATTTGGTAAAACTGAATACAAAGATGGTGTGTTACAATACACTCCAGATAACAATGAGAACACTAAGCTTGTTGAAGACATGGTGAAAGCTATTGTTTATGGTCAGAAGTATTTACAAAGTGATAGCTTCGATCAACTACTAGGTAAGTTTGGTAAGTTTGGAGAGAAGATTAATAGCAAGCTTGGATATAAGATATTCCCAGAAAATCTAGAAGGAAGACAAGTTAGTATCAATAAGGTGATTGACCAATTGAATAACACATTCCAACTTAAAGCATTGGGACTCAACGTGTTATCTGCTACATCAAACTTGTTTGGTGGTACAGCTCAATCAATCATCAACTCAGGTAAGTATTTCACTGCTACTGAGTTTGCTGGTACAGAACTTTGGTTAGCTACTAATAAGATGAATGGTGCAGATAAGAAACTAATGATTGGTGCTCTTGAATACTTCCTACCACTAACAGATAATTACAATAAAGAAATAGCTAAGAAGCTGTCTCTCAATAAGTTAAGTCAAGAGAACATTCAAGAATTCCTAATGGTATTAATGAGGAACTCTGACTTACACGTACAGACAGTTAACTTCTTTAGCTTCCTTAAGAACTCTATTGTTGAGGATGGTAAGATTGTAAACGCTAGAGAATTACTAAGAGCTACTCCTGAATATGCTAATAGATATCGAGGAACAGCAGAACAAAGAAAAGCTTTAGAACAAAAGTTTGAAGAAGACGTTAAGAAACTTGTTGAAGAAAAGGGTGTACTAAAACTAGGATCTGTAGTGAACAATGAGTTTGTTATACCTGGAGTGGATAGAAAGTCTGACTCAGTGTTAGATATAAGAAGAAAGGTGCAGTCTTTAACTAAAGATGCATTAGGATCTTTATCAGAAGATGATGTTCGTTTGATCAACATGAGTATCTATGGTAAGTCGTTCATGATGTTTAAGAACTGGATTCCTAGACTTGTGGATGTAAGAGCTGGTAACCTTAAATATAACTCTGCATCAGATGCTTATGAATGGGGTAGAATGAGAATGGTGTTTAGAGTGATGTCTGAGGACTTATTAGGAAGCTTAACTAACTTAACTAACTCATTGCAAGCTAATGATAAAGGTGTTGAGTTTATGAGAACGTTGTTTGAGAAGAAGAAAGCTGACTATGAAAAAGAAACAGGCAAGGAACTTAAAATGACTGAGGCTGAATTCATGGACCTAGTTAGAAAGAACATTAAGTCTCAGATGATTGACGTTATATTCATGCTTACACTATACGGATTGTTCCTTGGATTAAAGGCAAATGCTCCTGATGATGATGAAGATGAAACAGTTAAGAACCAATACAAGTTCTTATTGAAAGCTTCTGATAAACTTAAGGATGAGATCTTATACTTCTATGACCCAACTAGTATTACAAGTCTAGTGTCTTCAGGTATATTCCCATCTATATCTCACATTACCAACTATAAGACGTTGGTTAAGAACTTCATGATTGAGAACTACGCTATAGCTGTAGGAGATGAAAAACTCCAAGAAAAGAACTACGTTATTAAGTATTTACTACGTTCTTTCCCTATAACCAGTCAGGCTCAAGGTATGCTTCCAATGTTCTTCCCAGACCTAGCCAAGGACTTAGGTATTAAAGCACAGTCTCAATCTGGTTTCCTAAGATAAAATAGGGTGAATTATTGCTATATTATGTGGCATTCTTCATCGTAACTCATTGAAAATAAACTATATTTGTTACCTTTGCGAATGTGTTTCATGCACATTCGCTTTGTTATATTTACAACACACTTCTAATCTATTAATATGGACATTACTTGTTCAGCTGAACCGTGCCCTATTGTATTAAGTGCTACCTGCGTATTCTACGAAGGTAATAACTTAATATATACAGGCATTAACAATAATGACAACCTTGAGATTGCTCTACAGAAAATAGATCAAAAGTTCCAAGATGCTGGTTTAGGTTATATATTTTCAAATGGTATTGAGCAACTAACTCCTGGTGGTGCAGTTATGTTGGGTGGAGCGTTGAATAAGAACACTACAATTGGTGGTTTATACAATCTTGCTTTTGCTGGTACATTAGAAGCTTCTGCCCTTGTTACAACAGGTGGTGCATCATCACAATTTGTAAAGGGTGATGGTAGCTTAGATTCAACTAGCTATCAACCTTCAGGTAATTATATTTCAAATTTAACAGGTGATGTAACAGCTAACGGACCAGGTTCTGTAACTGCTACACTAGCAACAGTATTTGGTGCACCTGGAACATACGGTAATTCAGGAAATGTTCCTAGTATTACAGTGGATGGTAAGGGTAGGATTACAAACGTAACACCTATACCAATCAACTATCCAGCTCAATCATTAAGTTTTGTAGGGGATGTAGATGGATTTGGTTTCACTGGATCTCCAGTTACACTAACATTAGATACAGTTAATACAGACATTTATGGAAGTAACAACTTCCTTAAGTTTGCTGTAAACGGTAAAGGACTTATAACATCAGCCACTCCAGTGAGCGGTGGTGATATCACTACAACTCTAGGATATGTACCTGTAGATGATGCTATTGAATTGACAATCAATGGTATTGCTCATGATTTAACAGCCAATAGAAGTTGGTCTGTAGGTACAGTTACAAGCGTAGGTGTTACTGCTGGTTTAGGTATTTCTGCTTCTGTAAGCAATCCTAACACTATTCCAGTTATAAATATAGTTAACACTGCTCCTGACCAAACTGTAAATTTAAATGCTGGTTATGGTATCAGTATATCTGGATCATATCCAAACTTTACAATTACTAACGATTACCCAGATCTTCCAGAAAAGGTAACAAGCTTTAGTTCTGGTAACTTAGTTCCGTTATTCACTACATCTGTAGCAACTCCTACAACAACCCCTGCTTTAAGTTTTGCATTAGCTAATGCAGCAGCTAACACAGTGTTTGCTGGTCCTGATGGTGGAGCAGGGGCTCCTACATACAGAGCTCTAGTGGCTGCAGACATTCCTTCTCTATCATACATTTCTAATATATCTGTATCTGCTCCTCTTGCTTCTACAGGAGGACTCACTCCTACAATATCTATTAGTCAAGCTAATGCATCTACAGATGGTTACTTGTCTAGTGCAGATTGGAATACATTTAATAATAAAGAAGATGCTTTAGGATATACACCTGTTCCAGACACTAGACAATTAGGTATCAATGGTGTAAACTATGATCTTACAGCTGACAGATGTTGGTCTGTAGGAACTGTTACAAGTATTACAGCTTCTGCACCTTTAACAGGTGGTACAATCACTGGCAGTGGTTCAGTTGGTATTACACAAGCAGGTGCTGGTAGTGATGGTTATTTAAGTTCAACTGACTGGAATACGTTTAATGGTAAACAACCAGCAGGTAATTATATTACAGCTCTCACTGGTGATGCTACAGCTTCAGGTCCTGGATCTGCAGGCTTAACACTCGCTACAGTGAATGCTGCAACAGGTACATTTGGTAGCTCTACACAAGTTCCTGTAATAACAGTTAATAATAAAGGGTTAGTAACCTGTGTTACTACAAGTAATATATCTGGATCATTAGAATTTATTGGTGATGTAACAGGAACAGGTTCTACAGGAACTTGTACTAGTCTTACATTAGCTACAGTTAATACTGATGTACATACATCTGAGACTTTATTAAACATTGCTGTAAATGGTAAGGGTTTAATTACAAGTGCAAACCCTACAACTGCTGGAGATATTTGTTCTACATTAGGATATACTCCTGAGAATGTAGCAAACAAATCTACAGCTACAGCTCTAGGAACATCTAACACCCTCTATCCTACACAACTAGCTGTTAAGACTTACGTTGACAGTGCAACAGCTGGTGGTATTATATTACAAGGTGATTGGAACGCAGCTACTAACACTCCTAACATATCTGGAACAACCACAACAGGTTGGGCTTGGAGAGTTTCTGTACAGGGAACAACAAACCTTGGTGGTATTAATGATTGGCATGTTGGTGACTTAGCAGTTAAGTCTGCTACAGGATGGGTTAAAATAGATAACACTGAAAACGTAACTAGCGTATTTGGTAGATTTGGTACTGTTATAGCCACCACTGGTGACTATTTAACTTGTCAAGTTACTGAGTGTGGTAATTTATATTATACAGATGCAAGGGTGAGAGTTGCTGTAGGTCATACAGCCCCTTTAACATATTGTTCTACCACTGGTGTATTTGGTATTACACAATCCAACACTACAACAGATGGTTATCTAAGTGCTACAGATTGGACTACATTCAATGATAAGCAACCACTGATTGCTGCTGGTACAATAAGTCAATATTACAGAGGGGATAAAACTTTCCAAACATTAGATACATCCGTTGTTACAGAGGGTACTAATCTCTACTTCACTGATAGTAGAGCTAGAAGTGCAATTTGTGCAAGCTCTGGTGTTGCATATAACCCAACTACAGGACTAATAACAAACTCTTGTCCTGATCAAATAGTTGCTTTAACAGGAGGTGGTACAACCTCTATTACAGGAACCTATCCTAACTTTTGCATTACATCTTCTGATAGTTTCACAGGAACAGTGACATGTGTTGCTGTAAGTGGTACAAACATTGGTGTAACTGGAAGCCCTATTACATCATCTGGCACTATTGGATTATCACTTAGTGGTGCTAATGTATGTGGTGCTTTAGGATTTAGTCCTTACAACTCTACAAACCCTGCAGGTTATACAACTTGTACAGGAACTGTAACAAACGTTGCAACATCTACATCTACTACTGGTGTGCTTCTATCTGGTAGTCCTATTACATCAAGTGGTACACTTGGTATTAATATCTCCACTGCTTCAACAGTATGCACAGGTTTACTTACAGCTGCTGATTGGAACACATTTAATAGTCACACTAGCTGTAGCGGTACAGTAACTAGTGTAGGTCTTATATCTTCAACTGCTGGTATATCAATAGGAAGTACTCCTATTACAACATCAGGAAACATATCATTAAACATTGCCACCGCTTCATCAATCTGTACAGGATTGTTAAGCTCTTCAGACTGGAACAGCTTTAATAGCAGAACCAGCTGTACAGGTACTGTTACTTCTGTAAATGCTACAGGAACTAACATCTCTGTAACAGGTGGTCCAATCACAACATCTGGTAGCCTAGCTATTTCCTTATCTGGAGCAAATGTTTGCTCAGCATTAGGATATACACCTTACAATGCAACCAATCCAAACGGTTACACAACATGTATAGGTACAGTTACCTCTGTAGGAGTGGTAGCTACAAACATAAACGTTTGTAATTCTCCTGTAACAACAAGTGGTAACATATGTTTAAACTTAACAGCTGCTAACGTATGTTCAGCTCTAGGATTTAGTCCTGCTCCATCTTCTGCATTGAGTTCATATTTACCACTTGCTGGTGGTACTATGACTGGAAGTATTGCTATGGGTGGGAATAACATCACAGGTTTAAATAATATAACATATTCTGGATCAAATACATACACTGGAAGTGCTAGTGGTCAAGCATTAAACTTAGCTACAAATGATGGATATGCTTCAATGCGTGTTATTAGAAATAACATGGCTAGTTCACCATTCAATGATGGTATGTACATTGGATATCAAAATGCTAGTAGTGGTATAACTAGAATATTTGGTGGTGGTTCAACAGGAGGCGGTATTGCAGTAAATGGAGGTGGTGTTAATGATGTAACAATTGCAGGGAATATTGCACTAAATGCAGGTAACTACAACTCCTACTCTCCAACATTAACAGGTGGCGGAGCTAGTGGTACGTGGAGTATTACTGCAACAGGTAACGTAGCTTCAAGAGGTCAATCAAACTGGAATGATGCTACAGTTATAAATAACGTAGTGGGGATGTTAGCATGGAAAAACTATGGCAATGCACACGTTATTTTTGATGCTTCTCAAGGAACTTCTCCAAGTGGTGGTGGTGTAAGTCAAACTAATGCTACATATGCTTGGGCTGCTTCTTATCCTACATTAATGGGTTGGAATGGCGGTAATACATATGGGGTAAGAGTAGATAGTGCTAGAGTAGCTGATAATACTTCTGGCAACTCTGCTACAACATCACAGAGAGATTTTAGTGGAGATATATCCACTAGCGGTATGGGTCGTTTTACAGGTTGGTATACTGGAAATGCAGCTACAGGTTTAGCAGCTGAAATAGGTATATCAGCAGGACAAGCTTACATTATAGCATATAACAGACAGACAAGCACTTATGGGACTTTAAACCTAGAATCATCAGCCGCCACCTTACGTCTTAGTGGTTCAACAGTTAATGTCATAAGTGGTGCTTTACAACAAGGAGGTAATCAAGTTCTTCATGCAGGTAACTTTAACTCTTACTCACCTACACTAACAGGTGGAGGAGCAAGTGGAACATGGGGAATTAACATTACAGGTAATTCTGTCACCGTTGGAGGATATGGTGTATCTACAGGTGCTTCTGCTAATACAGTTGTTGTTAGAGATAGTAACGCTTATACCTTCCTTAACTATATTAATAGTAATACTTCTAATTTTGAAAATCCAACTGTTTCACAAGTTATTGTAACAAATGGAACTGATAACTACTATCGTAAAGCAGGTATAGATCATCTTACAACTGCTGTAAGGAGTAGTGCATCTGGTACTTGGGGGATTAATATTACAGGTTCCGCAGGAAGTGCAGGTTCTGCAAGCACTGCAAGTTTAGTAAATGGTACATCAGGTGGTGCTATTCAGACTTGGGATGTAAGAACTATCTCTCCTTCAACTATGACATCCTATAGAATGGGATTTGGTTTTACATCGTGGGCTAATAATAATAGTGCTCCATACGCTGACTACTTACATCTTCGTTCATATGGTGATGGGTCAGGAGGAAGTGATAATCTTGTGACATTCCTTAAGAGTGGATTTGGAATGAGAATCTGGCAGCAGTCATTTGGCTCTTCTTCTCCATATTCTTCTTATGTAGATGTATTACATTCTAGCAACTATAGCTCATATGCTCTACCTCTTTCTGGTGGCGAACTTAGTGGTCCTTTATATGTAGGAACTACAGGTTCAGGTGTGTATACAACACATTGGAAAGATGGAGGAGGCAGTTATCAAGAAGCTGTTGGTAATAGTACATCCACAAGGAAGTTAAGACTGCAATCTTTTAATGGTTCATCATCATATGCTCAGTGGTATATGGATGGTGGTAATATGCAAATATATGGGGATGTTGCTGGTGTTAGAAATTTCCTTATAGATAGTACTACTGCTTATTTACGTTGGGGTGGTGGTGATAGGTTATGGGGTGGTAGTGATGGTACAAGAAACTCTGGTTGGGCATATCATCAAGATACTAGTACAGGATTACATTGGCCTGGTAATGGATGGCATTTAATGCCAGCAAGTAACTCTGATTTTAGAATATATTCAGGTAATAGTTCAAATACTGCTTTAAGATTTGAAACTGCTGGAACTACTCGTGGGTATGTATATGCTGAAAATGATAATACTATTGGATTTTTAACTAATGGAAGAAGTTGGGCTTTTAGAACATATTCTAATGGTAATGCTCAAGTATATGGTTATTTAACTGTAAATGGAGCAGGTACATCAAGCTCCATATACATGAATGATACTGATGAAGGTCAACGTGAAATACATTGTAATTCAAACCGTATTGGTTTCTTAACTCAAGCTGGAGCATGGGGTGCTTGGTCTAATGATAATGGTAGCTGGGAATCTGTTTCTTCCGTTACTACTAATGATTGGTTTTATGTAAATGGAGGTGGAGGATTATATTGGAGTTCTTATGGTAGAGGACTTCGTTCTCCAGATGCAGAAGGTAATCCTTATGGTAATGTTAATACCTATGGTTCTGGAAGAAACGGTTGGTTGGGTTATGGTGTTGGAACACAATTTGCATTTATGGGTAGAGAGTCTACCGATATAGGTGTGCATGATTTAGGATATGGGTGGATATTTTATTCTCCATACGCTACTGGTAGAATGGGTATAGGTACATCTACCACTTCTTCTTCATATAGATTATATGTTGAGGGCGGTATTTATGCAACTGGCGATGTGGTTGCTTATTCTGACCGTAGAAAAAAGACAAATGTTGAAACTATAGAAAACGCTCTTCAGAAAGTTACAAGTCTTCGTGGTGTATTTTACAATAAGATTGGTGAAGAAAATAAAGGTAGACAACTTGGAGTTATTGCACAAGAAGTAGATGAAGTGTTACCAGAAGCTGTAAATTATGCAGCAGATGTAGATGAGTATGGTGTTAAATATGGTAATATGGTAGGTGTACTTATTGAAGCTATCAAAGAACAGCAGAAACAAATTGAAGACCTTAAATCTATAATCGATGGCCTTACCAGTTAGTGGACCTTTAGGAATTGGAGCTATACGCACAGAATTGGGAAGTGCTTCAGGTAGCTTAAGAACACTCAGCTCTTTGGCTGGGTTTAGTCCTCCTGATGCTATTAGTGAGTTCTATGGGTATAGTCCTCTTCCACAATATTATAGTTATTATGTAGCAACTGCTATCTGCTATGATAATGTTTGTTATGAATCATCATACAGTCCTCCTGATGGTTTACTGTCATCAACTAGTCCGTTAGATATTGGCAGATACTATCCTGATGCTAGTGGATATGTATTTTTAGTAACAGGATACTATGGATACGGAACTATCTATGGACAAATTTTTAATCAAATAGGACCTAGTAGTCCAGTATGTGACTACGTGTGTCAAGCAATAGGTTAATTTATATGATAAAATATTATAAGGTGGAAGAAATCTACCATTCAAAATTAAACACAGAAACATTTGAGTATGAAGTTCTTGCTACAAAGCTTGGTAGAGTGTTGTATAAAAAAGGTATTGAGGATTCAGCTTTTGTAAAATTATGTTTAGAAAGTAATGACCATCAAAGAACTGAAATAACAGAAGAAGAGTTTCTAGTAGCAAAAGAAGAATTTAAAAATAAAATTTAAAACCCTAATATAATGGCAAAAACAATTCAACCAGTTACTTCTTGGCAAAATGGCGAAGAGAAACAAGCAACAGTGTTTGTGTTAACATCTAACTATGATAACTTATCAACAAATGCTAACTTTCAATATCAATTAAATGAGGTTGTAACAACCCCAACACCTCCAACACCTGGACCTATGTATCCTATGTTTAACACATTGGTAAATAGTTCATTAAGTATTTCAGGACAAGACTACCTAGATTGGGATGCTGCTACAGATGCTAATGAATGGGCATACAATTGGGCAGCAGCACAACTTAAGTTGACTATTACAGGTGAATATGTTCCACCTACAACCTCTTAATTCACATAACAAAAATTTGGTAGTTTAAAAGAATTACCATATATTTGCCGCTAAAACAACCAACTTTATGAAGTATTCAGATTTAAAATTGCTAAGCAGCATCTTACAGTCAGTCATTACTAATGAGGAAACTAAGGTGCAGAAGAAGCTTATTAAGATCTATGACAAGTTAAAACCTAGTCTTCAAGAGTATCAAGACAAGGCTAATGAGCTAAGGATTGATAATGCATCTGTAGATGAGAAGGACATTCTCTTACTAGATGAAAAAGGTAACTACAGATTCAGCAAACAGAATATTAAAATCTTGAACAAGCAATTACAAGAGCTTGATAATCAAGAGGTTGTGTTTGAAAAGATTGCTATTACTAACCCACAAGGATTAGAGCAATTTTTATTCTTAAAGGACTGGGTAACTGGTGTTCCTTTTCAAGAAGAAGTAGACGAAGAGTTATAATTATGAACATCATTTTCCAGATTAATGGAGGTATTGGTAAATGCATCCTTGCTACATCTATTTGTGAGGTGTTACATAACCAATATCCTGATGATCAACTGATTGTAGTTAGTGGTTTTCCTGAGGTGTTTATGAACAATCCTTATGTTCATAGATCATTTGCCTTTGGTCAAACCGCTTATTTCTATCAGGATTATATAGAGAATAAGGACTTCATTGTGCTTGCACATGATCCTTATGTAGATACAAACTATGTTAGACAGGATGAACATCTTAGCTATACATGGACTAGAATATTTGGTTTACCTGTTCCTGATAGTGTAAACCCACAAATATACTTAACAGATAGAGAGCGTCAGTTCTTTAGTGCTAAGTTTGCATCTGACAAACCTATTTTGTTATTACAGACAAATGGTGGTGGACCTCAGCAAGAACAGAAATACTCATGGGCTAGAGACATTCCAGCTAATATTGTATCAAGTGTTATAGAGGAGTTTGTAAAAGACTACAATGTTGTCCATGTAAGAAGAGAAGATCAAACAGCTTTTGCTGGGACAATACCTATAACAGATAACTTTAGAGCTTTGGCTGTATTAATAGAGCTAAGCGAAAAGAGATTACTAATGGACAGCTTTGTACAACACGCAGCAGCTGGACTCAATAAACCTTCTACAGTGTTATGGATAGCTAACACTCCTACAGTGTTTGGTTATGATATACATGATAACATCCTAGCTAATCCACACACAAAGAAACCAGAACTTCGTAGTGCATACTTCCAGAAGTTTGACATAGTAGGAAACCTATTAGAGTTTCCTTACAACAGTGAAGATGAAATCTTTAACGTTGACAAGATAATTGCTTCTCTGAAAGCATAGAAATAAAACTCCAATTTTAAAACTAAATAGCATGTTTTCCTTATAAGGGAAGAGCATGCTATTGTCATTTGTGAAACAAAATGAAACAACCTATTGAAAATTTCAAAGTTTGGATTTTCCCTAGCTTAGTATCAATACTAGCTATGATGATTTGGAATGATGTCAGTGAAATCAAAGCTGATGTAAAAGCCCTCATGGCTCGGTCTAATATAGACAAGACACGTATAGACAATCTAGAGAGGCTCATCTATAAGAAGACAGCTTCTATTCCTGTTGATTTACCAAGTGCAGACTTGGAATTAACAAGCTATGCCATCCTACCTAACAATAGAAAAACAATTAAAAACGAAAAACATGAAGAAATTCTTTTCTGATCTATTTGATGACAGCAACTCAATCAATGAGAAAGCTGTAATTGGCTTTGCTTCTTTTGTAATTATGATAATATTTGCTATAACAGATATTGTTACAGGAGCTATGAATAAACCATTGTTAGTAAATGAGTTCATATATGACTCATTTAAAATCTTGACTATAGCTTGTTTTGGAATTGCTTCCGTGGACAAGTTTATAAACAAGAAGAACCAAACTGAAGATAATGAATAGATTACTTATTTTTGTAATTGCTGTTTTAATGGCAATCATACTTTTCCAAAAAGATGGTTGTACATATATAAAAGATAAACAACCTGAGGTGGTCACTGTACATGATACAACATGGCAAGTGCATGACTCATTGATTATCAAGAAGTTAAAGGTTAAGGAGACAATATATGAAACTATTCAAACTCCTCCAGAGTATATAGCTGATACATCCTATCCTAGGCTCAAAGAACAATATGATTCATTAGTTGTTGCCTACCTGGCAAAGAACATCTATGCTGATACATTGAAGCTGGACACCTTAGGATATGTAGCTATAGCTGATACATTACAGAAAAACAACTTACAGAATAGATCTTATAAATACAACTATAAGATACCTACTATTCATACAACTACAACCATTACTAAGTACGCACCCCTTAAGAATCAATTATATATGGGTGGTGGTGTAATTGGTGACAAGACATCAGGTGTTGAAAATGTAAATCTTGGATTACTTCTTAAGACTAAGAAGGATCAGATTTATAGTGTGATGGTTGGTACAGACGTTGAAGGTCAAATAAACTATGGCTTTCAGTTATTTTGGAAAATCAAAAAATAAAAAATGAATTTAGAAAAATTAAAAGGACACATTCCTGACACAGTGATTGCTCAGATTCCTGATGTACAAACTAAGTTTGAAATCAATACTCCTTTAAGACTAGCTCATTTCTTGGCTCAGTGTGGTCATGAATCAGGTGGATTCAAAGCTGTTTCAGAGAATCTAAACTATGGGGCTAAAGGTCTTATGACCACTTTTAAGAAATACTTTCCTACAGAAGCATTAGCTAATGCATATGCTCGTCAGCCAGAAAAGATTGCTAACAAGGTGTATGGTGGTCGTATGGGTAATGGTTTAGAAGCATCTGGTGAGGGTTGGAAGTTCAGAGGACGTGGTTACATTCAGCTAACTGGAAAGGATAACTACACAGCTTTTGATAAATCTGTAGAGGATGATATCCTAGCCACTCCTGATTTAGTAGCTACAAAGTATCCTTTATTATCTGCAGCTTGGTTCTTCCATAAGAATGGTTTACATAAGATTGCTGATGAGGGGGCTACAGATGCTGTAGTAACTAAGGTGACTAAGCGTGTAAATGGTGGTACAATTGGTCTTGCTGATCGTATCAAGCATTTCAATGAATACAATAACCTATTAAAATAAAATATAATGAACTATGGTCAAGAGTTTATGAATAAACTAAAGGAGCAGTCCTTTACAATATTGATCCTAGTTGGTATTATGTATTATCAGAATAGTTTATTTACATCTCAGATGAACGAGTATAAACAGATGATTAAGTCAAAAGAAGAACTAATCCTGAAGTTAACTGAAGATGAAAGACAAAGACTATTAGACAGAGAAAAATATCTAATGGCTCAAAGAGATGAATTTATACAAGATTTAAAAAGAAAATAATGGCAGCGAAAAAAGAAACAAACATTTCAGCAAATCCTTTACCTATAAGTTTTAAGGAGTTTGCTAAGAACCCAATAGTGGGCACCCTTTTCTTGGTGCTCATTGCTATTTCATACCTATATATAGATGTGCGTACAACATTCAAAGAGCAGGCAACTTCTCAGAATGTACGTATTGATAAGGTGGAAGGTAGATTAGATAAGGTGCAGGAAGCACTAAGAGTTAGTGACAGCACTAAAGCTGTGACTACCACCCAGTTACAAACATTACAACAATTAGGAGCTATAAAAAAGTTAAACTAATGAGAGTATTAACATTTTTAATATTAATAAGTCTATATGGATGTCAATATACCACAGCTCAGCACGCTGATGAAACAGTTAAAGAAGATAAAGAGCTTGAGTCCCTACTTAACAAAGTTTCAGAAAATAATAAAAATGGTGCAGCTGTACAAGAAGGTGCTGCCAAAGCACAAACAAAAATAGTAAACCAAGCAGTTAGCCAAATTGTATCATTAAAGGCAGAGGTTAGCTCATTAAAATCTGAATTAAGCAATGCTAAAAGTAAACTTGATAGTAATCTTGCTGACACTGGTGTCAAATTTAACCTATTGCCAGTATCCGATCGTTAAGAAGATAGGAAATGATTCTGTAGTGATAATGACTTTAAAGCAGGCAACCACTATAAATGATAATTTTCAATCTAATAAAACTACAATTGATTCACTAAGAACATCTGGTTATAAAAAAGATAGCATTATAAATAAGGAAAAAACAACATATGATAGCTTGTATACAGTTACAAATCAGTATAGAGTGAGATATGATGAAAGATTAAATATGCGTATTCCTATTCCTAAAGACAATAATAAATGGGAATTCACTCAAAAGATGGTACTAATTGGTGTTATAGTATTACAATTCTTCACTATAAAAAGATAAAACAATCAACATGGCAAAGGCTAAAGGAGGATCATCCTCACAAAAACTCACATTTGGAAAACGTAAAGGCGGTAAAGCTTCAAAATCCAAAGGTCCAAAAGACAAACCAGTAAAGAAATATAAAGGTCAAGGTAAGTAGTATTACTACCAACATATAGATATTTCTAAACTCTAATCAATTTAGTTAGAAATCAATTAATCAATTTAGTTATTGTAAATTATTGATGCTCATTGGTTATAGTAAAAAACAACATATCTTTGAATATTAATTTTCACAATCATGGCAATACCAAGTAGACAGATAGGCTGGGGCACAGAAGAGAATCTTTTGTGGCAGATTTCTAAACAATTAGAAGCTCTTACAGGAGTGACATATAATAGTGGAGGTGGTGGTATTGTAGGTCCTCAAGGACCTATTGGTCCTCAGGGTCCACAAGGAATACAAGGAATACAAGGTGTGCAAGGTGAAACTGGAGCTCAAGGAAGTGCAGGTAATTCTGTAACTCTTCTTGGATCTTATGCTGATCTTGCTGCATTTAATGCAGGAGCAGGAAGTTTACCAGGTGCTAACATTGGTGATGCATGGATTTTATTATCTGATGGATCATTGATGACTTGGAATGGAACTGTATGGTTTGATGCTGGTGATATAAAAGGACCTCAAGGTGATCAAGGCATCCAAGGTGATCAAGGTGTTCAAGGAGAGCAAGGTATACAAGGTGTGCAGGGTATTCAAGGAATTCAGGGTGCAGCTGGTGGGTTTGGTTATCTAGGATCTTTCTATGACACTACAAATCAAACAGGTGTTGCTAATAGTGTTCTTACAATGGGTCTTAATAATTCAGATTCTTGGAACAACGGTGTTTCAATTGTTTCTGGTAATAGAATAACTATAGCTAATCCTGGTGTATATAGCATAGCGTTTAGTGCTCAGATGGTAAAAAATACTGGTAACACTGCTACACACATTCATATTTGGTTAGCACAAAATGGTACATCTATACCAACTAGTGCTTCTCAAATAAGTTTCCCATCTAATTCTGTATATGTTGTACCAGCATGGAACTTTTTTGTTAAAACAACAGTGGCTAATGAATATGTACAGCTTAAGTGGGAAATAAATAGTAATCAAGATAATGCAGTAGTAATGACATCAGCTGTAGCTACAGGAAATATCCCTGCTATTCCTGGATTAATTGTAACAGTAAATCAAGTAGGATAAAATTTATTAATAATGGCAATACCTTCTAGACAAATAGGTTGGAGTACAAAAAGTAACTTGCTTTGGCAGATATCTAAGCAATTAGAGACTCTGACACGTGTTATGTATAACAATGGTACAACTACCACTACTACAACTGTTCCTCCTACCACTACTACTACGACTACTGTTTAATAAAAAGATATGAGTTTAACTGCTTACATAAGATATGATAATAAGGGAAGGATTGTTCCAGGTGGACCAATAGTAACTTCAGTTAAACCTAAGGTGGGTGACTGGGTAGCTATTAGTGACGTTCTTGTTACAACCACCCCTCCCAACTATAAACTACGTGCATTTGTTAGATATATAAATAAAATAGGTGGTCAAAATAACAGCAACAAATATGTAGCTGGTAGTTTGATTCTTCAACATGATGCTCCTCAGGATGGTAATTGGAAAGAGGTTTATTTCATAAAGCCTTGTGAGTCTTGTAACCCAAGCACCACCACCACATCTACAAGTACATCTACTACAACTTCTACAAGTACAACAACCTCTACAACTAGTACAACAACAACTGCTACACCTACAACAACCACCACCACAACAGATTCTTTTCAACCAATAAATTTATATAGTAATGGTGTAATATGTGGAGTAGGTACAGATTGGTCAACAAAAACACCAGCTGAAGTAAAATGTGATTGGATTGAAGTATTTAATAGTGGTAGTCCTAGCTATGGCGGAAGTTCATTCTTATACTATACATCTGCAGGATTTAATGTAGGAACACAAATATATAATACAACTCCTGGAAATCCTCCTGTTACATTTAGTGGTACTTATATATATGATTTAGGCGGTCCTTATTTAAATGCAAAAGTGTTTACATTAACAACTGGTATTATCTCTGCAATATATAATCTTGGTGATTTACCTGCATGTTCACCTTATATTTGTCCTACAACAACAACTACAACCACCAGTGCTCCTGGTGATTTTATAACAACAGAGGGTAGTGACCCCATCATAACAGAGGGTGGTGATAATTTAATTATAGAATAAAAATATAAAAATGGCAAACGTAAAAATTAGTCAACTGACAGCAGGTTCTGCATTAACTGGTGCAGAAGAAATTCCTGTAGTTCAAGGTAGTTCTACAGTAAAAACAACAGCACAAGATATTGCTGATTTAGCAGGTGGTGTTACAGGTGGTGGTACTACAAATACTGTTCCTTTATTCAATGCAAGTACAAATGTTACAAATAGTGTTATTACACAAGTTTCAGGTAACATTCGTATTGGTTCAAACTATGGTCAAACAAAAAAAGTAAACGTTCAAGGGGACATAGATTTAAGTGGTATTTTATCAAACAATGGTACACAGATTATTAATGTAGGTACTAATTATTTGGCTAATGGAGATGGAACAGGAAAATTAACAACAAGTGGTGTTTTTGTAGATGATGCAAATTTATTAGTTACTATTGGTGGATCCTTTACTCCATATACATTAACTAACAGTGGAAATGTTATTTTCAACGGATTACCTACAAGTTCTGCTGGTTTACCAAGTGGTGCGTTATGGAGAAACGGAACTGTTATTAACATTGTACCTTAATTATATATTTATAATTAAATAAAACCAACAAAACTACATATATGAAGGATCTAAGATTTATCTGTGCTCAACCAGATGATACCTATTACACATGGCAGGTACATTTATGGATAGAGAGCTTAAGGAAAATTGGACATTCAGACAAAGCAATTGTGCTTATATTCATTCCTAGTTATAGGGAAAAGAATACCAAATGGCAGCAAGTGATAGACCTCTATCCAGAAGCTGAATTTGTGTTCTACAAAGATGAGCACCAGATTAGTAACATGTTAGGAGTTTATATTCCTGTGTTGCGTCCTTATTGTCTGAGAAGATATTTTGAAGAGAATCCAGGGATGAAAGATAAAGCTGTTATGTATTGTGATTCAGACGTAGTGTTTACAGAGAATCTAAACATAGATGCTTATCTGGATGATGATATAAACTATGTATCTGATACAAACAGTTATATCAACGCTTCATATTTTGATAGTAAGATTAGAGATGTAAAGCCTGAAAAGCTTGAGTTGTACAAAACTAGAGACATTCTAGCTGAAACAGCAGAGTTTACAGGCATAACTAGAGAGATAGCTGAAGCTAATAATTTACATTCAGGAGGAGCTCAATACCTATTAAAGAACATCGACAGTGATTTCTGGGATAAGGTGTTGCAAGATTGTTTGGTAATTAGAACACATTTGCTAAACGTAAATAGAGAATTCTTTGAGAATGAAGATAAAGGCTTTCAAAGTTGGTGTGCTGATATGTGGGCTGTTCTCTGGGCTATTTGGTATAGGAAACAAGAAGCAAAGATTATTCCTGAAATGGATTTTGCTTGGTCTTCTGATCCAATTGAGAAAATAAAGAGAATGGGACTCCTACATAATGCAGGAATTGTTGGTGATCAAGCCAATGGGTATCCTGCTTTCTATAAAGGAAAGTATCACACAGGACAAGATCCTTTCAATGATCCTCATTTACAAGAAGTTATGAATAGTGAGATTAGTCAGAAGTTCTGTACACACTATTATACATCACAACTGATGGAATTAAGAGAAAAATACAAATTATTATATTAACAAAAACGATTATTATGAGTAATAAGAGAGACTTAAGAGCCTTTGTTCGCTTCGATGGAAGCGGAAGAATCGTTGCTGGTAGCTTAATCCTTAGGAAAAATAAACCTAAGGTGGGTAAATGGCATGAAATTCAAGCATACGAATGTTGTAATTACATTCCTTCATCTACAACAACAACAACCACACAAGGTGGTGGTGGTGTTACACCTACAGCGTGGGTTGGTAGAGTAACTTCAGATTTATTAAGTGCTTGTGAACAAGGTTTTAATGTATTCTATACAGCAACTTCTGTTATTAACGGAAATATGGTGTATCAAGATGCAGCTCTTACTAATCCGTTCACTCAAGTTGGATTGTATATTTCTACAGCAGGGTACTATTATCAAATTAATCAATCTAGTTTAGCTATATTAGTAGGACCTTGTCCAACAACAACAACAACCACAACTGCACTTTAAAATTAAATAAAAATGGCAAATCAAAATAAATTAAAAGCGTACGTACGCTATGATGGTACAGGTAGAGTGATAGCTGGTGGTCCAATTCTACAAAGATTCAAACCTGCTGTAGGTAATTGGGTGGAAATCAATGCAAACGAGTGTTGTAACGGAACACCTACAACTACCACTACCACTACGCAAGGTGGTGTTACACCAACTGCACATATTATCAATCTTGGTTATACTGAATTTGGAGCATGTGAAAACCCTTATTCAACAGGAGTTTATTATACTAATTCTAGTGTAATTACAACAGGAACAATTATATATTCAGATGCTTCTTTAACTACTGTTGCTTCTTTTAATGCAACTTATATATCTATAAACAATATTTTATACACTGTATCTAATGCAGTTGTTACATCTAATGGAACACCTTGTGGAAGTACAACAACTACTACAACTACCACTACTATAGCAACTATAAATGTAGGAACAACTTCAGAATCTTGTGGAACACCTAGTACTTTTGCAACAGTATCATTTGCTACTGGTAGTAACATATGTGATCTAGTTGTTGAATTACAAGGTGATTTCTCAATGTTCCCTTCAACATTTTATGTAATCTATGGTGGATTTTCAAGATTATTTAGTAAAATTAGTGATTCAATAATCCAAGGTGCAGGTGGAGCTCCTGGTGAATGTGTTTCTTGTGGATAAATAATATAATTAAAAACTATGGCAAAATCATTATTCCCTGATGAGATGATGAAATCAGGAGAACTAAACTTGGAAACAATAGCTGGGAAGCTTACATATTTCCATGAGCAACTACATTTAACTCATTGGCAAACAAAGAGTTATGCTGAGCACCAAGCTCTAGGAGGATTGTACGATTATGTACAGGATTTCAAAGATGGTGTTATTGAGAAGCTTATGGGCTATACAGGCAAACGTCCTGCTCCATACAAGATAGAACCTCTTACAAATTGTACAGGGGATGAATGTGTGTCAAAGCTTTTATCTTTTGCATCTTCATTGAAAAGCTATGCTGAATCAAATAGCTATCATGATATTGCTAATTTAGCAGATGCTCTAAGCGGTGAAGCAGCAAAAACTAAATACTTATTAACCTTGTCTTAATGCAAATTAACAAGAAATTCTTTCCTGAGGTGATGCAAGATAACGAACTTGCTTATTTTGCTCACCTACAGGGAATTATAGATTCTGTGGACGAGTTAGCCACATTAGAAATCACTAGGAATCCTAATTCCTACCACTTTAGACTAGCACCGTCTATACCTAGGTATAATGATATGCTGCTAGAAGAGCTATTGAAGTTTCATAACCTCTTACAGATCCATCTAGATCTGTCTAAAAGTATTAAAAGCTCAGCAACAATAGTATTTGATATCACATTATAACCAACAATGATACAAACTTACAAAGATTTAAAAGGAAGAACTTGGGATCAACCAGGAATACCTAAATGGATATTCAGAGCAGGTAATGATTCTCTAGAAGATTTACATCCTGAAATAGCTGAGATATACACTACACAGTTAGAGAATAACCCTGACTATGAATTATTCTACTTCAGTAGAGAAGATAGATTACAGTTTATAACAGATCAAAATGATAATGAGTTATTGTATGCTTATAATATAATAGTTCCAGAAGCATTTAAAACAGACATGTTTAGATATGTTGTTTTAACCACATATGGAGGGGTGTATATGGACTTTAGTATGCAAACTCTTGTACCACTTGCTGATATAATTAAACATTACACTTATGTATATGTTAAAGATACTGCTGGAGACAATCCCCTTATTCAGAGTTTATATAATGCATTTATAATTACTCCTAAAGACAATGCTTTTTTAAAGGCTGCTTTAAAACAATCTATATATAATATCAAACATAGGATATACGGTGTAACATGTTTAACTATAACTAGTCCACACATGTTTGGAGAAGTATACAAAAAATTCCATGGACTAGATGATATTGTGCTGGGAGAGAGTGGAGATGGTACAATAATTTATGACCATCGTCTTCCTAATCAGTTTATTGAAGATGGTGACATTAATCTTGTACAGATAAAACATCCTAAACATTATGAAATTCTCTATTCTACTGAAGATAGATATAACATAGTTTGGGATGAGAGAAGAATATTTAAGTCAGAAATAATTTATACTTATAAAGACTTAAAGCAGAGAGGGTATTGGGAAGAAAATAGTATCCCTAAATGGATCTTTAAATTAGGTAATGAATCAGTAGAGAATCTACATCCTGAAATAATAGATCTTTATACAAAGCAGTTAGAACAAAATCTTGATTATGAAATGTTCTATTTTAGTGAACAAGATAGAGAAGAGTTCATCAAAGACCTAAATCAAGTTGATGTAACAGCTACCTATGAAAAACTAATACCCCCTGCATACAAATGTGATTTTTTTAGATATTTACTGGCTTACTATTATGGTGGAGTTTTTATGGATTTTAGTACACATTCATTAATTCCATTAGATGATATTATTAAGAGCTATAAACAAATTTTAGCTAGAGATTTTGGAGCCAGAGATGGAATATGTGCAGGTTTTATAGCAACAGTTTCAAAAGAACCTTTTTTTGAAGGAGCAATAGAAAAATGTATCTATCACACTAAATACAATTTGTATTGTGCAGATCCATTAGACGTCACTAGCCCTAAAATGCTTGGTGCTGTTTACAGAAGACTTAATCAAATTGAAGAGATTGCTGTAGGAAGAATTACAGAAGATTTATATTTATATGATTATAAAGATGCAGATTATTTGTATGAAGGAGATGTTCCTATAGTTAAGTATAGAATACCTAATCATTATTCAATTCTATATAGCTCAAGAAGTGAAGATTTGTATTATGCAAAGCTTTGGCATGAAAGAAGAATTTATAAAACCAACGATATCAAAACTTTTAAAGACATAAAGGACAGAAAATGGGAAGGTGAGGGTATTCCTAAATGGATATTCAAAACAGGTCCTTTTAAAGCAGAAGACCTTCCAATTATAATGAGAGAAATCTATCTAGATATTCTAGCCAAGAATCCTGGGTATGAGTTATTCTACTTCTCTAATGAAGATTGTATGTTATCTATACATCATCATTATGGAGAAGAGTATTTCAGACTTCATCAGAAGCTAATACCCACTGCTTATCAAGCTGATTTCTGGAGATATTGTATATTAAATATATATGGAGGATGCTATGGTGATTTCTCACAGATTCCTCTAGTATCGTATGATGAACTTACAGAAGGGGTTGATCGAGTGTTTGTTAGAGATGATCCTTCTAATAAGTCTTTCTTATATAATGCTGTAATGTGTGCTAAACCA